ATAAAATACGTTAATTTTAAATTTATAAATCCTTAATCCTTATCTTTGTATCAAAACGATAATCTCATGAAAGAAAGTGATAATAAAGATGTTAGTAATAGAGCTTATAGGCTTTTAGTACCTTATTCCAATACGGTAGATATGGCTAAGAAGATACTTCTGTTTTATAACGGATACCTAATGGCCTCTGGTAATGAGAAGAATGTCATAGATGCGAGGCATTTAAATCTTCTTGCCTATTATTTTGTGTTTGGATATTCGTATGAAACGAAGAAGAAGTTTTCTCATTGTTTCAGTACCGATCTTCAATATGTATCGGTTTTGGATACGGAGATGAAGAAACGTGGTATTTTGATCGACCGTGAAGGTAATTACAGGACAAGGTGTTTGTGCCCGGATATAGAGAACATGCGCCGTCTTTTTGTATTGGAGGGTTCAAGAGATCAATGTGCGTTGGTTTCTTTATTTTACAGAAAGAAAACTTTTGAAGACGATGGTGAAGAATAATTTCCCTATATCATTTGAGTCACATATTATAGATGATGTGATGGATAAGACCGGGGGCGTTTACGACCGAAACCAGATACGTGACGTTTTCAGAGCCAGTATTTCTTATGCCAATAACTTATGTACGTACACAGATAACGTGTCTGTATCGTTCCCGTATGTGGGTGATATGGTTTGTAACCTTCATGAGATGGAGAGGCGCAAACATAACCTTGAGCGTCTTAAATCCAAGGTAGAAAAATTATCTAAGTATCAGGAAAAAGAACTTAAGTGCCTTGATATTAAGATAAGGATGATAAAGGATGCTTATGACTCAGGTGAGATAAAAAGTGGGGATATGTTGATAAAACACAACAAATTATCTATCTTTAAATCTCGTAAAGGTCATAGTTTTAGTGAAATACAAAATATTCAAGAACAGGAATTTAATAGATAAGTCATGAAAAAGATTTTGCAAGCGGAAGTTATATACGATGCTTTTATGGATACGATATTAAAAAAACTTCCAAGAAAAAAAGAGGATTATCCTGATTGGTACAAAGAACGTCTTGAAAAGTGTGAAGGATGTAAATTCAACACCAAGAACGTTCCTAACTCTATGCTTCCTCTTTCTTTATACGTAAGCAAGAAAATAGGTAAAAATCGCTGTTCGGTATGTACGTGCTTCATCAAGCAAAAGGCCTGGAGCAAGACAGAGGAGTGTGCGCTTGGTGAGGGACTTCCGCGTCCTTCGTGGATGGACCGGCAGTATTCTATTGATTTTTATGATGAGAAGTCAAGATGGAACAGGTTGGAACTTATTACAATGGATTCTGATGAATTTAATGTTATTTCTACAGATGACAAGCAATATAATATTGACCTATCTAAAGACGGTAAATCATTTGAAATTATTTTTGAACCGGTAGAGAAAGGGAACAGTATAAGGTTTTCATTCGTTCTTGAGTCGAAGCATGATATGAAGATAACAGCATCAGAGACATCTTGTGGATGTACGTCTTCTAATTTGAATATCATAGACTCCCGTCACTTTAAGTTCAATATAGAGATACATACAGCAGGATTTGGAATAGGAAGATTCGTAAAACATATGACTGTTCACTATCAAAAAGATGGATCTCAAAAAGAGGAAAAGATTCCGTTTAATTTCGAAGGTATTATAATCCAAAAAAGTTAAGTATTATGAGCGGCTGTGGTAAAGCAAGGCATTTACAATGCGAAGATAAAAGGAAATCCTTATTTTCTATGTTGCAGGCATCTTGTGACGATCTCCCTGATTATTCTGCCGGGGACATTCTCTATGCCGTACTTAGATCTTTTGCCAAGAAAAGAGGATTGTCTGTTTCTTTTTTAAGGACGTTGACAGACAGCGAGCTTTTTGAAGTGGCTGATTATAATTTGTCAATGGAGTTGATGGACGTTATTATTTACGATAAAAAGGTTATTGATAATGAAGAAGATTGATTTTGATTCAGATATAAAACATCTTATTTCTTATTACAACCATCTACTGTCTGCACAAGATAAGGTGGGAGAGGAGATGGAAGAGCTAACTAAGGATATTATTAGAAAGAAGGATGAGGAAAACAACATAGAGTTGGAAGACTTTATTGATTTAGAAGAAAAGTCGTTTATGACCAACTTGTATCAACAAGAGATAATGAAAGTATCTTCTTCTGTCAAGACAGTTTACCGGTTGTCTATTAATGCCGGTCATGATCTTAATATAGATGATGACAGCAAGAAGGTTCTTGACAGGATAGTAAACGACGGAGAATCGGATTTTATTATGTACGTTGACAATAATACTGATTCTGTTATGTTCAAGGAAGAATCTGTTGAGGAAGGAATAAAAAACATGTGCAAGTATCGTGTTGATCCATCTTCTCTTGAAGACAGATTTAATATGCTTAAGTCTCAGTATGAGGCTTTTTTAAAAATAGTTAACAATGAAAGCAAGAAAGCCGACTAACGATGATGTCTCTTACGTAGATCGAAAACTTCTTGTGCTAAGGGATCAGATAGATAAGGCTGAACGTTATCTATCTGAAAATCCTTGGGATAAAATAGAAGATTCCGATAAGAGGGAGAAAGAATTTAGGTTTCAAAAGAGCTTGTCTGATAGCTTAATGCAATGGACTGAATCTTATATTAAGATGTGTGGGATAATGGATGTCTATAATCAGCTTGAGGCTGCCAAAAATAAGAAAAGCCTAAAAGGAGGACAAACAGTATCAGGTATTCAGTCTTTTGTGAAGAATGAAGCTAAGAACAAGTTCAATAAGTAGTTTTGTCATGAATTTTGATAGCAAAGAACTTTATATAAATATGGGTAACGATATTCCGTTATGGAATGACCTTTATTCTTATGAAGAGCAAGACGATGATGTCAAGCAATTCTGGGAGAATGAGGCTATGAAACTCCTTAACGGTGTTACCATAAATGGTGTATTTATCCATCCTTGGCTATATTGGCATATCAATTTCTGGAAGATGATGATTGACGTAGGAGATGATCGTATTCCTGGAAATTCTCAGCTTCGTGATAATGAATGGATGTTTGCCGAATTTCTAAAGCAGGCTGAAGAAGAGAATAAAGGAATATTCATGTTCGGGTGCCGTCGTTTTGGAAAAGCCCTTCTTGACTCCGAGATACTTTATCTTGAGGACCGGGAAAAGATGATAGGAAATATCGTTGTAGGGGATAAGATATATGACGATAAAGGGAATTTGGTAGAAGTCGTAGGTGTCTATCCTCAAGGGAAAGTAACTACATACAGAGTCGTATTCGAAGACGGTCGTAACGTTATTTGCTGCGGTAATCATCAATGGCGTGTCAATCATGGAGGAGAATGGCATGTTAGGAGTCTTAGAGCCATAGCCGGATTGGATTATAAGAGTATGTCTATTCCAGTAGGTGAGGCCCTTAACTACCCTACGGCAAAGCTGCCGGTTCCGCCGTCGGCCTACGCCTCGATGCTGGCGGCTTATCTCGGTGGCTATGGTGGGGATATGTTTTTCGATAAATACATTTGTAAGAAATTTTTAAGATCGTCCATAGATCAAAAAAAAGATTTTATAGAAAACTTCATTCGTTCTTTCAGAAACGTAGTAACCGGAGAAGAAGAGCTTATGTTGTCTCATATTGATATGGATGTCATAAATTTTGTACAACGTATGTTTTGGGCTTCAGGTTGGTATGCTAAATTGGAGGGGAATAAACTTATACTATCAAGGAATCGTAAGGAATTAAAAATAAGATCCATATCGATATACGGAAAGGAGCATGCCACTTGTATAACCGTTGATAATGACTCTCATTTATTTTTGACCACCAATTACATCGTTACTCATAATACGGCCATAATGAGCTCGTTTTTGGCTCGTAATGCTACAATGACGTACAATTTGACGCATAATGTTATTGGGTCAAGTAAGGAGGACCTTATGAGTCTTGGTGAGTATCTTGAGTTTGGTCTTGATAATATACATCCTTATCTAAGAATAAATAGAACAGGTAATGATTGGTTTAAAGAGGTTATTATGGGTACTAAGACGGTGAACAATATTCGTGACGTTCACGCTCGTATTCGTATTACCAATATTGATAGCGGTAAAGCCGGTGCCTCTCTTAAGACCGCATCTGGAACACCATATACATCTATTTATGATGAGGTAGGTAAATTCCCATTTTTAGCAGCATACTTACAAGGTCGTCCTGCCCATATGATGCACGGTAGAATGAGGGGGATGATGATATGCTCCGGTACGGGCGGCAACGTTGAAAAGTCTCAAGATGCTCAAAAAGTGATGAATAACCCTGCTGAATACGGGTTTATTGTCATGAATTATGATCTGCTTAATAAACGTTGTTTAAAACCAACTTGGCGTATTAGTCAATCCGGTTGTTTTGTTCCTGCTCAGATGTCTCATGCTTATGATAAGGAAACAACAACCTTAGATAAGTACCTTGGAATAGAGAAAGCTACAGGTCTTAAGAAAATAGATATTCAGGTATCAAAATTTGATGATAATACTAAGAAGATAAAATCTCGTCTTGATGAACTTGTCAAAAAGGATAGAGCTTTATACGTTCAGGAACGAATGGCATTTCCTTTGTCTATAGATGATTGTTTTCTTAATACGAATGTAAATAGGTTTCCTGTAGAAGATGCTTTGAAGCACAAAAGCCGTCTTCTTGAAGAAGGAAGACCAGGGAAAACAGTAGACATATATCAGACTGATGGAATGAAAATGGGCTATCATTTTAGTGATAAACAGCTCGCTGATTATCCGTTCCAAGGTGGAAATATAGATGCTCCTATTGTTATATACGAAAATCCGCCTGAAGATGGAGGTATTTTTGATTTCACATACGTGAGTGGATGTTTACTTCCAGGTGAGAGAGTATTAACAGATAAAGGGTGGAAATACGTTGAAGATGTAAAATATGAAGATAAGCTTGTAAATAAAGATGGAGAATATGTTTTTATTAACAAAAGACTGTTATATAATAAAATAGATGAAGATGTGTATGATGTTAAAATGTATAATGGAGTTTCAATAACACGTTTTACGAAAGAGCATCCATTGTATGTTAGTGACAATAAACTTAAAAATGGTAAAATAATATGTGAAGATTTATTTAGCTTTGATTTTGTTAAAGTATCTGATGTAAAGAGTGGAATGTGGATTAAATATCCAAATATTTACAGAAAGGAGATATATCCTTGTAAAGAATTATTCCCTTATGTAATGTCTGATGATTTATGGTATTTAATAGGAGCTTGGATAGGTAATGGGTATTCAAGGATAGACAAACATCATGTAGGCATATATATAAGTACACATAAAAACAATGATAAGTTTATAAAGAAAATAGATGATATATGTAAATCATGTTTTGGTAAATATACTAATAAAAGATTCAGGGATAATAGTTGCGAGATATTTTGCAGTGTAAAGGAGTTTGCAATATGGATGGACTCCACATTTGGTAAATATGCCAATGGAAAATTTATACCAGAATGGGTTAAGTATATACCTCATGAGTATAAGGTTTCTTTTTTGTGTGGATATCTTGATACGGATGGTTGTTGTTATGCCGTTAATGGTAAGAAATTATATACTATTGAATATACAAGCTGTAATTTAAAATTATTAGAGAGTGTACAAGATATTTTGTTTTCAATAGGAATAGTTTCTAATATAAAAATTAATAAAAATGATAGATCTGATGTTATTCAAGGTCATTTTAAGAAAAGTAATTGTTTATATTATTTATCTTTTGGTACAAATGGTATATTAAAATTACTATCATTTGGTATAAGCAGTGTTAAGCTTGATGGTATTATTATTTCAGATAAAATAATCAAGGCTAAGAAAAAGGGGTGTTTTATAAGTAGTGATGGTAATTATATTTATATAAGGATTAAAAGTATAGAGAAGGAATTGTATTCTGGTCCTGTGTATAATTTTGATTGTGATACGCATACCTATTTATGTCATCACATAACTACCCATAATTGCGACCCCTATAAATCAGACAAGGCTGATACTGATTCTGTTGGTACGTTTTATGTACTTAAAAGGTATGTAAAAATCAACGATCCATTTGCTTATTGCATAGTAGCATCATACGCATCACGTCCTCCATCTTCCGATGATTTTTGTAGGAATTGTGAAATACTTCAAGAAGCGTATGGGGCTAAGTGTCTTATGGAGAATGCCGATCGAATGTATGAACTGTATCTTACGAGACGAAATAAGCAGCTCATGTTACTGGAAGACGGTGAACGTCTTGCCGGTAAGATTATCCGTGCTGGCGCCCGTCAGAACAACAAGCTCGGTTTGGCTCCTACGGTTCCCAATCAGCGCATGCTTTTCAATACCGTTATTCAATATTGTTGGGAGGATGTTGTTGTCGGGTATGATGATGATGGTAATGAAATAACACAGAAAGGTATTTACCGTATCCCTGATATAGAACTTCTTGATGAGATCATAGCCTTCGGCCCTGGGGTCAACACCGACCGTATCATAGCCTTCGGCCACGCTCTTCTTCTGGCTAAGTATTATGATGATATGGGTTACATGCCTGAAAGTACGACTCAGAAGGAGAATCAAAAGAAGAGGGAACGTAAGAAGATGGAACAGGTTAAAGGATTTACGGTAAGAAGACATAACCCGTATAAAATGAGGTGACGAGAACAAATTCCTTATCTTTGTGAAAAATAGGATAATAGGATGGAATATTTCAATAGAGATCAGGCTTTTCCGGCCAGAGGAGTATTTTCAGGGTTGCCGGTACAGGCTATACCTACCAAGAGAAAAACCAAGGAGTGGTTTAAAGCCACTATGGATTCTCTTGAATTGATTGGTTTGAAGCAGCTTGATGAGAACCAAAAGTTCAAGGATTTTTATAGGATGATGGAAGGCAAGCTGTCATTTATGGAGCTGAAAGACGTAATTCCTTATCTTAAGGATGTTCAGTCTATAAGGGACAATGTAAATATTCCATCATTCTTACGTCATTATGATATAATAGGTACGATCGTAAACGCTTTTGTAGGATGGTTGGGTAACCTTTCTGACAAGTATAATGTAGTTGGATTAGATGAATCTGAAGTGAATCAGTATTCTGCCACGAAGGAGAATCTTCTTCATAATTACATTAAAGAGGAATTGGACAGAAGGGTTAGGCAAGAGTTATTGAATAGAGGATTGGATCCGGATTATAATAATTTTGCCAGCGAAGAAGAAAAGCAGGCTTATGCTCAACAGATACAAGAGGTGAAAGCATCTATGACCCCTCCTGAGATAGAGAACTTCATGAATACAAAATGGAAGACTGCCGAGGTCATATGGGGTTCTCATACGCTTGAGGCGGACAGGGGGCGTTTTTACATGGATGAGATAGACACTGAGAATTTCATCGACTATCTTCTTACCGGTCGTTGCTTTAGAAATTATCATGTAGGATACGACTATTATAAGCCGGAGAGGTGGTCTCCGTTGAATACGTTTTACTCTAAGACATTAGATAGCAAGTATCCGCAGTACGGTGATTATATTGGTCGTGTTCATTATTATACTGCCAATGATATTATAGTAAGGTGGGGGCATCTTCTTACGGCGAAAGATAAGCAGAAGCTTATAGGAGGTGCTGATAATTTCAATGGTACTTATCATAATGGTGATAATGGAAGCTATGTAAGTTTATCCAAATCGGCGAGTGTAGGGATGTTATATCAGAATAAGGTAATACCTTGGAAAGGATATAATGATTATGCCTCTATAAAAGCTTATGAGGATTATTACGGTATTCCAGCCGGTACATATACCGGATACGATAGTAATGGTAACGAATATCACAGAACCAGATTCATGCCAAATTTAGAGCATGGTAATTACTATAACCGTGCCCAGAGTTTGAGCGACGAGCATGTTCGTAGTGATTTGTATCAGGTAACTGAATCATATTGGGTATCCCCGGCTCAGGTGTATGTAATTACCTACCAAACTGAGACCGGATTAGTAACTACCGAGATGGTAACTGATGAGCTTCTTCAGGACTTTTTACAGGAAAATGGTATTAAGAAAATTACCAGGACCATGAGTAAGGGAATGGAGAACCCGGAGATTAATACCTATTTCGTAGATTACGTTCCACAGGTAAGGTACGGGGTTAAGATCAGTGGCGGGGCTCTCGCTCAGGACAACCTGTATCTGGATGGAGAACCTATCGATCATCAGATAAAAGGGGATAGCAACATCTATGACTTTGTTCTACCCGTTGCCGGATATATCGGTACTTCTATGGCCAACAGGATTCAGCCATATCAAATATTTTATAATTTCTCCATAAACCAGATAAACAATATTCTTGAAAAGGAGATTGGTAAATTCTTCTTAGGGGATATTAATTTGGTTCCAAGTGAATATAAGGATTTGGGTGAAGATGTGGCTGATATATGGGCAAACCTTCTTGATGTGGCTAAGTCTGTTGGTGCTCTGACATTAGATACCTCATCTCAAAATACGAAAGGCGGCGTTCCTTTCAACCAGTTTGCCGTCTATGATTTGTCGCAGACAGAGCAGCTTAAAACAAGAATGGAGCTTGCTGAATGGTCGAGGATGAAGTGTTTTGAAATGGTTGGTATCACACCTCAAGTAATTAACGGTCCCAATAGATATGAGACTGCCACCGGGGTTCAGCAGGGCGTTACGGCATCTATGTTACAAACACAGATATACTTTGATAACTTCGGTTATTTCAAGAAACGGGCTCTCGATCTTCATCTGGCCGTTGCTCAACAATGCCAGGAAGAAGGAAAGGATATTTCTGTAATGTACACAAAAAGTGACCTTACCAGAGCGTTTTTATCTATAGGAACCGACGGTCTTAGTTTAAGGCATCTTGGTGTTCAGGCTTTATCCAACTCAAAGAAGAGGGATGAACTTGAAAAGTTCAAGACCTTTATGTTGCAGCTAAATACAGCCGGAGGAGACATTTACGATCTTGCATCTATCTTTACATCAGATTCTATGGTGGAACTTATACAGAATGCAAGGAATACTCGCGCATACAACGAGCGTCAGATGCAGCAGCAACAACAGAATCAGATGCAGCTTAACCAGCAACAGATACAAGCTGAAGCTGCTGAGAAGGATAAGCAACGTCAGCATGAACTTGCTTTGGAAGACAAGAAAGGTCAATACCGGATACTTCAAGAGAAGATCCAGGCGGCAGGCAGGGCGGCAGACGCCAAGAGCGACGCCACCTCCCTCAACTTCCTGGCTTCTGTTTCAGATCAGACCGTAAGGCAAGCTGATATAGAAAGCAAGGAAAGGATAGAGGATAAGAAGCTCGAAAACGATTCCAAACTTCATGATGATGAAATGAGAATAAAAATGGAAGAGTTAAAATTAAAATCCAAAGAACTTGCCCAACGAGCGAGGGAAGACGCCACCAAAAGGTATGTAGCCGGAATCAATAAGAATTAAGGATTAAATATCCCCAAATTTCATTAGAAAATCTCTAATAAAATTTGGGGATATTTAATTTTTTAGTGAAGATTAAACACTTATAAGTTTTTTGTCTGAAATATAGGTATTTAAATATTTTTGCAGTATGGGAAAATTAGAAAAAAATGGAATAGTAGAATTGGACGATATTTTTAGTATCGGTCCGGTCGATGATGTTTATAATAGGGAAGAAGATATTCTGCCTATTAATGGTAATGAACCGGCTAAAAAAGATGAGAAGCCTGTAGAAGAAGGTTCTCAAATTAAAGAAGAGCTGGTTGTTGATCCTACTCCTGATCCTAAAGAGGATAAAAAAGGAGAAGAGAATGTAGTTGACGTTAATCAGGATCAGGTAGAGACCCCGGTTGTCAATTACAGAAAAGTATTGGATGCCCTTTCTTCAAGGGGAATCATTCCCGATTTGAAAGATGTGGTATTTAGCGGTGAAAACGGCGAAGAGATTACTATCAATGATCTTGATTTTAGTAAAGAAGATTCGTTGTGTGATATACTATCTACAGTCCTTGAAAGCCAGAAAGAGGACATTGTTAAGGATAAGATAGATGTTACCTCTGTTTCTGATATTACTAAGAAGCTTATCCAGGCTGATAAGGCCGGCGCGAATATCGTTGATATTCTTAAGCAATATGATACGAATGTCGCTCCTATAGAAAAGCTTGACATTGAAAACAAAGCAGATCAGATAAAGATCGTTCGCCATTATGTTGATCTTCTTGGGTTGCCTAAAGATGAAGCTGATGAGTTTTTCAAAGGCATTATCAATAAAGGTGAAGAGTATGTTGAAGCAAAGGCTATAAAGTATAAGGCTGAGCTTGATAAGAGAATGGATGATATTATCCAGCAACGTACTAAAGAGGCTGCCGAAAAGAAGGCGAAGGATGCAGAAGATTTTAGAAGGTATAAGAAAGACCTTAAGTCTTCTATCCAGGCAAAGTATCAGCTAAATGACACTATGGTATCTAAAGCTCTTGATTTTGCCCTAAAACCTTCTGAATCGAATCCCGGAATTACCAAAGCATTTGATAGGGTAAGGGAGATGATGATGAATCCGGAAGAAGCGCCAGATTTGATTATGTTTCTTATGAACCCAGGAGAGTTCATAAAACAGAAGTCGAATCAAGCTGTAGTTGATGAGAAAAAGAAAATTTATAAGCTCATCAGCCATACAAATAAAGACAAGAGGGTGGCTCCGGTAGATGATAAAGGTGATCAAGTTCAAGGTGTGAAGTTCGATGAAATCAGTATAGATTAAAAATTAAAACATTTTTTCGTTCATGGCTAATGTACTTTTAACAAAAAATTTCCCGGCCACCATGAATGGTGACACGGTGATTGGATATACCGACGCTAAAGTCGTTAAGCAAAGTATCGTAGAACACGATCTTAGCTCTTTAGAAGATTGGTACTACGAAGATCCTGATAAGAACCATCTGGGTATGCTTGAGTTGTTTTCTAACATTACAAACTATCCTCTGCCTATGTATATGGGTATGATCAAACAGGATGCTACTATTACCGTAAATGGTATCAATGGTTCATTCCGTTATGATCTTCCGGTATCAGAAACGTATGAGGTGGTTACAGTAGAAGACACGTCTTTGAAATATGCAAAACCTGGTATTGATGAAAGCTTCTTCGAAATTGTGTTGAATGCACAATTTAAACAAGGAGATGTTATTACTTACGATGTGATTAACGGTTGCCAGGCCCTTATCTCTACAGAGCGTCCTCCGAAACAAGAAGGTGAGAACTGGAGATACTGGTGTAAGTTGTGGGGCCGTTCTCGTGCTAAATACTTCCCGAAAGACATGCTTCGTGCCGGTATTAAATACTGGAAGGTAACAAACGTTCTTGGTGAGTTCTCTACTCAGTTCTCTGGCGTAGGAGGTGCTTCTAAGGCCGGTTCTATGACTTGTGAATTTACGCTTGGTGGACACCGTGGTGTTGAAGGTGAAACGACTATGTACGCTGGTATTAAGTCTTTGGCTTATGCGGACGAACGTACACAGAATTTCATCGACAAAGCTTACCAGAAAGTTCGTCAGCTTTCTGAAATCAGAGGAGGTGATGCAAGTTATGCTATCATCGGTTCTCGTCTTGGTGACGGAAGCATTGATATGCGTACAGCTCGTGTAGCCAATACAGTATCTTTGTTCTGTTTGGCTGAATTGGCTAAGATGGAAGCATACGAACTTATGTTCATGCGCGGAGGTAGAGTCAAGGGTCATAATGGTGTTTTGATGAAAAACGAAGGTTTGTACCATCAACTTCGCCGTGGTTTCGTTATCTCATATGCACGTCCGGGCGGTATCAAGCGTGAACACTTCCTGGCTGCTGCCGACTATATTTTCCGTGGTCGTAGCGATATGCCGATTGAAAATCGTGTAATGAAATTCAAGGTAGGTGCTATGGCTTACAAGAACATCGTTGAAATCTTTCGTGATGAGTTCTTCTCTCAATTAGGTGCTTTGGCTCCGCTTATGGGTACAGAACGTATCATCAATAACCCGGTAACAGGATCAAACGATGCTCTTGAATTAGGAACTGTAAAGATCAAGGGCGTTACTATTCCGGGTATTGGTAAGGTTATTGTAGAACACGAACCTTCTTTGGATTACGTTGATATGGTAGATAGAAGCCAGTTGGTAGACGGCATGACTCCTATCACATCATATTCATGTATTATGGAAGACTTGACCGCTCCTGAATACTCTAATGCATTCGCCGGCATCCCTGCTTCAGCCGAAGCTCGTATTGGTAATATCAACAGCAACGTATTCTACGTTAAGCCTGATATCGGTTCTATGTGGTGGGGTTACGAACAAGGTAGATGGTCATCCAGGGTATCGGCTCAAGAAATTGTATCCAGCCATCCTCGTATGTCAGAACAATTCTGGTGCCACTCTGTATCGGCTTGTTGGGTAAAAGATACCAGCCGGTTTGTAACAATTGAATTGTTACCAAGCTCTTTGTAATCATAACTTTTAATATTAACTTGCGGTCGGCTTTAAAACCGGCCGCAAATTTTGTTTCTAACATAGTCTTTTCATATATGAAAAGACGTAGGGTATATAAAAAAATGGGAAAAAAGATTTTTGAAGAAAGCCATGAGTCTAAGAAACTGCTGGCTACCGTAGGAGGAATGAAGATATATTCCGACTCTATTTATGTTATAACAGGTAAGATGGATGAAGAAGCTCCTTCCGGATATCAGGAAAGAGGCATTTCCAAGACTCCTTTCCCTGGTAACAAGACAGTATCTTGCTGTGGATGGGATAAGGATCTTAGGGTGTATGATACCGGTTTCTTCATCAATTCAGCATGTTATAAAGGTTACTCACTTGAAGACAAGAAGAATGAAATGGATATGCGTATTAAGAATATTCGGTATCCGTTTGAAGAAACTGTCAATGAGGACCTGGACCAAAAGAACTTCGATTTCTGGGATTCTTACAGAATTGACTTGTATGATGGTCGTTTGTTCTACACTAATGACGTTCGTGATTTATTTGAGCTGTATATAGCTATTTTATCCAAGTCTCTTACTCCTAAAGAGGAAGACGGTAATCCGATGTATGTCGAATCTTATTATTGTGTAGAAGACAAGACTACGGCTGTAGATATCAGGAAACAACGTCAGATTGACAAGGCTGATATTTTATACGAGTTCATGAACAAACTGAAAGGGTCAGAGGCTGAAAGGAAAAGCATCTACGATCTGCTTTTGTATCTTGACATCATATATAGCGTAGAGCTTGATCAGAGCATGGTTCAATACATATTCACTAATTGGATTGACGCCAAGAATACGAACGTTGACATATATAAAGAAGCAAGCTCAAGGTTCTTATCCGACGACGAATCTTCGGAGGGAATGCAGGTGATCAAATTCCATCGTATGATCAAGGAAATGATCGAAGGGCTGGCTGTCACCGTCAACACCGACGGACTGTATCTGAATGGCGAGCTCCTGGGCGCCGACGCCATCTCTGCATCTATGGCTCTTGCTTCCAATAAGTCGATGTTAGAAACCAAGTCACGTGTTCTTGAAGCGTATAATGCTTTAAAGAACAAGCATAAAAAAATAGAAGGAGCTAAGTCTGATAAGAAGAAAAAGGAAGATGAGAAAGGTTTTGATGTTGATCAATACGCTGATAAAAAGGAATAATTTATGAAAATCGTTGATTGTTATCTTCGGGCCTTACAGAAGGCTGAAGAAAACATGACCAACGGTGGTATAAAACTTGACAAGGCACGTTTTGTTCAGCTTTTTAATGACGAACAAAACCGCCTTGTTCGTTATATCCTTGATAAGAAAAACGAAGAGGATATACGTTATATACAAAAGTTGGTTGTGTACTCAAAAGAACTTGATAAGAAAGAAGATAAAGATAATCCGGAAAGCACTTTATTTTCATTGCCTTCTGATTTCTTCTCTTTTTCAAACATATCAGGCGTATTTACCAAAGGTGAATGCACGGTTACTGATTTTACCATGTGGGAGGCTAAGAACGAAAACCCGCATGAGCTTCTTGCCGACTTTTTTAACAAACCTGATTTTGATTTTAGGGAAACATTCTATACAATAGGCGAAGATTCGGTAAGGGTGTATAAGTCTGGTTTTGATGTAGACACCGTTTACCTTACATATTACCGCTATCCGAAGGAAGTTGACATCGAAGGATATATTAAATCCGATGGTTCTAATTCAACTGATATAGATCCTGAATTAGATGATAAATTAATTGGTATTATCCTTAACATGATTGAAAAGCAATTTGCTTTGAATGAAAGCGAATACGGACGTTATCAAATAGATTCAAACAACGTCCAATCTCCTTTGTAGCAGAAGAAAGGCATATCCTAAATTAAAGATTATCAAAAAGCATTAAGAATTAATTAATTCATAATGCTTTTTGTTGCTTATATGACTATCACTATTTTTGAGACAGATAACAGAATATTAATTTTTAAAATATTATAAGGCTATGGCTATCCATAAACCGTATGACAGACACATTATCTGTCCTCCGCACGCTAAGTTGGCGGACGTAGATTCTTTGTTGCTTCAAGAAGGTCAGATCGCTATCTATGATTTGGATGGTGAGCAGACTAAAGATGGTTTGAAAGCGTTGAAAGACTTGAAAGGATATCGTAAGGACGAACAACGTTTCCAGATCAGAATCGGACGTAATGAGATGGTGAACGACCGTGTATCTGATGATAAATCATTCTCTACACCTACGTTTGCTATTGACGAAATCATAGAAGTGTATGCTTCTGCTCCGAAGAGCAAAGAAATTAAAGTAGATGAGGTTATTTTCGGTTATAACGGAATTGACGACAATACCGCTATTACAGCAAGAAAAGGCGATCGTATTCCTATCCATATTAAGCTGACAGGACGTTTGTTCGAGCTTCGTGGTTATCCGATGGGTGAGGTAAATATTGATGATTACATCATTTTCGAAAACTGTCCGGGTCGTGAGGATATGTGTTCAGAATGTGATCCTTGTGAAGATGTTGATATTTTGGCTGCTATCTTGAAAACAATCGAACGTATCAAGAATCAGCCGATTGCAGGTGGTGGAAAGGTAGGTGATTTTGTAGAAATCCATCCTATCCATTCTTGTGATGAGTTAGAAAAAGCTCCGGCGGAAACCGACATGAATTTCTATTGTATGGAAATGTGTGATACCGGCGACGCTTATGCTCTGGCTCAGCTTAAGGCTGCTTATCCTGGTTTGGATATTAAGAGAGTAGGACGTCATCTTTCTACATCTAAATATCAGGTGATGAAAGAAGGTGGTAAGCCTTCTGATTATACTCAAAAGCTGTCTTCTATCATGAAAGGCTGCGAAGAGTGCCCTGAAGGATATACTAAGGTAGACGGCGGTTTGATTTATGCCGTAACGTTAGAGGATGATGGTGTTGATCAGTCTACTGTAGTAGAAAGCATTAAGAATGCCGTTAGTAGCACTGCCGAGAAAACAGCAGCCCAAGATGGCGGCGTAGGTATGTACACTGTGGCCGTAAGCAAGAAACTGACGAAGGCTGATATCGATGCATTTGTAGAAACTAATCCGACTGCCACAGTAACGTTCGTTGCTAAAACAGCAGATATGTGTAGCAATCCTACTGTTACTACCGTTAGCTGGGAAGCATGTGGTTCTTGTAAGATTTCGAAAGAAGCTTATGAAATCACGTTGCCGGATGATGAATGTGGTAACAGTGCTAAAGAAGAATTGCAGGCAGCATTCCCGTATCTGACAATCGAAGATTACGGTACACCTGGTGGATGTCAACACAAATTCAAAACAACGGTCGTTACTAACATGGTTTGCGACGAATGCGATAAAATTTTCAAAGACTTCTTCGTATCTAAAGCTCCCGAATCTTATCGTGGACGTAACTGGAAACGTTTGGGTGCCGTAGCAGGAGATCAGTCCATTATCGCCGATCCGCTTCCTAAGAACTGCAAATGTGGTATCTTATTCCGTGGTATCGACTACATGATTTCTCCGTCTGACTGTTTGATTGACCGTCTGACATTCCAAGAAGGATCTGTTCGTATTGCTGTAAATGGCGGTTATCCGGATGAACAGCGCGAGGCTATCAGCACGTACTTCAACCCGATCCATACCGAATACAAACAGCACTGGGCTCCGCGTACTCACCTCGGCGCTGAATTGCTGGATAAGGAACGCGAACAACGTATGTTCTTCGACTTCCGTAAGACTCACCAAGAACTTATGGAACGGATGTTTACCAACGAAGAAACCCGCTTAGACCTGTTGGCTCCGTATGCTGATTATTCAGTAACGTTGAAGCCGGCACGTTACTCTAACGGCTTCGGTAGGGTAATTGATGATCATATTACAGTACACTTCCATGTACCGTATGGCGCTCACGAAGGTATTCAAGACCTTATGGACTTGTTAGCTGCTTCGGCAAATATCAAGCCCTGCAAGATTTGATTTTCCTTTTTTCTATATATCCCAAGGGGGAGGAGGCTGGTCCTCCACCCCCTTTTTTGTAATAAAACAATTTGAAATAAGTTAGTTTCATATGAACGGCGTGGATTCTTTAGTCGGTGCCTTAGGTAGGGGCATTGATAAAATAACCAACATAGTTGGAAAATGGGGTTCCTCCCAACCGGTAGATGACAGCAAATCCGGTATAAAAATAGGGGACAAAATCTACCAAGTGGTTGTGTCCTTAAATGGCTGTTATTGGTATCTTGACGAAGAAGGTAAGAAGCATCCTGTTTCTGGTATTCCGGCCACAACCGAATGGGAGTGGATTAACATAGCTGAGAAAGTTATCAAAGATTTCAAAACCTGTTACCGTACACCTGGTGGAAAGGTCGAAGTATGGAGTTGGTATCTTCTTAACGATCAGATGGATGTTCTTAAAGAAACCCATAGAATTACCGACAGTACCGACATGGATAATCCGGTAGGTAAAGTTCTTACTAAAATACCGGACGAGTGGGTTATGATCGACTGCGATCTTCCTGATATGACAGAACGCGACATTACGTTCGTCAACAGATGTTATAAGACTCCGGATGGTAAGGTTGAAATAGAAGGATTGGAGGCCATAGATGATAAGATAAATATCAGGGAATCTATTTATACCGTTATTCAATCGACGGACGATAATTTCCCTGCCGGCCATGTTTTTAAACTAATTCCAGAGAATTGGGTTCGAATGGTTTGTGACTTTCCTGACATGACAGAACGAGACGTAACTTACGTTCTTGAATGTTACACTACTAAAAAAGGAAAAGTGCAAGTAGAAGGTTTGGTAGCCATAGATAATATTCTTGGGACCAGGGAAGAGGTTTATACCGTCCTTCAGTCTACTGATCCTGATATTAAGGTAGGGGCCGTGCTGGATTCCATTCCCGAAGATTGGGTGAGGATGGTATGTGATTTTCCTGACATGACGGACCGGGAAATTGTTGAAGTAGACGAATGCTACAAGACGGATGGTGGTAAGGTCAATATAAAAGGTTATCAAGCTATTGATGCCGTTCTTGGTGTAAGGGGACAGTATTATTATATTGTTAAGACAACGGACGCCGCCTATCCTCAGTGGACGAGAATAGATAAGATACCTAACGAATGGACGAAAACCGAATGCGACTTCCCCGATCTTACGGAAAGACATATTATGTCCGTAGATGAATGTTATACTACTCCTGGTGGTAAAATACATCTTGGTGGATACAGGTCGGTAGATAGCATAATAGGAGTCCGGGACGAGTATCTTATTGTTTTAGAAACGACCGACCCTGATATACAAAGAGGCGCCACATTCAGCAAAATACAAGAAGGATGGCAGCGTATTGTTTGTGATTTCCCTGATGCTACTACATCCGATACAGAAATAGTAGAAAACTGTTATAAGACGGAAAAGGGTAAGGTTCAGATCCGAACATACATAACAATGGACGGATACGGAAATACAAGGGAATTGAGACATATGGTTCTTAAAACAACCGACCCTGATTACAATATCGGATCCAATATCGATCAGATACCGGTAGGTTGGTTAAGTATCGAGTGTGATTTTGCGTCTGCTACACAACGTCATATAAGACAGGTAAAAAACTGCTACGTTTCTGATGCAGGGAGCATCTACGTTGAGGGAGAAATCGTTTACGACAATGACCTTGACATAGACAAGATGGCACTGACGGTCATGGAAAGCACTGACCCGGCGATAGCCGTAGGGACGGAGCTGGCTGCCATTCCCTCTGGCTACGTGAGAACAGTTTGTAGATGTAATTGTTGCAACCACTAAATCTTATTGTCATGAGCTGTAACGAATATTTTTTAGTAACACTGGAGTCTAAATCGACTCCAGTTCGTCATAAATACACGAATTTAACAGACGAATGGTATGGTCCTGATGGTGTTAAGTACGAAGATCCTGATACGATAGCCAAAATCGAAGAACAAGCTACAGATAAGAATCGTATAGGGGATAACACTTTATATCAGAAACTTATTGAAATACATTCTCAAGGAGAGTCAATAAAATCGGACATCGGAGATATAGGTTCGGTATTGGATTACATAAACGGGGAGGAAGTGTGATGGGAACCATATCAGATAAGTTAATGAGGATTATAAATACCAAAGAGGATATAAGGCAAGCCCTTATATCCAAAGGGTATGATGTACCTACTTCCATACCTTTTAAAGAGTATGCTAAAATGATATCGGACTTACCATGTAGAGTGGATTCTTTTCCTGATATAGAAGGAATTGTAGCTCGTTATTCAGCATTAGGTCTTACTAATGAACAAATGGCAGAGAACCCTGTATGGAAAGACCTTACAGATAATGGGCATGATTTACAGATGAAGAATTTAGCTTGGAAGGGGATGTCAGGGGTTGGAGGATATGTTGGTGATTTTTCTAAATGGGTGAATAATAGAGATACTACAGAAATAGGAATAACTAAAAGTAACTCGAAAGTCATTATTGATGTTAAAGTATCACAGGGTTCAGGAAAGAATATTGTGTTTATCAGTAAATCTAATTTAGGTATATCTAATAATGTCACCATTAAGATTACAAGTACTTACCCGGAAGGAGTTATGAAATTTGCCAATTCCGCTTCGAATAAGTATTTAAAGTTGCCTTCAAATGGAATAATAACATTACAAGATAACCCAGAATATACAAGTAATGAAATGCATCTTCATTTAGCAAGTGCGGATTTAGGTCAAATCACCATCGAACAACTACCTCTCTACCCCGGTGCACTTGTCTTTGACGGAGTGGATGATTATGGTGTCTGTGATAACTTCCCTATTCTGACTAAGGAAAAGGGATATACGGTTGTGGCGTTGAGACAGTGGATTACAAGGGGAAAAGGAGCATTAGGATTAGTATCTAATGTAAAGAATTGGCTCAAGGATGGTGCCTTCTTGTTAGAATATAGAAATATACAAGCCGATCATCTTAATAAGCCTATATCTTTTGGAGCAATAGGGAGTGAAATGGATTTACCACACATCCTTACTTATCAGACATCTAAAAGTTATAATGGTGTTTCGATTACAACTGGTAATTTTGAGGGAACAGATGTGCTACATGTTGGGAAATTAGCTCCAACTAATGTAGGAACTTGTATTAACGCTGCTATCTGGGAACTTGTATTTCTCGATCACGATGCCACCGAAGAAGAACTGACCAAGATCAAAGACTACTTCGTCAAAACCTATCCCTGGCTCTTCCCCGACCAAGCATGGACAACGGTAGGCAAAACCAACGAGGACGAAGATCGTGCTACTATTGCCAACATTACGGGCAATGGTAATGATCTTGTGCTGTCTAATTTTGGGTTTATTGAAGGGAGTGGCTACAATGAAGAAGGGGAACATGCTGGCTATCTGGTTACTGATGGGGTGGATGATATGATAACTTCGTCAGCTTTTCAAATGGGTAAGGATTTTACGATTGTTGGAGATTGGAAGTTTATTGATAATAAAAAGAGTGGTACTGGTTTAGTAAAAGGGTCTAGTTTTTATATCTACAACACAATGATTGGACTTGATCTTTATATTAATTCAGGATCAGTAAAAAATAGTCTTGACGGAATTAAAAGTATTAATGCTGCATGTTCAGATGGTAGGGCCTATGATCGTAATTGGAATGAAATACTAGCAAATACAGGTAATGTAGTTGGTTCTGGTGGTATGTTGGAGGTATCGAGTAGTGGTGGTAGGTTTGATCGAATAGCTTTTAAGAACCTTGCAATTTATCCAAGAATCCTCTCCAAAGACGACTGTATCAAAGCATATAACTATTTACAAACCCTAAAATCAAAGTAATATGAAATTCATTATCATACCAAAAGAAGTATATGATTCCGTATCTGAAGAAAAGAGACGTGAATTAGGAATAGACAGCCCAAGAGCGAGCGTAGACGGTTCTAAGGTTATTTTACATATAGATCATTATGACCATCTATTCAAGTCTTTAGATATGCAGGCTGATGACGAACCTCAATACCCGTATCCGGTATATGACAGCTCTTCTTCTGAGTTTGAATCTATTCTTTCATCTAAAGAATGGGTGTCCGATGTTAATAACGAACATCTTTGATCTTGTTATGGTTGGAACAATTGTTATATTTGTGGAAAGTTGAATAATTAAAGCGTGTGGTAGCGTTATCTACCATATAATCATCATGTTTCAGATAATAATCGGATGCGTTTTGGCTAATATTCTTACGATAGCAATCATCGGTTTATCCCTGTATTTAGTGTATCGTAAAAACGAAGACCGTTTAAAGGCTTTGGATTCTAAGATTGATCAGAAGGTTGAGGACGTAAAAAACAAGGTTGGCGCGGTGATGGACATCGTAGACCAGATCAAGAAGTTGTTGGATAAAATTAACAAAAAATAAATATGGCAGAAGTAGGTTATAACAGTAAATTCGAAGGTCAGGAGGTTGATTCCAGACTTGAAAATGTGGTGCAGGCCGCTCCTGGGACGGGCTCAGAGTCGGGCAAAGGAGGCCTTATCCCGGCTCCCCCTGCCGGAAGTCAAGACGGTAGCAAGACTCTTCTTAGCGACATGACATGGGGAGATCATGTAACAAAACAGTACATAGATGATGCTGTTTCGGCAGCAGGGTGGAAGAAGCAGATTGTTAGCAAACTCCCTACTGTTGAAGAAGCGAAGGATAATGTCATGTATCTTGTAAAAGACGATGTGGCATCTACAGAAACTAAAAACGTGTATAACGAATATATTTTGGTTACTGAAGAAGGTGGTGGCAAGGTGCTTGGATCACTTGGTATGGTAAGTACCGGAGTAGATTCGACTTATCTTGATCTATCCATATTTCCCAGTACTTCTGGAACTCTTGATGAGGATTCGTATGCAAAAGTTATTGATGCTTACAATAACAGGATTACATTAGGTAAGCTTAGTCTTTATTATTTTTCTTTGGATTATTTTTTAGATAATGATAATTCTGAATTAAAAATAATAGCTGTTTTATTTAATAACACCAACTCAAAGGAAGACGTATCTGGATCTTATATAGATATTGAGATGGTAACTTATGTTGTTGCCCAAGATAAGACATATAGGGCTATAGCTAATACGGCTACGTTGTCTAATGACATGTTGTCTTATTTGAGGTTTATGGCTAAGACTCCTAATGTTGTCACAACATTAGCAAGTTTGCCAACGGATGCTCATAATATCATAGCTAACGTAGCTTCCGCTACAAACCTGTCTATGTCAGTATCTTCCGAGTATGCCGATCGGGAATGGCAGGTGCGGGTCAACAACACTACCGGCACAGACATCACGCAGCCGCTTCCTACCTCTGGCCTGTTCCAGAGCATGTCAGGCGATAGCGTAGTAGTACCTAAAAATAGTTTTATAGAATTAAGTATCTGGTATATTAATGATAAGTTAGTTATCAGAGTAGGTGAACAAGCTTAACAGAAAGGATAGAGTATGGTTTATGTAAATAAAAACGTAAAAGGTTTTTACTGGGAAGGATACGAGTTGGATTCCTCTTCTTACGAAGTAGGGTATTCTTACCAAGATTTCTTAGATGGTAAATGGGTTCAACTTGACTCCGATCAAGAAAAAATCCATCAAGACAATCCTGATGCGAGTGTGAAAGAAGTTATTGCCATGCAGCTTGACCCGGAGCCTCCTGGACCAACTGAAGAGGAGTTGCTTGCCAAGGCTAAGGATAAGAAAGTTTCTGAGGCCAGGGAATATGCTTATTCTGATGCTGTCCGCTCTTATAGCTTGGATGGTAAACAGATATGGTATAACAGCAGCATGAGGCAGAAGGTTAAAAACGATATTGATGTAGCAAAAGGGAGCGGGATATACACCGTATCTGTAGCAGATTCAGAATACGAGCTTGATATTGCTAATACGGCAATGAATGAAATGCATGTATATGAATCTGAATGCGATGATCGTACTGCTGCCATAGAAAAGGAAATAGCTTCTAAAATTGACAGGAGTGAAGTTGAATCTATGAAAGTGGATGAAGGATATCCTGAGAAGTTGGTAAGGACAAAGGATCAGATCATAGAAAAAAATAAGATCCTTGAAGCTAACGATCCGGAGAAGGCTACAGCCATGTACATGAGGGCGATGATCAATACGCCGGCTATGTTGGAGAATACTGACCAGAGTCTGGCTCTTAAGATAAAAGGATTGTATCCTATTTGGGATAAGGATGGAGTTTATGGCGACAAAGGTCTTCCTATGGGAACTGCTGTTGTAAAGGGGCAGCGTTTTCGTAGTAAAAACCAGCCTTCAGATTTGGATTGGACTTTGTTTGAAGTAAGGCAAAATCACAATCTACAAGCTGATTGGGTTCCTGGCCAGGGAGGTGGAGCCGAAAGTCTGTATATGGTTGTTCAAGAAAAGCATTCAGGTACCGTAGACGATCCTATTCCTTGGGTATATAATTCTATTTTAGAGAACGGAAAGTATTACATAGACAAAGAAATTAAGTATCTTTGCATAAGAGATTCAGGCATCCCTTTGGCTTACGAGAATCTTTCTGATCTTGTATCAGCCGGATACGTAAGGGTTGTTTAGGTCGTAATTTGTTGTTAATGTTATGGATGGCCCCTGTATATTTATTTATGCAGGGGTTTTTCTTTAATCCAAACTCCGCTTATTTTAATATTTGGTAAGGTTCTGATTATCTTTGTGAAAAAGGTTAAGTTATGGAAAGAAGTGATATTATAAAAGAATTGAGTCAGTATTTTAGTATTGTTGAATTAGTTGGTCCTAAAGAATACGGTAGAGACAAAGATCTTTGCTGGAGGTATTTAAGAACTGAATTGCTTCACACGATACTGGTTTTAAGGAAAGACATATTGAAAACGCCGATGACGGTTAATACCTGGAAGTCGGGTGGAAGGTTTGATGAGCGTGGGTTTAGGAACAATATTTCGGATATAGTAAAATCCAAGACCGTATCAGGGTCTTTGTATGTCAGTCCTCATATGCTTGGGGCAGCCATCGATTTCGATGCTAAAGGTATGACGGCGGAGGAGGCAAGGAATAAAATAATTCAGTCGCAGGATTTACTTCCTTGTCCTATTAGATTAGAATCAGGTACCAATTGGGTCCATATTGACGTATATGACTCTCTTGGAAGTAGCAAGAAAGTAACTATGTTCTAATATGGCTTACAGATTTGTAGGAAGGATGAATTTAGAAAGTTTCTGGGCTTTTCTCATTTCCGGATTATCAGTATTGTGGATGAATTTCCAGGAGATTCACCACCTTATATATTCTATATTGTTTATATTAGCTATAAATCTTTTGTTAGCTACTATAAAAAGTATCAAACACTGCTATATCCGAAGAAAGAGAAAGAGGCCTTTTAAGATATTGACATGCATAAGCGAAATTGGAGTTTTGAAAATCCTTCTTGAGTTCGCGGCCTGCTCTTTCGGGCTGTTTACCATATCCGGAATGGATCTTATTATGTCTATGGGAGGGCATAAATCCCCAGAGTTTATAGACATGCTTCTTCAGTGGATTACGATATTCGCCTTAATATTATACGGTGGAATGGCATTCAAACGCCTCGGCGACCTTGCACCTGATTTGATGATAGTAAAAGGCGTTAAGTACTTCTTTAGTAAAGTAAGTTGGTGGCAAAAAGTTCCATTCGGAGAGGAGTTAAAAGAAGGTATAAAAAATGGTGAAATACAAGATCTTTTAGATAATAAAAAGGAGGGTAAGAAATGTGTTTGCAAAAAATGAGGGTAGGGCATGTGTTAGGAGTTCTTCTACTGTGTTTTATATCTTTCTTGTTTGGTAAAACATGTAAGAAGAAAGAAATAATACACAATATAGAAATAGATACGGTAATAGATACCATTATCCAATCTATTCCTGTTCCTCAGTATATAGTTGACGTAGGGGAGGTAGAAATACCTTTCCCTATGGATGCTATAGTTGAAAAAGATACGATAAAAGACACTGTTTATATCAATATTCCTATACAAAGAAAAACATACAACACAGATGATTATCGGGCTGTTATAAGCGGATACAGACCTAATTTGGACACTATGATCATCTACCACAAAAAAGAAATAATATACGAAAAGAGCCGGCGCTGGGGCATAGGGCTGGCGGCGGGGTATGGGGTTGGGCGCGAGGGCTTCTCCCCCTACTTAGGCGCTGTGGTCTATTATCGGATATGGTGATAATCACCTCACCTTTTATTTAATGTCCAATAGTTTAAACTTTTATCACCTCATTTACTTATCTTTGTAGAAAAAGATAAGGTATGAACTATATCGATATTTTACCACAGATAAGAAATAACATTTTCTATGTCAGGATAGTAATGACCAATTATGATGTAGAAAATCAGATGGTTATTAGAATAGTAGCCAGAAGAAATGACGGTCTGTACAAGACGGAAGTAGTACAGTATCCAAATGAAGGAACTGATTACGGTGGAGAAATTATTGTTCCTATGTTTGGCATGGCTAAGTCGTTGGTGGCCCAAATAGTAGGAGTCAAGATAAATGGTACTGAGGTACGTGTTAATAGCACTGAGGTAGAGGGAGCTGATATAACAGCCAGATACGATGATTCCCTTACCAGAATGGGATGGGAAGAGAGTATGAACAACATTCATCTTGATTTTGAGGTTATAAGCACCAACAACCCTAAAACGCTTCGTATAGCCGATCAGTCGGAATGGGGGATACTGGCAGACAGACCGGCTATTATAGAGATCGTACCACCTGAAGATGAGAATAAGTATGTTTATTATCTTGGTAAGAATCAGTTGAATGTATTCAACAGTAAGACTCTTGGCATAAATCCAGGTCGCGGAAATGATTTTGAAAACCTAAAAGATGGTATATACGATATTACCATAAAAGGCAGTCCTTCCTCTTATTCATTTAATAGAAAGTATTTAAAAACAGATCTGATCCGTCTTAACATAGATAAGATATGGGCCAGGTCAACTGTGTTATGTGATCATGAGGATGATGACGTTATTGACAAAATAAAAGAAATAGAGTTTCTGCTGGCTGCGGCTGAAGCTAATATGAGATTAGGGAATTTTGAAAACGTAAAACAATTATACGAAAAAGCATCTAAATTGATTTACGTTCTCAATAATTGTGAAAATTGTGGTTGCAAAATGTAATTAATTAAATATCAATAAATTATGGGATGTGGATGCGGAAGAAGCAACATTGCTTCTGTTAATAAAAGTCGGGCTATAAAGCCTCAGTCGAATACGACACCTAAAGCTGATTCTAATGCGGCTTGTATTCAGAAATACGATGAACTTGCTGTATTGGACAAGAAAATCATAGACCTTCATCGCAAGTTCAGGTTTGTAGGAGGTGTAAGTAAAAGGTATGCTGATATTCAAAAGCTGGTAAGAGGATGGATTGTTAATTTGAAGAACGAGTGCCCGGATCCGGATGATCTTGCTACTTATTCTGAATACATAAATAAAGAATACGCCAGGTATTTTACCGTGAAGTGATATGGCAGTTACCGGAAGTACACAGCAAATTCTTTTCCCTTCATCTTACTTATGTGAGTGTGCTGATCGTTTTATAGCATGTAAGGCTGATCAGTATCTACAATATCATAAGTATAAGGTAGGTATTAAGCCTGATATGGATACGGTTCTTAAAATAGATCGTATGAGAAGAATCGTATGTGAAGGGGAATGCGGGTTGTGCCCGGACGAGATTCAGAAATTTAAAGAAGAACTTAATAAGATCTTGTCATGAAAAAGATGTATTACAACAAAGAATACAGAAAAGCTTTCAAGAAATCGGATTGTCTGGAAGATCTTGGTTCTGAAGAAACGTTTATCGTTCATGAGGCTGAATTTTGTTCGGATATAAGCCAGGATGATGCAGATAGGAAAGCGGAAGAGTTTGCGGAGAAAGAAGGTCCGTTGTATGCTAATAAAGTAGGTGGCTGTTGCGAGGTATATTATAACACAAGACAGGAAGGGGATTTCTTTAAAAATGATTGTCCTGATGGTCAAAAACAAGAACAACCCACACATCACGTGGTAGAGGCCGGGCGTGTATGGTCTAAGTTCAGTACCGAAATAGCCAACTACGAAGCTGCGAAGATTCTTGAGCAAGAAGGGCAGGATGCCGCTAACGAATCTGGAGTATGTAAAACCGTTTATTACAACGAAGATCAACATGGTTGGTTTAGTAAACGTTGTAAGGAAGGATGGAAGGCTCCTGAGAAATACAGGAGGATATACGCCGGTACCGTAACGTCTTTCATTAGCGTTGATGATGCCAATGAAAAGGCTAAGAAGATACTGGAAGAAGAGGGCATGAAATGGGTTAATGAAAATACCAAATGCGAGCCCGTTGTTGATGAATGTCAATTTGATTTTTGAAAATGAGCAACGTAAAATTTAATCCGACAGAAGGTGAGAATGATAAACTGGTGTCGGTGTTTTCTGAAATAAATGAAGGTCTTGATACGACTTTGAATTACACTATTTCCGATGAAGGGAATAAGGCCAAGAAGAGCATTGTCGTTAATCAAGTCGGTAAAAGGGAAAAGTTTTTATCGAAGAAAGGGGAGGAATCTGAGCCTTTTGTTTTGTCTGATGGTAATACTTTCAACGTTCTTAAAGAAGGTGCTTCAGGATCGGCATCCGCTTGGGCTGAGGACCAGCTTCCTCCAGAAGCTACGGAATCAGTTGGCGACAAAAGCCTTCTCCCTTCTTGGGATTTTTACCTTGTAGACATGACTCAAAATACCGGAGACAAAGTGCGTCCGGTCGGAAAGCTTCGTAAGAATAATCTCCTTAGATTTGAAAATGGAGATTTTGCTCCTACGGTAGGCATAACCGAGGAAATGAGAGCCGAATGCGATGTGGAACTGTATTTGGATAACGGTCATAAAAACAAGTATTGTGATGCTGGAGCATTTGACGCCAAGGCTTTTTACGAAGAGTATGGTATTGGTCAAAAACTTTATAATGTATCAGGATCAGAGGTAAGGATTTTAAGACCTTGGGAGACTACTTCAAAGAATTATAGCATATTCTTAGGATGTAGCAAGAGCCTGTACGTGGCTGATAAGGTAGTTGGCAAAAGCGGGAAAATATGGTCTGGTGTGTACGACGCAGACACTGTTCCTATGCTGGACGGACTTGACCTGCGCCAGACGTGCCCTGTGCTGCCGCCTACGGCCTTATCTCCTGGACCGGTATGTACAGTAGACTCCAAGGTAAGATCTTTCTTTTTCTTGTATGAAGGAGAAACAAATTGTAAATCTGGAGCAGGAGTTGGGAACGCATGTACAATGTTCCTAAATGGAAGAACTTATCCGAGATGTAATGATGTAAATCAAATCAATATAGCTAAGTATTCGAGGGCTAATAATGTAGATCCAGAATCTTCTTATCCTTTTTCAGAAGGTGGATTTTTGACCTTGAATGCGTATATCATATACCTTGAAATGCTGTACGGTACTAAATACTTAGTTAATCCGGACGCTTTCGGTTCCGGAATATCAACTAATAGCGGAATAGGTAATGATGTCAATTATCGCAAATACGGAGGAGTGAAATACCGTAAAAAAGGAGAAGAGTCGTGGCTGTATGGATCATGGGCTACAAATTCTTCTATTATCCATTATGAACCTGCTAAAAAAACTCATTTTTCTTACCTCATAAATTCAGAATATCCTAAAGAACAGTGCATGGAAAGTCAGATGGCGGCTTCTTTTGCATTTGAAACAGGCGTAGAAGAAGGATCAGAGTTTGATTTTTATGGAGGAAAATACTGGTATAAGAACGTCCAGGGGGCCAAGAGTATGGCTGAAGGTCATATGAATGTTATTGTGTTTAAGGAAATGACCGGCACTATATCAGCCTTAAACGAAAATGACGAACCGGCAGAATTTGATTTGGAAGTTATTTTAAGGATGTCTTTGTACGATGGCATGAATTTGTCTGGAGATGTCTTTAGGTATTGTGGAGGAGGATACGAACAGGTAGGGACTTGTTTAAATGATCCTAATGTTATTCGTATAGGCAATACTATTGATATCTATATAGAGCCAGATCAAAAGAAATGGACATATGAGAAAAGGTCTACTATAAATAATGGTGAGGTTTTTAATTTTGAATCTAAATATAAAAAGATAGCAACTACCCAGAATTTAGGAGATAGTTTTGCTTTACACCGTATTCCTTATACCGGATGGAAGGATAAAAAAGGGGGAAGTATCGGAACAGGAGAATGTTTTTATACATGGGACGATTGCTACTGGGCTTCATCTGTTGGTATAAAGTCCAGAGTGGCTGCTCGTTTCGGCGGTTTTGCGCTCAATGGCTATTGCTCGCCTCGTAATCTGTATGCGTCTTACGCCACTTTTTATATGTCTCGCGCCTATTGCGGCCTTGCCCAGTTGTTATTAGACGTCAGTCAACCGCAGGTTTGATGGGTGTAACCCATTGATGGCGCAGCCATCATAAGCGCAGCGATAAGGCGCAGCGATAAGGCGCAGCCTTATATACTATATCACGGCGCAGCCGTATCTTGTTAATATAATATTTTATAGCTACAAAACAAAAATTTAAAATATTTAATACAAATTGTTTTGCAGCTATAAAATATTATACATACATTTGCAATGTCATTAGACAACAGAGATAGTTAACATTATAAACAATAAAAATTTATTCAATGAAATCCGTTAGTCTGCTAACAAGTCTTACATTGGGATCTGACCTCTGAAATAGCAAATAACGGTTGAGAAAAAGGTTAAAAAGAATTGGCTGCTCGTTTCGGCGGTAATGCGAACAATGGCAATTGCTCGCCTCGTAATCTGAATGCGAATAAAATAAATCCGAATAATTTATTATTTTAATCGTAGTAATCATTATATTTGCCATGTGGATATAATAATTGATACATGAAAGTTATTAACGTTGTTGGGTATGAAGGTATATATGCAGTAAGTGATACTGGTATTATTTTCAATATTAAAAAAGGAACTGTAATGAAGACTCGTATTAATATATATGGTTACGAGGAGGTGACGCTTTCAAGTGCTAAGAGTGGAAAGAGCAAAATGAGGGTGCATAGGATAGTATATGAGTCTTTTAATGGTAAGGTAAAAGATGATTTGGTAATAGATCATATAGACAATAATAAGTTAAATAATAATCTTAGTAATTTAAGAAAACTCACAAATAGAGAGAATATATGTAGGTCAAAGGTTTCAAAATACGGAAGGGGAGTGCATTACTTTGAGAAGATAAATAAATATGGTGCTTGCATTCAGATAAATAAGATACAATATCATTTAGGTGTGTTTTGTGATGTTGAAGATGCAAGAAATGCATACGACAAAGCTTTATCGGACTGGAACGATAATGGTATATTGCCTTATAAGAGAGATAGGACTGTAAAAAAATGTAATGCATGCAACGAGGTGAAATCTGTATCTGAATTTTATTACATAAAGGGTCATGGCTATCAGTATATGTGTAAAGAGTGTCAAAAAAAGTACGGAAAAGAATACAGGATTAAAAAGAAAAAAAATGCGAATAATAACATAGAATACATTGATTGACTTCTTTTTGTGATGGTGTGAATAAAAAAATGCTATCTTGCATGTTATTAAAATTATTCATTTTATTCATTAGATTAAACATTTATATTACAAAACATTCAATCTAATAGGATTAAACACAAACCCACTATCGATTATCTTTCCAATGAAAGAATCACCGATTACTTTTCTTGCTATCCCAATTGCTCCATTGATATCAGAATTAATTAGCTTGCCAATGGAGCTTTGGAATAGTCCTCGTTTTTTTCTTTTACCTAAATAGGATTCCTGTTTCTTTAGAGGTTCAAAAGCAAGATGGTCAATCTTTGATGTATAAGACTCTTCGTGGATAATAACATTGATTCCTAATAACTTTGCTTTGTAAACAATCTTATTGATTAACTTAGAATGAGGAATAGAAACAAAATGTTGGTTGTTTCGTTTGCCAATATTTATTTTGTTTTTCCATCCTTTGTTTAATCCGATTATGATTGTTCCAATATTGTTTGATCTACAGAAGTTGACAATGTATCTACTGATCTTATGCAACTTATCTTCTATCCAACAGTTTCGTAATAAAGTAATCCTTTTAATCTTATTTGAAGTTCCCTTATTACCGACAAAAGACATCAACTTAGCTTTTTTCTTATTGTACCATTGATTTACAGATTTTGCAACCTTCCCATTTATAATGAAAGATTCAACTACATTACTAACACATGCACAAAGATTATTTAATCCTAAATCAATCGAAAGGAAATTGTCTTTATCTAAACCAAGATCAGTTTCCTTTCTTTCATAAACGATTTCAACTATAAAACATGTAGCTTCAGGAATTATTCTAATTTGTATTAGCTCATCTGGTTTTACTTTTGTTCTAATTGGTTTTATTATATTTTTTACGAAATGAACGCAACCATCTTCCTTTATTCTGCAACTCAATTCGTCAAAGACTACTATATTCAATTTCTTACCATTCTTGTAATCAGGAAGCTTTGGTCTTCTTTGAAATTTATCAGGATGTTTTTCATATTCTTTCTTTGCTCTAATCCATGATTTTATGTTTTCACTTACTTGTTTTATGACGTTACGAGAGACATGACATGGAAGATTACGAAAATCATATTGATTTTCTTTTCCTAATTTCGTAGAAAGTTCATATTCTTTTATATAGTTTCCAGTAAAGACTCCTTGTCGAAAGGCATAAAGACAATAGTTATAAAGAAGACCTGATTTATGGCAGATCTCTTCATACCTATTGTCTTTTATGACATGTCTTTCTACTTGATACATCGTTTTTATATTTTATGTTTTCAAATTTGCAAACAATCAACGAGATAAACAAATTATTGGGCTATTTTATTTACTTAGCAGATATATGTTTTATCTTGCAATAGAAATAGTTAATCAATCAGAAAAAATATCTATTTTTGAGAACGGATTATCTATCCTATGAAATTGTAGGGTGGGCATTCTCCAAGATATGGTAAGAAAATATATTGAAAATCAATATAGCGTTTGATTATAATCTGGCGCATAGATGATAATAGCATTCATATTAAAAGATATAAGTCATGAACTCATGTAACACTTGTAAAGATGACAGACCTGATATTCTGAGATCTAATATCTGTATCGGGTCTGATCCGTGTAATGACTGTACGGACAATTGCGAAATTCTTCCAAAAGAATGCGATTGCCCGTATGGTCATTTAAGCGATCATTGCATTCATTATACAGGATGCAAGACATTCATATCCAAATTAACTCCAGGTATGCCTTATAATGAGGTTATGCATAATATAGAGCTGGTTTTTGAAAACATAGATAAGTTTTTGGATAGGATGGTTGAAGAAAATACGCTTCTAAAACAAAGGGTTGAACAACTTGAAAAACAGTTACAAAATGGAAAAGAGTGCACAAATTGGTAAGGACTTAAGTGGCAAACACGTATATGTTCCACATGTGGACGAGACGCCGGTGCCATGCCCGGACGGATACACCTGCACGAACTGCGTGTACTGCGCTGACGGCATCAACGCTGGCTACTTCAGTCTGGCTCAGAAATCTGATCTTACGGCTTTAATCAATGCAATGATATGCCGTATGGAATATCAAGATAGGGAAATAGAATTTTTAAAACAAAAAATAAATATTTTGAGTAACAATGGCAATAACAGGTAAAGGTTGTTTTGGCAGTCATGGTGGGTGCGAACGCCCGCATCATTGCAATATTCCTTCTTCTAACATATTCTATGATGGAGAAACTATAGAAGAAGCTGGTTTGTATCATGGTATGCCTTTAGACAGGGCTTTGGCTAATTTAGCCAAATACGTTTCAAGGGGTATTAACGTAAGTGGATCTGTCAATACAGAAGTGTTTGACGGTACTTCTCATGTGGTTCTAAAGAAAGATCCGGCAGAGATTTTGCTTGTGTCTTATTGCGGAGGTGTCGTGCCTTCTGATATGTATAAAGTCCAGGGCCGTACTGTTAGGTTCTGCCGGGATATGTGTCAACAAGATGAATTTGCTGAAGTGAGGGTCGTGTACCGAGAAGAGGCAAATAGTTCTTATGGGTTCCATTGTTAATTTAGGAGGATGAGAAATGGCAGAAAAATGCAAAGGATTTATATGTGGGGGTAATCTCGTTGATGGCTCTGTGCCTTCTGATAAGTTAGATAAAGAAACCATTATCGAGCTTATTAAAGAGATTCTGAAAGAGGAAATGCACGAATCTTGGCTTAAGGAAATAATAGAAACCATACTTAAGGAATCCATTGATTCGGATTGGCTTCGTGAGTTCTTTAAAGAGGTTCTTAAAAAATATGCTAAAGAGGAATGGTTTAAAGATATTATCTGCGGCTTAGGATGTGTAGGTGTACAAGAGATATTCGACGTTATTCCTACTGACATAACATTTGAAGCTACAGGAGGTACGGCTACGGTTCAGGTGGTTGTCGATGATGGAGTTGAATGGGAGTTGACACTTTAAATTAGGGAGGATAATTATGTCGAGAGAGAAAATATATAAGATGGATGATGGTTCTTGGCTTACCTCGGACAAGAAGGAAGGTGTCGGTCGTGATAAAATGAATTTCGATGCTCCATCTTGGAAAGGAAGGGAAGATAGGATCACTATCCGAATTGTGAAAAAATCCGATACTGAAAGTATGAAAGCTATTACTTTCAGGCAAAAAGGCATTAAGATCACAGAAGTCTCGGTTAGCAGGCTGGAGTTCCCTATATCTGGTGGAGATAAGCAGATCCTTATTACTACCAACGCCGCTTCTATCAATGCCCTTATTACGGGTGAGAAAGATATAAAGGGTGTCATAAAAGCATTTACTACCGCTTCCGGTCTTAATATTGACGTCAATGATATTAGGCTTGATTATGGTTTCCCTGGTGATCCGGGTCTTGAAGACACGTTCCAGGTTTCGATGATTGTTTCCATGCCTGGCAATGAGGATGGGAATGAAGTTAATGAGAACATAACTATAAATGGTGTGCTGATTCCTATTTATCAGCCCGGAAAGGTCGTTCCTTACATTAAATTGGATAAGGAATTTGAACAAATTGAGGGTGATGAAACAAGCACGCAGTTAAGTATAGAAAGTAATATAAAAGATTATGTTATTGAAATAGTTGAATGCGAGTCTGTGGATAAGGAGGAGATTCACCTGGACAAGGATGTTGTTAATCTTGATTCAGATGGATCACCGGAGGTAATCAACGTAAGTACAAATCCTGAAAATTTAAGATGGAGGATTAGGAATGAAAGTAGATAATTGTTGGGCGAACATAGATAAGAAAGAAGGCGGTCTTAACAGTAAGGTTAATATTTGCTTTGATGAAAATGATACTGGTGCCAACAGAAGTGTCAAGATAAGGGTGTCTTCCAGGGACGGTAACGTATCTGAAGAATGTACGTTAGTTCATAAAAAAAAAGAACAGGTAGTTTATAGAAATAAAAGACAATCGGCTCTTTTCACAAAAGAAGGATGTAATCCTGAGACAGAGAAAGGGGAAGAGCTTGAGTATGTTGTTGAGGCCGGAAAATACACGTCTGTCATATCTCAGTCTGATGCTGATGACAAGGCTATGAAAGACATTGAACAAAATGGTCAGAACTGGGTTAATGAGCATGGTCGTTGTATAACCATATTATGGTACAATGTCAAGAAATCAAAGTCGTTTAGAAAGAACGATTGCGATCCTGATACCGAAGAAGGAAGTTTGGTTACGATGACAATCGAAGCCGGGCAATTTTCTTCTACCATAAGCCAAGAAGATGCCGACCGTAAGGCTGAAGCTGAGTTGAATGCCAAAGGTCAAGACTATGCTAATTCTCATGGCACTTGCAATACCATAAAATGGTACAACGACAGGAAATCCAAAATGTTCCAAAAGACAGATTGTGAGGTAACTGAAGTTGGATCTATGGTAGAGTACGTTGTAGAAGCCGGCCGTTTCTCTTCTTCTGTTTCTAAGGAAGATGCTAATCAGAAGGCTTTGGAAGCCTTGGAAGCTGAAGGTCCAGGGTATGCTAATGAGCATGGCACCTGTGAAACCAATTTATGGTATAACGTAGAGAAGTCGAAAGTATTTTATAAGAATGACTGCGAAGATGGGTTTATCGGAGCACCTTACACTTACACGGTAGAAGCCGGTAAATACACATCAGACGTAAGTCAAGAAGATGCTGATCAGAAAGCTCTTGATGATATAGAGAAAAATGGTCAGGATCAGGCAAACCTGAATGGAGAATGCGTTACTGATCCAAATTATTTCGTCGGAAAGGCTTCGGCTCGTGTTCAGAAAAATGATTGCGATGCTGAATCTCAGACCGGAAGCTTTGTCGATTTAACTGAAAAGGATCTTGCTGGATACCCGGATGCTTTTGTATCAAGGGAAAGCCAGGAGGCGGCTAACGCGCTCGCTCAGGCTGCTATGGAAGAACAGAAACAGGATCTTGCAAATAAGAAAGGCACTTGCATAGATAAAAACCAATTTATTGGTGTATATAGCAAGGTATTCACAAAAGACAATTGCGACGGAGAAGGCGTAGGTTCGCAGGTAACAGTGGACCAAGATGATGTAATCGGTGGTCCTTTTACTTCATACGAAAGCCAGGAGGCGGCTAACGCGCTCGCTCAGGCTGCCGTCGAGCAGCAGGGCCAGGCCATAGCCAACCGGGACGGACATTGCACGTGGACTGGTAAATACAGTGAAGAATTTACCAAAAACGATTGTAATGAAGGTCAGGTAGGGTCTAAGATTACTGTAACCGAACAAGATGTTGTTGGTGCTCCTTTCACATCTACCGTGAGTCAAGATGATGCTAATAACAAGGCTAAAGCTGCTGTCAAAGAACAAGGACAGGCTATTGCTAACAGTAAGGGTAATTGTGAGAATATGACGGTCTATACCGGTCATTACAGCAAGAGATTCGTTCCTGAATGTGAAGCTTGCCATAAGGGTGTAGAAATGGAGGTTACGGCCGAAATGGTTAATGGTAGTCCTGTTACGTCTACAGAAAGCCAGGATGCGGCAGACGCAGAAGCTCGTAGGATCGTAGAAGAAGGAGGCCAGGCCTATGTTAATAAAAACGGCAACTGTACGCCACTTAGCACCGATCCTGTATGGGAAGACGTTGTTCCGGAAGAACTTAGATGTAATGAAGGTAAGTCTCAGAAAAAGCAACATGATACCAACGAATGTTCTGAAACCCACAATCAAGAACGTTGGGTAGATGGTGGGAACAAAGTTTGTAGCTGGACCGGTCATTACTCAGAAACGTTCCAAAAGAACGACTGTGAAATACCGGATTCAGGAACAGAAGTAGAGGTAAGTGAAGCTGATGTTGAAGGCAATCCTTTTACTTCTTTCGTAAGTCAAGAGGATGCTGATAATAAGGCTAAGGAAGCCGTTAAAGCTCAAGGGCAGGCTATTGCTAACCAAAAAGGTAAATGTAGGTTCGTAGGCGTATATAGCAAGCAGTTTACAAAAGACAATTGCGGATCATGTCAGCATGGCGTTCCGATGAGCGTAACACAAGACATGGTGGGTGGACCGTTCTATTCTAATGAAAGCCAGGAAGAGGCAGATAGGTTGGCTCAGGAAGCTGTAGAAGCCCAAGGTCAGGCTTATGTTAACAAGAACGGGACATGCGAAATGGACAACACCGATCCTGTATGGGTAGATTCTGAACCACTTGAAACCAAATGTGAAGGAGGAAAATCTTATAAGAAGCAAGTCAATACCAACGAATGTTATGGTGGAGCAGATGAACGCTGGGTAGAAGGTGGAGATAAGGTATGTACCTGGACCGGAACATATAGCAAGCAATTTACAAAACAGTGTGCTGATGGAGGTGTCGGATCTGAGGTTACTATAGACCAAGATGATGTAACCGGCGGTCCTTTTACGTCTACCGTAAGTCAAGAAGACGCAAATAGTAAGGCTCAGGCTGCCGTTGAGGCCCAAGGTCAGGCTCTTGCTGACGCACAGGGCACTTGTACTTGGACCGGTAAGGCAAGTAAGGTCTTCACCAGAAACAATTGCGGAAGCTGTCAGCATGGTTCGTCTGTTACCGTAACCCAAGATCAGGTGGGTGGTCCATTTACGTCCAATATCAGTCAAGCTGATGCTAATAAGAAGGCTCAAGATGCTGTAAATTCCCAAGGTCAGGCAGTAGCTAATAAGAATGCTGATTGCTTGCCTGATAGCACAACACCTTCTTGGTCGGATACCGGAAGCACCCGTTGTGACGGGTGTACGTCTCAGAAGCAACAACGTGACACCAATCCATGCTCTTCTTCTTATAACGACACAAGATGGGTTAATGGAGGTGGAGAGTCTTGTACTGACTGGTCTTACTATGGAACAGGAGACTGCGTAGGTCATACTCAGTACAATGCTTATCGTGATAGTTGCTCTGGTAGCATAGATCGTCAATATTCTGTAAGTTGTAGAAATTGCTGTAATTGCGGATCTTACGGTTCTTGGCAAGAAAATGGATGTAATGGAACCAAAACTAAGTTTATTCGTTACGATGATTGCGGAAATTCTGATACTAAAGAAGAGTATGTTATTGGAAGTTGCGGATATGCACCATATGAATTTCAGTTCCATGATGGAAGAACGAGCAAGTCAAGGTCTGTAACTGGAGAATCTCAGGATATTGAAGAAGTTATCATAAGTACTAAGAATGATTCATATATAGGATATTCTGTTAAATCGAAACCTTCTTGGTGTTCTGTTGATTACAGAGACCAGACATCTGAAAGCATGAAGGCTGTGGTGACATTATCTGCCAATACAACATCTTCTTCCAGATCTGGTGACATTGTTTTTGTTCAAAATGAATCTGGAAAGACAATTACTCTTAGTATTTCGCAGGCAAGACAAATGCTTTATAAGTTCACATTCGCTGATAATACTACTTCAGATAAATCTTTATCTGTTCAAGCTGCATCTAATGATGCTCAATATACAATCAAAAGTACATTGAATGGTTCTTATCATGGTTTTGCCACTACGTCTAAACCTTCTTGGATTACGACTGAGTATAAAAATCAGGCTTCTGATAGTATGATTTGTGTTCTTAAGATAACTGCCAACACAAGTACATCTTCTTCTCGTACTGGATCCGTTGTGCTTACTCAAAATGACAGTGGTAAAACATTGAAAATAAATGTTACACAAGCTGCGGCAGAAAAGCCTCTTGTTACTATTTCTTTAATAGGTGACAGTTCTCGTCAACAGCAATCTGCCACTATGAATAAGAAGGGATGTAATTACAGTTGTCCAAGCGGAAATGCGATAATGGCTATGTACATGGAAGGGGATGAAAACGGAAAATTCCAATTCTGGTATGCGCCATTGATACCTGAAGGAGGTCAAAGTGGTGTAAATGTGACTTACGGAGGAGAGACTCAAACAGTAGTAACAAGTACTAAAAACGGAGAACGTCTTAATGTCCCTGCCGGATCTGTTGTTACCGGTATTTATTGTACGAGTGTCGAGAATGGATATTTCGCATTGAAATACAGACCTGTTTATATAAACGGAGAACCTGTTTCTACTCCTTCTGCTTGTGGTGGATCATCTGATACTTGCAATACTAAAAGTTGTGGATGCTGGGTAAGATGCAGCTTTAATCCATTTACGGGTATGGCTATGGAAGGTGACGAAAACGGATGCGTTTATAGTTTCTGGGGTAAACCAACTGCATCTGTTAGGTTGTAATAAGCACATTAGGGGTAATTAATTTAATTGCTCCTTTTGCTGTATTTCATTTTGGTTATTAGAATAAAAATGATTAATATTGCACATCATTCAATTTTAAAATTTTAGTATCATGGCTTGTAAAAAGAAAGCTCGTCAGGGTGGTGAAGTCGATAAGAAAGACAAACCTAAAATGCGCCAAGGCGGTAGTGTTGGAGGCAAGATGAAAAGAAAGAAGACGAGCACTAAAAAGTGATTGAAAACCAGGGGAAGGTGCTGATCGCCTTCCCCATTTTAGTAACATAACAACAATATATGATGAGCAACAATTTTATTAGTAAAGGGCAAAGGAATGTCTGTGTGACGTTTGTGAAGTATTATCCTGTGTTGATGCAGGTTATTATGTTAGCCAGCATTTTTGATGAGTTTTATCCTTTTAGTATCACTAATTGGCTGTATCCGATATTAGGTCATACTCTATCATGGGACCTATTTCTCTTGGCTTTTTCAAGAATGTTCAGGTTTTGTATATGGCATAGGTTATTGATCTATAGTATGATTTTTAATATCTGTGTAGAATGGGTTACGGTTAATATTGAGATGCCTATTGAACACAATATCGTAGTGTGGTCTGTTATGGCTGTTACTCTTTTGATAATCATTGCCTCTATTGTTTTAAGGTTTAAAACAGGATTTTCGCGAATAATACATAATTTATGCAAATCATAAACATTTGTATCGTATTATGTATAATAGCCAAAAGCTATTCCGATTATTAGCCTAAGTGTTGAAACAAACACTACGTTATTTAAGAATAGATAGTTACCTACGGATGTTTGCCCAAGTTCGTAGCTCTAAGGTAAGTGATTAAACAATGGTTGTATTCGAGCTATAGTGTTGCTTACGAAAAACCTTAAATAACATTGGAGATGGGTACTAACAGAGTTTTTACTCTGACTTATGTTGAATAAACATTAAAAACGTTTGTAGATATGGTGTACGTACAAGACATAAATGGTAAACCTATGATGCCTACAACAAGGCATGGTAAGGTAAGACGACTGCTTAAAGAAAACAAGGCAGTTGTTGTGAGCTTATGTCCGTTTACCATCAAATTAACGTACGTCACATCTGATTACAAACAAGAAATTGTGTTAGGCGTTGATGCTGGTACTAAACATGTTGGTCTATCGGCTACAACGAAAAGCAAAGAACTTTACAGCAGTGAAGTTATCCTTAGAAATGATATCGTAGATCTTTTGTCTACCAGAAGGGAGCTACGAAGATCAAGACGAAATAGATTGAGATATAGAAAACCTCGTTTTGATAATAGAATAAAAAGTAAGCGTCCGGGATGGATAGCACCTTCGGTGAAGTACAAAATAGACGCCCATATTCGCGTTGTTGAAAATGTTTGCTCTATACTACCAATATCTCGTATTGTTATTGAAGTGGCTCAATTTGATACTCAAAAGATTAAGAATCCTAATATATCGGGTAAAGAATACCAGGAAGGTGATCAACTTGAGTTTTGGAACACAAGGGAGTATGTTTTAGCAAGGGATGGGCATAAATGTCAGTATTGTAAAGGGAAGTCAAAAGATAAGATCCTTAATGTCCATCATCTTGAATCCCGAAAAACGGGAGGTGATTCCCCTTCTAATCTTATTACCTTATGTGAAACCTGTCATAAGGAATACCATAAAGGTAATATAGATTTAAAAATTAAGAGAGGCAAGTCGCTTCGCGACGCAGCCGTAATGGGGATAATGAGATGGAGGTTGTATGAAGAATTAAAATCTAAATACGACAACATTTCTATGACTTTCGGTTATGTTACAAAATACAATAGGATTAAACATGGTATTGAAAAATCTCATGTTTCCGATGCTTTTGTTATTTCTAAGAATTTTAATGCTATAAGATTAGGATATTATTATAAAGTAAGATTAGTAAGAAGACATAATCGTCAGATACATAAACAAAAGATTCAAAAAGGAGGGATTAAGAGGCTAAATCAATCTCCTTTTGAAGTTTTTGGTTTCCGTTTGTTTGATAGGGTTATGTTTGAAAACAGTTATTACTTTATATTTGGAAGGCGTAAAACCGGTAGTTTTGACATTCGATATATTGATGGTAAAAACCAGAAGAATGTCACATATAAGAAGTTGAAATTATCAAGGTGTAAACGTTTTATGATACAAATGGAATTAAATAAAAAAACACGGACATGTTTTGAAAATGAAAGAAATTCTGACAGAGACGCTGCGTAAAAGCGGTGCGGCGGTATGCGATAAGATAAAGGAGATGTTTTTAAGCGGGGAATGCGATCATCTTACAGCCAACGATCTTGAGACATGGACGCAGCTTGCTAATCCGGCTAAGTACTATACCGGAGAAGAGGCTGTTTCTTATCTTAATGTAACTTCTAAAAGATTTTATGAATATCGTAAGGCTAAGTTGGTTCCTGATCCGGTTAAGATAAAGGGATTCCCTAAGCCTTTATATACGAAAGTCATGTTGGATGAGGCTATAAAAACCATATCCGGTATGAGTGAAAGAGATATTTATATGAGGATATTGAATGCTAAATCAAGAGAATCAAGAGCAAAAGAAAGGAGGGGAGCATGATCACTAATGGTGAATTTGTATCAAGAGTCGTAAACGGTATTCATGCCCTTGACAAAGATTCGCATGTTAGTCGGAGATGGATATTGAATATCGGTAGAACTAAAGCCGAATCTTATACGGCCCAGAGGTGGGATGATGGGACGTTACTTGGCGACCACCGGCTCCTAACTTACGTTACTTGTCTGGAGATGATTGAAGTTGATAAAATAGTTTGCTGCGATGCCGAATTTGCGTTGTGTAATACACTTATGCGTTCAAAGCATAGGCTTCCAGGACTTCTTTATTCTGCCCTCAGACCGGCTATTACTAAGGTGACTAACGTAGATAACACTATATTTTTTAAGTTCGCTGAAATAAAGTCGTATCGCAATGAACAAAAAAGACCGTATGCTAAATACGTTAAAGAACGTCGTCCTTTTTATTATGTAGAAAACGACTATATTTATATACCGGATTTCCATATAGAGCTTATTAACGTAGAGTTCTTTACAACAAGAAGAAAGAAGGCTCTGGAGTTAATGGCTTGTGATCCTACACCTAAAGGGTGCGAGTCTGAATGGGAATACGAATTTATCTGTCCTATCAAGCTAATTGAGTACGTGGTAGCAGAGACGATAAAGGAAGTAGCGTTCAGGCTACAGATTCCTGTTGATGAAAATCCGAATCTTGATTCCAATCAGAAAAGTCAAATTGTTCAGTGATTCTTTTTATTGGACACCCGGCCATAGTTATATAGTTTGGCCGGGTGTTTTTTTGTACTATTTCAATGCAAGAACAGGGTTTCCCCATTTTCTTTTCCATTTATCTCCGAGGTAATTTATCAAAGAATTGTAATCTTTGATAAAACCGTCATCAATAACAGAGGCTATGACGTTCTCTATAGCTATTATGTCATTGAGCTCATCTTTGCTGGCAGTATTCCTTATCCCATCTTCGTGTTTATTAAAAACAATGAAATTAATAGCTTTAGCAACTCTCTTTATATTGTCTTTCAAGTCATTCTTGTTTGGAACTATTTTGCTTATTGCGCTACACATCCTAACGTATGCATCGCCGGCTTCGTTCCGGTTTTCTATCAAACCATCTGTGAGCCAAATGACAACCTCTGCGTAAATTTCTGGATCCATCTCTAATGCAATCATAACAAACAGATATGGATTGACAAACCATTTTTGATCTACTCCTTTTCCTTTTTTGTAGGCAAGGTCTAATTTACCAAGATCCATTACACTGCTGATATTCAGGATATTATCTTTGAGTCCGAGATTTCTCCTACTCAATAAGTCCCTGTCATTCAACTTATTAAAAAGCTCGAAACATCTCTCCCTAAAAGAAGAAGTTAGCATTATTTCGTTAATCCATCTTTCTTTTAACCCTTTTTCTTTTCTTTTTTTGTTCATGGCCGATACGGCGTCTGTTATACATATGTAACCATCTTTAGACATAACAGACACGTTCATTCCTAACAAAACTCGATCTTTTGATTGTAAAACAACATTTGATTTCATAACTTTACTACGATTTTAATTTTGTAAAATATAAGTCTACCTGTCCGTGAGGATCGGTAGACTTTGCAAATATAGAATAGTATTTTGACGCAACAATATATTCTAATGTTAATTATCTGAAATGTATAATTTTAATTTTTGAATTATGAAAAGAACATCAATACAATCACCGTATTTTGCAGCTTACTACCATCGTCTTATGAAGAGAAAGAATGGTTTTAAGAAAGGCATGATAAGAGACAGAGGAGAGATTTTAAGACTGTTGTCTATTATATGGAAAACCGTATCAGAACATTATGTGGAAGCTGATGCTGGTGTTTACGTAGATAACGTGGGCTACTTATGCCATGTGCTTATACCGGGCCAGCGCTTTACCGTCAGGCGGGACCTGGACATCGTGAGCAGGCTCGGCACCAACGGCTACCTCTACAACCACCTGGCTATGGATTTCGCAGACTCTAAAAGATATTACCATTTTGTAATACAAGATAGCTTGAAAAAGAAGTTAAGGGTTAAAATGAATAAAGGACGAAGATACCGATTTATGTACAATGAAATACTTGCCAAAAGAAGGGTGTTTAAAGATTTCCAGATTAAGAGAGTTTTCGAAGATAAAGAATTAGGACATAGAAAGTCGTAGAAAAAAAAAGTAGCGATCACCCTTTGTGGATACAGGATAATCGCTACTTTTGCATATCCGTCTACTTTCTCAAGCGGACGGATATAATGCTAACAAAATATCTTTATACAAATAAAGCTCTATGGAGGCAAAGGTAAACAATTTTCAAAACAATGCGAAGGGTAGTAACATTATTTTGACGTCAGAATCCAACGAAATGGATTTATCTGTAAAATTATCTAAAATTTTTAGCTATAATGGCCATAATGTTTCTTTTATAAAAACTTCTTATGGTATATTGTTAAATGCCACGCAGATGGCAAAAGCATTCAATAAGAAACCTGCCGAGTATCTAAGGTTGCCGTCTGTAAATCAATTAATTAAGTCAATGGTGGGATTTTCCCACCTTTCTGAGAATCAGATAGTTACAACCATGTTTGGAAGTCCTGAAAATGGAGGAGGTACATGGATGTTTGAAGATCTCGCCATAGATTTTGCGAGATGGTTGGATACTGATTTTAGATTATGGTGTAACTCGAAGATAAAAGAATTTTTAACATCAAACTTGGTTTCTATTCCAAATTTTACTGATCCGGCAGAAGCAGCCGAAGAATGGGCTAAGCAGTATCGTAGAGCTCAGCAAGCGGAATCCATTGCTTTGGCTGAACATAAAAGGGCGGAGCAAGAAAGAATGGAAAAAGAAATAGCTGTAAATACGTTAGAAGAAAAGAAAGGGGATATAGAGTTTTCTGAGTCATTTAAAAAGGTGGATCATGAAAACATGTGGCTAATCAGAGATGTGGCGAAGAAGCTTGAGCAGAATGGAATCATCATCGCAGAAAAGAATCTTCGTTTGTTTCTTGAGGAAGTCAAGTTTATGTTCAGAAATGGGCAGGGTAGATGGGAGTTATACAGTGATATTGTCAAAAATAAGTTTGGTGTGTATAGATCATATTTTGTAGATAAGTATTCTGGGGAAAGAGTTAATCAGCAAACCATCTACATGACTGGTGCCGGATATGAAGTCACACTTAAGGGGATAAAGGAAAAGTGTAGGAGCCTTTTCTTGAAGTACGGCAAGTTTGAAGATCCTAACTTTTGAAAACACAAAATAGGGCGTTATACATATTATTTATATCTTTGTGGAGGTCAGGTTCGTTTCCTGTCCTCCATTTTTTTTTAAGAGATGACAGTCGAAAATTATATCATAGAGTTAAAATCGTCTTTAAGATCATTTGACAAGCGTGATCTGATAGATGAGGTATCCATCTACAAATGGGTAGAAATTGCCCTGAAGAAGTTTGGAGGCGATATTACTATGCGCAAAGAAGCGGTAGTGGATGTCAAGCGAGGGCAGGCCCGTATGCCTGGTGATTACTTTGATCTTATTCTGGCTTTTAAATGTGATTTTAAAGGATATGAGGTGCCAGAAGGTGACAAGGTGATACCAGAACTTCAAAATACAATAGCCTGGAAAGAACGTACCGAAAGAAGTTATAGGTGGTGTTCTTGCGATGAATGTTGTAAAGACGAATGCGAGAAAGTGATAGTTGAAAAATTTTATATCAATGTTCATGATCGCGATCATGAAGTTCGTTGCTATTATGACCGGCCGGTAATGTTAGGTCTTGCTAAGCCTATGCTTCGTGATTCTTGTTTAAGTAAATGCCGGAATAAGGTAATAAAGGATAGTCCGTATGAGATAAATATCGTAAACGGATTCCTGTATGCTAATTTCGATGGTCCTATTTACATGCAGTACCGGTCTCTTCCTTTCGACGGAGAATCTAATATAATTATACCAGACACGCCTCAAGGTCTGGTATTGGATTATGTGGATAATTTTGTAAAGATAAGATTCTTTGAGGAACTGATGTATAATGGAGAGGCACAAGGAGCGGCCGATTTGTTCAAGTTGTATGCACAGCAAGATTTGGTTAAGCTGAAAAATGCTAAGACCGAACTTAAGATGATGGGAATGACATTGAAAGGTATGTATGAACCTCTTAGGCGGCGTCGTGCCGAGTTTGAGATTTATTCTAAGGCATATCCTGTAATTGACAACATGCTTAAATTGGTATGACAGAAGTAGTTCTATTTATATATTTGTCTGGCGTTATCGCATCCATGATTGTTTGGTCAATCAGGCAATTTAAAGGAGAGGCGAGTTTGGTAGAGACAATGTACTGCCCGGTAGTATTTTTGTTGAGCTGGATATACGTATTTGAAATATTTAAAATGAAATAATATGTTAGAGGTTAAAGCAAGCGAAATAGTAACCGCCGACAAAATGAGAGGCATAGGACCGGCAAACATCATCTTCACAGCCGGCCCTAATCCGGTAGCTGAAGATCGTAGAGGCGTAGCTAAGGTAACGGCTGGTGGAGAGAGTAAGAACGTTACAATCACACAAGCTGCCGGCGAGCAGGTTGTTGTAATTCCTGAGTTCGATTATCTTGTTCTTAGGTATGGATGGGAATCAGAAGACGGCTCCGATTTTGATACTGCAACCGGTTTCACCAATACAGGCATCTCAGATGTAGATAATAAATACGTTGGATGGAGTAAGCAGTGGGCTACTACCCAACAACAGGTAGGTGATTACCTTGTTTATGGTGGTGATAACATGCAGTCTGGCCTTGAAGGGGCGCTTATTAAGATGAAGACCTTGCTATCAGCGCCTGGAATGGACGAGTCGGAACCTAATATCAATGCTGATATCTATGGTAATTGGTATGGAAATAGAGGGCGAGGAAATGTTGTTGTGTCTTTTACAGCCTACCTTGGAGGAGAGATGGTTAAACAAGGATTTAATTTCATTAATGAAGGAGGTACGGGAGTTTACTCCGACAGCATCACTACTAACGTTTCGGCTCATGGTGAAACCAATTACCAAAATATAAAAGGTTTGTACACTAAGATGGGTACGATGGTTTATAATAAGGAAAAGCGTGATTGTGTTATTGTTATAGGTTAAGGTGATGGAAGGTCTTTGGGATAAATACAATAGGATTAAGGAGGTGTTTTACCGGGATTTTGTTTATGATTCCAGCTACACAGAGCAGGCCTCGTGCATCCCACTGTCGTCGGTGAAGAACGGGGCAGGCTGGGTCGGCGACGGAACTATCAACCTGGCTCATTATCTCCAGTTTATATACACGGAAATGGTTCTTGGCAGCAAGACAGAAGATGATGTGCGTAATTCCATATTGGTACTTACCCGTCTTGCCGATACTACTTATGATCTATTTTTTAATAACAACAAAGGTATTTATTTCAAATTCGAAAAAGGATTTTTCTTAAGAGACGATATCCATAGCGAAGACGCAAGCAAATTCGGTCTTACCAAGATAAGCTCCGGATATACTAATGGTATAGAGTTAAAAGATGAAGACCCTTGCTTCTCCCCATTCACTTCACAAGATCAGATCTGGAATCTGGCTCCTATATTAGCTTTCTTGTCAGAAAAAGGATTTGAAGAAGCCGGGCAAGTAGGATACGATATTTTTGAGTACGTTATTAGAAACAGACACAAGATATACAATCCTTATTATAGCGCCTTGCTTCATCATTGGACATTCCTTCCTGATATGGATACCGATAAGGTTAAGCCGTGGGATAGGGTTAGTAACCGGAATAAGAATCTTAAATACAAAGTTAAGGTTAAGAGAGGGGCTAACAATTGGTACTTCTCTGGAGGGTTCAGATGGGCATTTAAGAAGTTTGGAGGCAAGTGTAGTACATTCTGGCATTGCCTATGGTATAAGCCATTTATATTTTTAGCAGATAGGGTATATCATCCATATGTATGTAAATGGTTCGGTATTAAGGTTAAGAACAATTCTTACTATTGTCTTGGATCCACAAATGAAAAATCATGGTACGGTCCTAAGTTCAGAAAGAGGCTGGTTAGTAAATTTAATAAGTCTTTGGAAGGTGGAGAATTGTTTATGCCGCATCTTGTTTTTCTTAAAGAGTGTGAAGATGTTGATGAAAGTAAGTTAAGGTCTTATCTTGAAAAATGGGAATGGGATGGAGTTAATTCTCCTATTGAGTTTTTGATTTTGTGCAACTGGTATAAAATTATTTTTTTTGACAATGAAAATATTTTATAATTCAAAAATAGCTAAGTTGTTTACGTTCATTGACGGCTATAAAACAATTATGCTGTTTGGAGCCGTATTTACCGAACGTGATGCTATATCATTGAAGGCCGAATATCATGAAGAGGCGCATTGTAATCAGTATCATACAATGTTTTGTTTTGGTATGTTTATATCGTTGCTTACAATAGGATTGTGTCTCTTATTCGGTAATGCAGGGTGGTGGATGCTGTGGCTGTCTCTTATTCCGATATTTTTATACTATTCATGGTATTTAATTGAGTACCTGATTAGGTTGTGCATATATCGCAATCACGATAAGGCATATCACAATATCGTATTTGAAAGAGAGGCTTTCGACTTAGAAAAGTATTGGAATAAGCATGATGTTTTGAGGAAGGAGTCGAAAGGATTTAGCTTCTTGAAATATTACGGGAGGGAGTATTATCATGAGTAGGAGAAGATATTTTGAGGAACAGAGATCTGGTAATGGAGCTATTTATCATTGTGTTGAAATCGATACCGATCATGATAATCGTTTTGAGGTACTTGATTTAATGAGTAAAGATGAATCAGATACAATTAGCCCAGATAAGGTGAATAATGTCTTGAATCAGCTTAGGCAAGGATCATGTTTTAACATTCATACTCAGAGTACAGTTTCTTTTGAGGTTATAGAAAAGAGAAGTAATGCTATATTTATCAAATTTAATCCAACTCTTGCTCCAAGTGAACAACATGGCATTATATATAGGTTTCAGATAAACAATAAAAAATATGTTTTTATGTTTTCTAACAATTATGACGGCAAGAGTGACCTTATACAAAACGCAGATGAGGATGTTGATTGTATGACATACGCGCAGGATACCAGTCTTTATTCTAATGATTCTTTCTTTGTATTTGTTTGATTATGTATGTTAAATATAATTATATGATTTACAGTAAGTTATTATATATAGGGGGGGGTAATCCTTAGTATGTTATGAGACGTCGTTTATTGCAAAAAAAATAGGGAACTTGAAGACTTTATCATAAGGTTTTATCCGGCAGGAAATTATACATGGACGGTTCCATCTGGATGTAGGGAGGTTGATGTGTTTCTTGTCGGAGGCGGTGGAGGATGTTCATATAATTCAGGATTAGGAACTCCTGGAGGCGGTGGAGGTGGCTATACTAAAACATATAAGAAGGATACCGCTGGATATAGAGATGGCAACGCGATAACTATTACACCAGGACAAACTATTGAAATTATAGTTGGTGCAGGAGTTCGTGGCGCAAATGGGGGATATTCACAGTTTATGAGTTCGCTTTACCGGGCTGAAGGAGGCCATCTGTCTCAATGGAATGGAGACGGAAATGGTGGTTCGGGAGGTGTAGGGGTAGATAGATCTACTCATTCGGTCGGAGGCTCAGATGGTACAGGCAGTGGTGGAACATCGGGGCAAGGACATACGACGCGTGATTTTGGGGAATCTAATGGTAAAAGGAATGCAGCAGGTGGGGCAAGCTCCTATAATAAATCAGGCGGGGAGACATCTCAGCCGGGAACATCAGATTATACAGAAGGGAGTGGCGAAGGCAGTAATGAAAGTAGTTCTTTGGCTTCTGGCTGGAGTGCCGGACTTGGTGGTGGCGGCTACGGTGGTGGAGCTGGGGGAAATGCATCGGGAAAATCGACGAAAGGTGGTGATGGTACTGTTTTGATTAGGGGTAGAAGATATAAATCGTAAGTAAATGTTATGAGACGAAGATTTGAAAATGTTAATATGGTGATGGGTAATTGTTTCTCTCCTGTAATGGAAGGGAGTCAATTTCAATGGGATAATATTGTAGGGTGATTATATACAACTTTACACCACAAATATAGGAAATTGTTTTTTTATATATAAATAATAATTCCTATATTTGTGTCATGAGATTAGTTGAACAACATATAATCAAACAAAGTTCAATATATTACAATGAGCTTCAAGACCTATTGCATAAGTGTAAAAACTTATACAATAAAGGGTTGTATGTTGTTAGACAACACTACTTTCAATACAAGAATGATAATACTGTAAAGTATAAATACCTCAACTATTATTCTCTCGAAAGAGTGTTGAAAACAGAAAATGATGTTGACTATCGTGCTTTACCAGCACCAGTTGCTCAACAGGTGTTGATGATGGTTGATAGGAACTTTAAATCTTTCTTCAATCTCTTTAATAAAAAGAATAGAGGTGAGTATTCCGAATTTGTTAGAATGCCTAAGTATCTTAACAAAGACGGTTTGTTTCCTGCTGTTTTTACGACCGCATCTTTTTCTCAAAAATGGATAAAACAAGGTATTGTTAAGTTACCTAAACAGTTTTCCTTTACCACAAGAACCAATAAACAAAATATTCAACAACTTAGATTCGTTCCTAAGAATGGATATATTGTTCTTGAAATAGTTTACAATAAGAAGGAAAAAGATCTTATGTCCGATAATGGGAACTATCTTGGTATCGACATAGAATTAGATAATTTAGCATCTTGTGTTTCAAACAACGGTTCTTGTTTTATCATCAATGGTAGACCACTAAAGTCTATCAACCAATATTATAATAAAAGATTAGCATTCTTAAAATCTAAATTAAAAGATAATAAACATACTTCAAAACAAATTAGGTCATTAACTAACAAAAGGAATAATAAGATCAAAGATTATCTTCACAAGGCAAGTAGGATATTGGTTAATCACGTAGTTTCCAATGGTATTAATACGATCATAATCGGTCATAACAAATGCTGGAAACAAGAGATCAATATCGGAAAACGAAATAATCAGAACTTTGTATCTATTCCTTTTAATGTATTTATCTCAATGATATCTTATAAAGCAACATTAGAAGGTATTAATGTTAAGATTGTTGAAGAATCTTATACTTCAAAATGTAGCTTTTTGGATAATGAACGGATTTGTAAACATAAATCTTACAAAGGAAGAAGGACCAAACGAGGATTGTTTAAAACCTCGTTTGGTAGGACTATTAATGCTGATATCAATGGTGCTTTTAACATCATTAGAAAATCAGAAAAAGAATCCTTTGATGTAACGATGTTACCAGAAGGTAGAGGGTTTTGGTGGAACCCGGTACGTATTTCTGTATAAATATATACTATTTTACATTTCTGGTGTAAAGTGGTATATAATCACCTAATTATATTGATATTCAAATAAGAAATTTCAATGATAATCCTATCCCCGATTTTTATGTAGGCGTGGTCGATAAAGTAGGAGACTGAAAATGTATTTCTTTTCTTCACCTACTTTAGAAATCCATTATTAAATCTCTTTTGCTATCTTTGTGACAAACAGTTATTAACATGGCATTAGAAGATAACAGAAACATAGCGATTCCTCAAACAGGTATGAATCGCGATCTGCATCCGTCGAGTCTTACGGATCAGCATTATACGTTTGCCTTGAATGCCAACATCGAATCCGAGGATGGTAATGTTGGAATGAGATCTAACGAGCACAGTAATCTTAAATGCATTGATTTCGATGGGTTTAAAGTTATTGGTTATAAGAATGATCTTACTTCGGGCAATATCTATTTTTTTATAACAAATCCTGAAACAGGCGTATCTAAAATAACTTATTTCAAGCCTGAATCCGATACAAGTATCTTGTCTGATTCTGATATAGAATCTATGGTAGAAGGATCGGAGTCGTTGTGTTCTGGCATGAAAACCCTGCTTGAAGACAACGAGCAAGATCCGTGCCTTAAGTTCTCTATCTATCATCCTATAAAAACCATAGAAATAAAGACAGAGAAATGTGGGAAATGTATTTACTGGACTGACGATTATAATCCTCCCAGGTATGTTATTGTAGACAAGGCTCTGACTCCTGATGATGAAGGTGATATATGGTATCATTATCATGGGTATAAGATATGCGATAAAGAATACGATAGGAAAAAGTTCATGCAGGAAAATGGTTGTTTTCTGGCATGTGAGAAACTTAGGGTGTTTCCACTACTGGACCAGCCATGTGTAGAGCCGGTACAGATAGAGTACGGGGGCAGCCTGCGTGCGGGCGTGTATCAGTTTGCTGTGGCCTTGTGCGATGAATTTGGTAACGAGAAAACTAACTATACTTCATTAACTAACCCTGTTCATGTATTTGATGAGCAATATATCAGGATAAATGATGGTAAATGGGGAGAAAGAACTAATCTTGGTATAAGACTTAAGGTGTCTAATCTGGATAGGCAAGTCAGCCATTACAAGGTGGCTGTTATTCAGAATACTGTAGGATACAATGGTGAAACACAACCTGTAGTTGATTATTTTATAGAAGGTATTCATCCTATTACAGAGAAGACCATATACTATTATTCTGATCTTAATAATAAGAGGACAACATTTGAACATATTTCTTTAAAAAGAGCCATATATAATACATCAAGAGGAATAGTATCGGTTGGAAACCGTCTTCTTCAATATGGTCTTACGGCAGAAAAAGAATGGAATTTACAGCCTGTAGTTTCCCTCATGGGTCATTTCTTGAAATGGCAGGCGTCTGTAGCCCACGAAGATTTATATAAGGATGGTAATGCTTGTTCGTTGTATGTGGGATATATGAGGAATGAAGTGTATCCGTTTTCTATCTCGTTTAAGACATCTACTGGTTATAAAACTCCAGCATTCGTTCTTATCCCCCCACCTTCTGATAAGGCAAGAGAGGAAATGAACAAAGACAGTATCCCATACCAGTCTATAAACGCATATGCTCCGGATTGCTCAGGTGTTAATAGGAAATATGTATGGCAGTATAGCAATACGGCAGGAGATGGGGTATTGATTGACGACGATGCGGTTGTTATAGATGAAGAACAGAAAGAGTGTAACAACCCGGCTACTGTAGGTCAAACTGTTATAGTGGAAAGCAATTTCGCTACTTTTAAAGGGAAATCAAGATTTATTATCGATTATGATGATATTGTAGGAACCCCTATAAATTATTTGTCTGAAAATATAGGTCTTGTAGCTTGTAATAATAAGGAGAATGGAAACAATGAAAGACAGATATGTGATATAGCTACCAAATACAGAGAAGATGGAACACAGGATTATATGGAGCCAATTGATCATATTAGGTTACCAGAAATGGAAGGAGACTGCGAAGTCCCTCATCGTCAAGAATCTATATTGTCAGCTCCAGTTCCACTAATAACAGGCCTTGTAGAAGATTATATCTATAAGGTTCTTAGCGAAATGGAACACGTCTCTACAGATTATCTATATACCACAGGAGGAGAAAATCAGAATAAGTATTCTGTGTTGTTTAATTACGAGACAATGGATTCTTTATCTGAATGGATGGAGAAAGCATTTTTTGGGTATAGCGCTGGCAGCATATCAGGTGATGGCAATCAACACCTTTGTTCTGAGTTTTATCCATACTTACAACCTGGATCTGTTTTAAAAACCGTGTCTGATGCTATATACGTATTAGATACCATGCCTTGTACATGCGGATGTTATATTGAGAGTTATTGCTCTGATCCTACTGTGTCAAGAACTGATTATAACAACTTTCAGAATTATAATTATCTTCTTGGAAGTTATATTCTTCATATAGATGGATGGAGCCAAAAGATAAATGATGTAGGAGATTGGCGAGCCGGTAGATCTACCAGTACAGTCATAAATAATCAGTATAGATCAAAGAACGGACCCAGGTATTGTATTGAGCAATTTTGGCCTGAAGCTTCTGAGAAGTTGCAAGATATGATATATAAAAATTCGGATACCGGTATAGATGAAACTGATTGGAAATTTGAAGGGTATGTAAACAATGCTACATTTAATAATCCTACAGGGGATAAGCTTAATATTGGATTCGCATCTGAATTTGTGGTATGGAAGTTTGTCAGAAATGTAATGACAAATGCAAGATTTATTAGAATCAATAGACCAGAAGAGTGGGACATAGAAGGTTATAAAGACGAGAACAAAGTTCTTTATCTTGAAGCTCTTGGAAAGGTAGATGGCATAATGGATGCTGTGTCTACCAATTACGTTCGTGTTTCTTTTTGGAAGGATGTTGAAACATGGTCCCCTCTTGGAATAGTACCAGTTGAATTTGATAGACCTGAGTATGAATCATCTCATTCCGTTATTGTTAACATAGCAAGACCGGCTTTCGGAGAAATAAATGAAGAGTTTTTTGATTCTATAGGTCAAAATTATTTTTATGTTACAATAGAATCTCCTATTGTAGCAGTTCCTTGGATAATGACGTTTAGACAAATTCAATTTTGTTCTTATAAAAATTATGATACCCCAGAAGAAGAGGAAGAAGAAGGAAAGAAGCCTTCCCGTGCTATTCTTGGAGTCGCTTTTGCTACAGGTAAAACCATATATCCTTATATTTTTGGTGTAAGAGAAAAAGAAATAAATAAGGTTGATTTGTCTGTTGATTCAATAATATTAAGATCGACGGTAGTATTTGCATCAAAATGTCAGACATGCGGAGATAGGCCCATCAATTGCAAGCCTCGTCCTTATAAATACGGGGATTTTGCATATTGGGAATCATCTGAGAAATATCCTGCTAATTTTGAACTTTATGATAGTAGTAGGATGAAAATAGACACAGGCAGATCTTATGATGATCCAAAAAAAACAGAAGCTTATTCTAATATTATGAATAAGTTAACAGAATATTATGGTGCTCCTTTGTCAGACAAAAATGGATTATCTTATTTCAAGGGTCATTCTTATGGAGGGGTAGATACTTCTACCGTATTTTGCCAGCAACCTATACGTCATTACCGGTTTCCAGATAATAAGCATATACCATTCATGAACAGTGATGAACGTGGATATGACATAGCTTCTGAAATATATCCGGTAGGTATTATGGTAGATGAGAACACCATACAAGTGTTTTTGGATTTTGCAGTGGATTCTGGTTTGATTACGCAACAACAAAGAAATACGATTGTAGGATATGAACTGTATCGTGGAGATAGGAGACTAAATAGGTCGGTTGTGGCTTCAGGATTAGCCTATGATATGCTTAGATACATAGGAGACGATGGTAATGTAAATATCTATCCTAATTACCCATATAATGACCTATCACAGGATCAATATAATTATACGTCTGGCAAAAGAGACGAGTTTATATCCCATCCTTTCGACAAAGGAGGAAACGTGTGGTATTCATTTTGTTCGCCTGATATTTATTTTAACAAGCCCGAACTTCCAAATGAAGTATGTATAGACGGGTTCCAAAGAGGAATGTCTGTAGGCAGTTTTGTGCCTGTAGAAGATCATCCAAAATGGACTATCTTAGGTCCTGCTGCTTATACGATGGCTGCGTCACTTGCCGCAGTTGAATCAAGTGCCACAATAGCCGCTATGATAGCAGAAGAGCTTCAGATAAGGGCTCAGTCTGGATACATAGGAGGGTCGGCCGGTCTTACCGGAGGAGGATTCCTAACGAATTTAAGTGTAGCCATGCTGTTTTCTTCAATGGTGTCAACCATCAGTCAAACTCTTGCTAAGGGCCCGATATTGTACGGTAAGTACCGTTATGATTGGCTTAATACGTTTATAAACAATGGACCGAGACGTAATCATGCATGGTATTATACTTCTGTAGGATTATATAATTCAATGATAGGTATAACAGACCAGGATAAGTATGAACGAAATTTTGCTCGTGGTTTATCTTCTGTTAAGTACATGAAGTCTGGTGTATATCCTATGATGGATGCCAGCATGTCATCTAAATGGGGAACCGGTAAAAACGATAATGAGGGACGATTCTTATTTGTTAATAATATAGATCGTGAATCTTCGTTATTTTTATCATTTGGTGATCCAGGTGAAAAAGGAGATGGTAAATCGAAATATTTATTGGAATATCCGAACTATGTCTACAACTACGACAGTAGCCGTATAGATGATTCGGTTATTGCTGGAAGAGATGTTGTAGCAGGAAGAACATTCGAGCAATCCAAATCAGTTTCATACATCTGTTCTCCGTATATGAGGCTTATGAGATATAGGCCGGATCAATATGGTCAAATAGAAGATATAAAATGGATTTCCATAGGTGGATGTGGATTTTTCACTAATGAAAAGAAACTGATGTTCGGTGGTGATACGGTGATAACCAGATTTTCATTAAAGAGAAAATTTCCTGTTTTTTATAATAGTGCTTTTGGTATTGGAGATATGATACCTTTCCCTTACATGAATTATAGAAATGTAGGATATCCAAGATATTTTGTTAATTATGATACAGGGGAAGATGCGCTTGAAACCACGGATAACGAACGTTTCAATAGTTGGACATCGTCTAATAAAGGAAGATATGCTTTTTACCCAAATAGGAAGAGCTTGTATGAATTGAACGGTGACACCTCCGGTAAGTATGTAGATGGCAGATTTTATACATGGTTCTATGGCATTCCTCAGTTCCTTGTAGAATCTGAAATAAATTGTAATTTCAGATTAGAGGGCCCTCAGCCTCATGAATTATTCTATCCAAAAGTAGGAGATTTTGTTTGGTGGACACAAGAAAAGAACGTGTCTATCCATAGGGACAATGATTACAAGATAAGTCCTATCTATTCATCGAGGATGACATTAACTCCTAATGTATTGCCGGCAACATACGAACGTCGTTTTTATGATTGTGCTTACCAGCGACCTAATGGTGTTATATGGAGTAGGGCTGACGTATCTGAAAACAGTCAAACAGATCCGTGGCTAACGTACAAGCCTATGGACTATCATGAGTTCCCAACCAGCAACGGGAAGCTTATTCACATGAAGCGTATTGAATCCGATCAGATTCTTGTCAGGTTCGAGGATCAGGTTTCACTCCATAACGCCATAGACGTAATCAAGGAGCGCACCTCCCCTGGGCAGGCTGAGATGGGCACCGGCGGTCTGTTCGCGTCCAGACCTCTGGAGTACAACACGACCGACCTCGGTTATTCTGGAACCCAGAGTACTGAAATAATTAGTTCAGAATTTGGTCACTTCTGGGTAGATACTAAAAGAGCACAGGTATTTATGACCGATCCGAACGGACGTAATCTCAAGGAACTTAGTGTAGGTATCAGACATTGGCTCAAGCGTCATCTTCCGTTTAAGATTCTTAGATACGGAATAACTAATATCTTAACCGGTACAGAGATGACAGAAGAAGATACAGACAATAAATTTATCGGTCTTGGTCTGTCTCTTGGATGGGATAATCGGTATAAGAGGGTACTTATCACGAAAAAAGATTATATACCTGTTAAGAACCCAGCATATTATAAATATGATGGTGGAAGGTTCTTGTACAATGAAACAGAGGTACTGTCAAACGATAAGGAAATATCTTTAAAAGACGAACAGTATTTTAAAGACGTGTCGTTCACTATCGGATATTCGTGTCTGAAGCAAGAATGGATTTCTTATTATTCGTTCTGTCCTGACTATTATATAGAACAGCAACAATATTTTCAGACAGGAATAAACTTCCCGACATCAGACGAAGAAGGCGGCTTATGGAGTCATTTGCTGACGAATAAGAGCTTCCAGACATTCTACGGAGCAACATATCCATTTATATTAGAAGTGCCGATAAAAGAGAAATATAATGGCTCTACGCTGGCTTCTGTAGAATACGAGCTTGATGCAAGGAAATACGTCGATGATGTGAATTACACTCTTGACAGGAAAGTAGGTTTAGATACGATAACTATCTACAACGACACAAACAACTCAGGTGAAATTCATCTTGTTCCAGAAGAAAAGAATAATTTAGCGCAACGTATATCGTATCCGAAAATCGTAGGCGACTATACTGAGGTCCTGGATACTGAGGTATATAGAAGACATAAGTTAAATGACTTCTTCAACAGGGTTGACGATGACCGGTCAGAGACCCCTATTTGGATCAAGGACGATAACGATATAAATAAGTCAGTTAATCCTGATGCTCTTAATTTCAGACGGTCATGGCTGGATAGGTTAAGGGGAAGTTGGATGCTGATGAGGATAAAGAAAGTAATTAGTAACCGGAAAATCATATTCCAGTGGTTGATTTCTGAAGATAAGATTAAGAATAGATAAATTACAATATTTAACAAGTTGAAAATAAGTAGTTTTTATTTTGTGATTTAATAATAGTTGAATATATTTGTAGCGCCTATCGATCCATCGCGGACAGGTAGGCGCTTATTTATTAACAATAAAACGGTGTAAAATTATGAAAAGTAACGTATTATTACAATCAGAAAGTAGAGAATTATTAGGTAGAAACATTTCTGTTATGTCAAAAGATGGTTTTGTGTGTATAACAGAGGTTATGGATGTATTGTCACAGAAAAGAGCGGCTATGGGGTTGGAGCCTAAAAGACTCGACCATTTAATGTCTACGTCGTCTTTTCAAGAGAAAATGAATGCATTAATTAAAGAATTGAATATCAATGAATTGTCTTGTACTGTACGATATCATACACTCAAAGATAATTCATTGAATATAAGTAAATTAACTGATTTGAAGAAATACGGAATGGCATACAGGAGAGGAAAAGGAAAAGATCAAAAATGGTTTGTTAATCCGTATTTTTTCGTCATGATAGCCTTAGAGTTAGATCCTGAAATATATGCTAAGGTTATATTATGGCTTACCGACAACTTTATAGAAAATAGAAATATAGCTGGTGAAGCTTACATTAAGATGTGCAAGTCTGTTTCTTCTTTAATAAAAAACAAAAGCGAATTATCTGATAAGATAAAAATAGTAGCCAAAGCCATAAATTTTATTGTTTTCAATAAACATGAAGATGGGATTAGAAATTTTGCAACGAAGAATGAGTTAAATGAAATAATATCAATAGAGAATGCAGTCGGAGCTATAATCGATGGGGAGTTTGTTCATTCATTCGAGGAATTAAGAATGTATTTAGGTAAAGAGTGGAAAAAGAGATGGGGTAATCCAATTATGACTCTAAAATAATTTATCCAAATTAATACATTTTAAATCATTTTAATTTGTAAATCATATTTTAGTGTCTATATTTGCATCGTAATCAAGAGAGATTATAATATAAGACAGTGGTGATGGAAGGTGATACTTCGGTTTGTGTCACAGGTTCGAGTCCTGTATTTTTCATGCAAGAAAGATTAGATCAGTTGGTAGATTAAAACCTCCTTTCAAACACCTTCCAAATTATCCCTGTTTTAACAACATATATAGATGGTGAGGAGTTCGGTTACTTCGAAAATTAGTGTAGTGGATAACACGGCTTTAGGTAAAAAAGTTTTTCATTGGTTCGAATCCAATATTTTCATTTTAGATCCGGCTCCGCTTTTCCTCTGTTTGAAATATATAAAAACTAATGAGTGGTGATGGGGTTAGTTACTTCGAATTTAGCTCAGATGGATAGAGCGATACTCTTTTAAAGTATAGGTCGATGGTTCAAATCCATTATTTCATTGTTTATACTAACTTCAGCTTTTCCCTCATTGAGTATTCATTTTGATATATTTTTTTTAAGCAGTGGTAGTAATATCACTGCTTTTTTTGTATAACACTTTAAAGAAAACAACAAATGGGAAAGTTTAACAAAAAGGATGAAGGTGTTAAACCTACGATCGTGAATCACATGGGCGAGAAGGCGTATAAGCCTAACGCAGAAGAAGAGTTGGTGTCTACGGTAATGACTACCATGTTGTCTGATTCTTATTATGAGAAAGAAAAAGACAAGGTGAACAGGATTAAGGACCTTATGGATCAAGTAGATCCGTATTTCGCAGCACAAACAGCATTGTATGTCAGGAAAGAAGGAAAGCTTAGGTCAGTAACGCATCTTATGGCTTCTGTCCTTGCCAGCAAAGCATCGGGTAAGGAATGGGCTTCAAGGTTCTATAACAAGATCGTTATGCGTCCTGATGATATGAGCGAAATCCTTGGCTGTTATGCGGCTCTTAACGGCAAAAATCCAAAGAAGTTAAGAGGTATATCCAGTGCTATTAAGAAAGGATTTAAGACGGCTTTGGAAGGTCTTGATCCGTATCGGATTGATAAGTATAAGATGGACAGTAGGGTCATTGCTATGGTTGACCTCGTAAACTTATTTCACCCCAAAGGCAATCAGGCTAACAAAACGGCTTTCCAGTACCTTATAGAAGGTAGGTCTTTGTCTGGATTATACGAAAGCAAGATTCTTGAAAAAGAAATGTCTAAAGCCGGACAGGATAAGAAAGACAATAAGGAAAAGAAAGAAGCTTTAGGTGACGCTATTCGGGACGTGGTTTCCAATGTAAAAGGTATGCCTATTTTTAATATGGTTCGTAACCTTGTAAACATAATCAAATACGCGCCTGATCAAATAGATGAAGTTTGTAGGCAGCTTACAATAGAAGAGAAGGTACTTAATTCGAAGATGCTTCCTTTCCGCTTTGCTTCAGCTTTCAAAGAGGTTGAAAATATAGGCACTGATAGTTCCGATAATGATATTGTATTTGAGTCGGATAAAAAACGTGCTAAATTAACAGCGCGTAATAAATATAAGATTTTAGATGCGTTGGAAAAAGCCATAACCATATCCTGCAAAAACCTGCCGGTGCTGGAGGGGCGGTCGGCTATCCTGATTGACCACTCTGGCTCTGTACGTGGAGATATGGGAGGATCTTCTGAAGTGTCTGCCTTTAGCAAAACAAATACGGCTGTCATTGGTAACTTATTTGGCTGTATGATCGCATCTGTGCTTCCTGACGTATTTATTGGCATGTTTGGTGATAAACTTATCAATTACGAATATGATAGAAGTAAAGGTGTTTTATGGAATAACAAAAAATCTTTTACTGCCGGAGTAAAATGCGGTGGTGCCACTGAAAACGGTCTTTTTGCATTCTTGGATAAGTGCGTTAAAGATAAGATCAAGGTAGATAACTTGTACATTATTTCAGATATGCAGATAGGAGACGGTGAATCTGTTGTATGGGAGAAAAGCTCCAGTTATGGATATGGCAAATTCGCCGAACTTTTGAAAGAGTTCAAGAAAGTAAATCCAAATTGCAAGATCGTTTCTATTTCTATTCAAGGATATGGAAGTGAGATGTTTTACAGAGGATCTAATATCTTGAACATAGCTGGCTGGTCAGAATCTATTTTCGATGTTATTAACAGCAAGTTCTGCGGATATAAGAATATGATTGAGGAAATTAAGAAGATAAAAATATAAATCTTACATTTGTATTGTTTTCATAATAAGATTTCCATTATAATAAGCCGGAGAATGAATGGTGGCATTCTTCGGCTATTTTATTTACCTTTGTTGAAAAACAGTTTGTTATGAAACAAGTATTATATAAAAATGATATATACCCCTATAATGTAAGGGTATTGCTTGGAGCAGATGAAGAGTATATAGCAAAGACGTTCGCCAACCTGGAAGTAGAAGATCAGAGCTGGGAGGGGTGGACTGATGATTATGGTGGCAGAACTATTTTCGTAGGAAACCGAACCAATCACAGGAAAGAAATATGTTTCTTATTTCATTCGCTGTCTGATATGGATGTCAGAACAATAGGACACGAATGTCTGCACGGTCTTTCTATTTATTGTAAGTATCTTAATATGGATTACGGTTTTGAAGTCGGAGGAGATGAGCATGCCGCCTGTCTGATGGGATGGTTAGTTGATAAGGTTTGTGGTGCTTACCACAAATTTAAGAAGGAGGAAGAAAAAAATGGCAAAGAAGACTAAAAATTATGTAAGAGACAAACAACCAAAAACATTATGGAATAAAATTGGTCCGTTTGTAAAACTTAGAGAATATCTGGCATCTAATATAACACCTGACGTGTATGCTAATGAAAGAGGATTGAAAACCAAAATAATGGAATTTTTTGGTCAAGATGTTCCGAAAGCCAATGTAGATGATTTTAGTCAGAATCTTTGGTTTAGATTCTTAAACCAACCAAATAACCTGAAAGAGGAAAACGGGATTGTTAGAATACCAGACAATATTAAATCCATTATATCTGACAGGATAAATGGTGGATGGGAGAAAATGGCTAAAAAATATGGAAAGGAGCTTGATTCATTAGATAATAAGATAATTGATGGAAAAGTTGCAGGCAAGGACGTATCTGATTTGGAGGAGTTAAGGGATGTAACAAGTAGGAAACTTGGAATGGTAGAAGAGGGTATAGATCTCTTAAAAAAAGCCAGAACCGGAGAACATCAGGTATTTAACGAATATAATTTTATACCGGATGCTTACGGAGATTTAAATGATTTATCAGGCTTATCAAGTTTTACCATGTACCGTGATGATAGAGGTAGGATGGTTGTGAAAGATAAGTACGATTTTTATAGAAGCGATCAACCTTTTGGTGTTGGGGTTGTTACTAAGACTCTTGATACAATAGGATATCCTTTTGAAATAAGGGATTATGTAGAAGATAAAATCCCATACGAAGAAAATGATCCAAACAAGATCCTGTTTAGATCCATTATTGATTCAAAGAATGATTTGGATAAAAGGATGGAGATAAGATCCAAAAAACAAGGAGGGGATTCTTCTAAGCCGGAAATAGATTGGGATTTATTCAAATCCAAATATGAAAATATGAAGCGTGTGGGTAAGGGTAAGCATCGTACTATGGACGTAGAAGGGATGAATATGATCTATGATGCTTTATATGATAAAGGTTTTAATCAACGCCAGATAGAAGCCGTACTTGGAAATATTATTGAAGAATCTGGTGGAAACCCCTACGCTGTATCTGAGGATGGAAAATTTAGGGGACTTTTTCAAGAATATTACAAAAGATATCCGCCAAAAGAGTTTGAAAGAGATAAAGAGAGATTTAAGAGCGATAAGCGTGGATATATCAACTATATGATAGACAGATTTTATGATCATGTTCAAGATGCTGGGAAGTATAGTATAAAAGATACTAAATACAAAAAAGCTATTCATGCAGTAAACGAATTTATGTCAGAAGATCCAGATACGGATTATTCGTATCCACTTGTGTATGCTTTTGAAGCTCCATCAGATAAAGAAGGAACTTATGAAAATAGAAAGAGCGTATCAAATTTGATAAGCCAATCTTATGTTTTGGATAATGTTGATAAAAAGGATAATGATAATACTATTGTTGATGCTATTCTTGGAATAAAAAATGATCTTGAGCTACAAGACTCTATTTCCACTACAAGAGGCGAAGCCTTTAAAGAAGCCAGGAAAAGAGGTCTTAAGGAATTTACGTGGAATGGAAAGAGATACAATACCAATATCAAGAAAGAAGGTGGCGTGGTTGGTAAACAGCGTGAAGCATATGAATATTTTACTAATAAAAGAGGCATGTCTAAGATACAGGCGCTTGCTATCATAGGTAATCTCATGGCTGAATCCGGTCTTAAAGATGACATATACGGAGACAACAGAACATCATACGGCATACAGCAATGGCATAATGAGCGCATGGATAAGCTATTCAAGCACGCCAAAAAGAAAGGTCATTCTACACCAACATTCAAAGACCAACTTGAGTTCTTAGCTGATGAATACGAAGGGAAAACCGGATATTCTAATTTCTTATACACAAGAAAAGGAAAAGAAGGACCAGGGTATTACAACTACAGCCGGCAGGACTTCATGAACGCCGATAACCTTAAAGATGCTGTAGTAGCTTGGAACCAAGGAGCAGGACGTCCTCATAAGAGTGTTATAAGAAACGATGACCGTTATAATTATGCTATGGAGGTTGCTAAAAATCTTGGTTTGGAAATTGAAGAAAATTCCGTATCTTCGTATGGTCAAATGGGATTCGGAGATGATGCTGAAATAGCAGCATCGGTAACACTTCCAGAGGTAGAAGTGGTAGCCGCCCTTCCTAACCCGGAAGTCCCGTCCCAGGAGAGACAGTCCGAGGAAGAGAGATTCCGTACATGGACTGAAACGTATGGTAAGGACATCATAAATCATTTACTGACGTTAGACGGGAAAAAGGATGGTGATGACAGTGATTACAGCATGATGTATAAACAGCATGAAAAAGAAAGCGAAGAGGATAAGAAAATGGCTTTGATTAATGCCGTGCTTCCCAATATTCAGCTTCGCATTAAAGGCGTCACTGATAATTAGAACAATTATTTTATTTCTCATATTAATAAAGCGAAGCCGGATTTGAGACTTGTTATGCGGATACCGAAGGTTGAAGAACGATATCAAGATAATCCGGCTTTTTTGTGCGATTTCGTGAAGGATGGAACTATCATCGCCTTGGTTTAACAGAACAGACCTACGTACCTCCACTGTCCTGACGGGCATGGACGCCCGTCTCGCCTACCAGCCTGCCTAATTCTCCACTGGCTACCTAATATAACTATTAACGTCACTCCATCACCTATCTCCCTTCAGTCGATAGGTTCAGTCGTTTTTAAATATTATAAGTTCTTTCGCATCGTTCCCTTCGGTCACGATACTCAATCTTTTAACACAATTAGGCGAACAATACAATGACGGAAAAAGTAATTTGTCAATCCGTTCACTCACTTAACTCCCTTCGGTCGTTAAGTTTATTCACTGTAAACAATTATATGAATAAATGGTAAAGTATATAAAATAATATAAATAATATAATGAGTAAGATCATTGAAAATGGTCTTAATATTAAGGAAAACGGAGACTATTCATAGGCGTAGTTTTAATTCAAGATTTGTTGTCCCACTCCTGACGGTCAGACGGTTACGTTCAGGGTCATTTTCCCGTCTCTTATCCAAACCGTCATAAAATAAAAAACCTTGTATCCTATTTCTCTCAAACCGGATACAAGGCAGTGCATTTTCTTCTTTTTATGTAAAATCATATATTTGCACTAAACAACAAAAACAATATGGAGACAAAAATAACTGAAATAATGAATCCTCACAAGTTACACGACAAGCTCTTCAAGAAAGAGCAGGTCTCTCCGATAGAAGTTATATACAATAGCTTCAGCAACTTAGGGTACAATGTAGTACGCCGTCCAGCCGGTCAGTGTTTAGGCAATTTGAGATATTTTAATCTATTTTATGACAAACATACTCATCATTTCTATCAGAAAGACAGGAAGTTGAGATATTGTAGCAACTTTCTCATATCTGATTACTGGAAAGATAGAGTGCGATGTTTCATAGTTTGGAACTTTGGTTTTGGAAGATTCTTTCCGTACAATGACTTTATTGAGGCTATGGTTTATGATTATCTCCGATATGGGAGAAAGTCAGTTCCTTATCTTAAAAGCGTGCAAGAGGCTGAAGAAAAGTGTGTAAGGTTCTATATCCGGTCTCAGATAGACATGCTTCGTAAGGAAGGATATGCTGCATACCGGGCTAAGTTTAAGGAAGAACGTCCTCAGTATTTCATCGGAGACGATAGGACGGTGTTTAGGTGCCTTGACAGCTCTTTGAAAAGAGAAGAGAAGATTGCTGCATGCGTAGCCCACAAAAGGGCTTTAAAAGAAGGTATAATAACCTCTTTCATCAACCATCTCAAGAAACATCCTACCACCTTGTATTCTTGGTTTTCATCAGAGGTAGACAGCGAAGGAAAGAATAGGATATGTTTATCTGACAAGGCTGTTTCGTATTTGAATAAGAGACTGGTTCGCAATGGATTAAAGGCTCTTTCTGCATCATATCTTTTTAGAACGTTTAGAAAAATGGTGAAGACTTTGTTCGGTTTCAATGTCAGGTCGTTCTTGAATAGCTGTCTGATGTCTGTTTCAACAGAAGAGGTTTTAACCAAATCTATGAAGAAAATAGTTTCCAAGACGGTGCTGTTTTTGTACAAGAGAGCGCTTAAGAACTATCGCCGGGCATGCGGTCTTAAGTACGACCCTGATTCGGGCGGTTTGTCTGTCATACGTCCCTGATTTTTAAACGTATCCCATAACGTTGGATTTTCTCGTTCGTTTCTCTTATCTTTGTGAAAAAAGATAGTATGAAATTACGAATCATAAAAAATCGTCCGATATTCGCTCCTGGCGGTAGTGTTCAGGATAAGAAACAGGATATTAATGTATCCTCTACTCAGCCTATTCTTGATTATGGAACGCCTGTTAATAAATGGGGTGAATCTGATATTCAGAATATATATATGCCTTCTGATGTGACTTTAGAAACAGAGGAGGGGGAGATAAATCCATTTAGTAGTATGCCTACATCCGATCCGTTTTTTGAAAATCATGATGCAGGATATGCAGGATATCTCGCTGATAATAGGGGCATGGTTAAAAACGTAGAGAAATCAGTCGTTGATAATGCAATGAATTTAGGTGGTGTTGATTCTGATTCCTCTAAAGAAAAACGTTCCCAAGATGGTAATCCTCTGGATCCTATGACTACCCCATATTATTCACCCGATCTAACCGGCAGAGCTCAAATGTTCGGTACAAGTCTTGGTCGGATAAGAGCCGGTAATAAGGTCGGTGCTAATGTGGCTCAAGCTGCCTTGTCTGGTGTTAGTTTAGGATTAGGTCTTACCCGTAATATCATGGGAGCTTCATCTGCTGCGTATGCAGCCAGCAGAGACGAGCAGGCAGCGAGGGAAAAACTTGCCAAGGAGCGTCGTCAGCAATTCATCAAGTGGGAACGTGAAGGTGGTGGCGTGAATTTAGGTAACGGTCAGAAGATGGATACGTCTGATATGACCGGAGAATATATTTATCCTCTTCCCAAGTCTATGGAAGATGCTGCGAATGTAGAGATAGAGAAAGGCGAGTACGTGCTGACTCCTGACTCCGTAGGGCCTATGGAAGCCAAAGGGGACAGACATGAAAATGGTGGTACTCCGGTTGATTTGCCAGAGGCTTATATTGTTTCCGATTATCGTAAGATAGATGATGAGTTTGCCTCTTACGTTAGAGAAAATTATGGTATTAAGGCAACGTCAAAAGATACGTATGCTACACTCCTTGATCGATATAAGAAAAAGATAGGTTTGTCTGATAAGTACGAAGATCAGGAGCGTGTATATAAGAGATTAGAGAAAAATGAAGAAGTAAAAGACAAAAACACATCTAATCTTAATGCTTCTATTCTTTCCAAGTACGTCAATGAAAACCAGAAAGAGATAGACGAGCTTGAAGCACAATTTCGTTCTTTCGCTGAAATCGTTTATGGCAAACAGGAAGAATCTAAGCGTAACGAGAAGATGGATGCTTTTTTCAGGGATGGCGGGGTTGTTGATCTGAATCAGGTAAAGAAACAAGCTAAGGCTTTTAATATTGCAGAATCAGATGCTAAGAACTGGATATATGACGAGTATGTTAAGCAAACCAGAAAAATGGCTGAAGGTGGACCTACTCAGAAGGAGCTGGAGGAACTTAGAAAGAATGCTATCGGCTACAATAAGCTTATCAATCAGTTATTTGGACGAACTCTTAATATGACTGTATCTGATGTTAGTGGTCGTGAGCAGATTCTTAATCCTGATTCCAGTGTCAATGCCAATCAGAATCTCCAACATAGAAGCAATTTAGGATACGGCAGGGTAAATGATAAGGCGGTATCTAATTTGCTCGACGTAAACCGATGGGCTAACAAGTACAATACGGATGGTGATTTTGATACAGAAGGTTTCCAGAAAGGATACAACAGGCAATTAAATGCATTGTGGGCGTTAGCTGATGTAGGCGCTATTACGAATGCTGATGCAGCCAAGAAATTCAGAGATGAATACGGATTCTGGGGCCAGGACGCCGGAAGCTACGGAGGGAATCAGGCTTATAATTCATTTGCCGTAGATGATAAGTTTGGTCAGACAACAGCTACTCGTTCTTATTATGGGTTGGACGTTGTTTCGGCAGAGCAAAAAAGATTGTTAAACGAAAAAGGGATAAAGAATTATGTTGACTTATTTGGTGATAAATCTGATGCCGCTAAGAAGATTCTGGGCTCCGATTATAATAAGTTTGTTGCTTTAAGAGATAGTGGGTTAATGCCGGAAATAGACTTCGTTCTTGAGTCTGTTAAACCAGAAATGAAGCCTATTGAGGCCGGTCCCATAGCACCAGGCCTTACACCGCCTAAGATTGGATCTCCTGGAAGGGTAGAGGTAAAACCGAAAGCAAGTACGCCTACGACTGCAACCGACACCGATACAGAGGAGGTGGTTGAAGACAACGGACCTAAAGGGCAGGGCAGACCGGCGGCGTTCGGTCCTATCTTCCCTGAGATGCTGAGAACGCTCGATACAGGCTTGGAGATAGAAGGTCTGGAAAGACATCAGGCTCCGAGAATAGACCCAGTTCTTCAATCTGCTGATCAGTATATCAACGAGCTCAACCGCGCGACATCGGCTCAGTTGGACGCAGTAGGTGACGTGCCCGACTCCCAGCGCTCCGCTATTCTGGCTAATATGAACGCCATAGCCGGAAGCAATATAGCCAAGTACATTAACGAAGTAAATTTCAATAACGCAAGGCAAATAAACGAAGCTGATAGATTCAATGAAATGGCTTATGTTCAGACAGACGATAAGAACATAGCGGAAAGGCAACGTTATGAATCCGGGTTATTGAAGGCTATGGCTATAAGGGATGAAAATCTTGCTCGTTATTATGATAGCATAAACAGCGAAATACAGAATAAGTTCAATGTTCGTACATCGTTGAATACCATAGCTTCCATAGCTCCGAATATGAGAATGCTTCCAAGTGGCCAAATTATTTACGTTCAAGGTAATCAGGATGTGATGAATATGGGTGATTATTCTACACCTTACTTGAGAAGTTTAAATGAAGAAGATGATGAAACTAAAAGAAGAAGGAGGACCAAATAGTGGCTTCACGGTATAGTATTTTAAGGCAATATGCCCCGTATGTTAGTCCTTACAACATAGATCTTGTTAAGGACGTCATGATGTACAAACAGCAGAAGGTTGATGCTGCTCGTGAAAAGATCTATACCCAGGTAGATTATCTTATGGGTCAAGAGATAGATAAGCCTGAAGCCCGCGCTTATATGGAAGATAAGATGTCAGGTGTGATTGCTAACATCAATCAAAAATTCAAAGGCGTGGATCTTTCTTCTGATGGTGTTACGAGAGCCATACAAGGAGAGATAAGTTCGGTGTTAGATGATACGGTCATTAACGCGATTGCCGGCACAAAAGAAGGCAAGAGGGTTATGAAGGAAATAGAATCTATAAAACAGAATCATCCTGAACTTTATTCTCCTATTAATGAATGGCATGCTTTGGACCCTTATTACAAATGGAGGTCAGATGGTAAAGCAGGATCAAGGTTGGGAGGTCTTCATTATTCTCCTTATGTCGATTATACTAAGGAGATAAATAAGCTGGTCAGTGATTTTAGGAAAAACAACGAAGGCAAGAAGATTCAGACAACAGAATATGATGTTAAAGGTAATCCTACTGGTGGAATCATAGAAGTCAACGTAGATGAGCTTACTGATTCCCAGATAAGGAATTTTGTGTCTGCTAACTTATCTGAAAACATGAGGAATCAGATGAGAATAGAAGCATCATACATGGCAGCTACCAATCCGGTGTTCAGTAATCCAGATTTGGTTAGTCAATACATTGGGTCTTATGTCGAAAGATACGATAGGCACATAGGAGCATTGGAAGCAAAAAAGAAATCAGTAGGGGATAATAAGGATATTATTGATCGTATTGACAGTCAGATACAGGAAGCTAAAAATCAGAAAGCAGAAGCCAAGAGGGAGGCAGATATGATAATAGCTTCATCAGATCCGGTAGCGGCTGCTAATTTTGTTGTTACCAATAATCTTTTCGATAAGATGACTGATGCATGGAGATACGACAATACAAGTTTTGAAAGGAAGAAAGATGATCTTTATTTTGCAAGGTTGGCAGAGGATAGGGCTCAGCAAAAGTTTTTGACTGATAATGCTAAGTCTATGGTTGAAATATCGTTGGCAAAAGAGCAACTTGCACAGGCTAAGATTGAAACCGAATACATGCGTACTTACGGTTCCAAGATGGGCACTGAAAGCTCATCCGGAGGCACAAGAGGAGCAGGCGGTGTAGGAGTGCCGATGGCTCCTATGGACGGGCCTACGGCTATCAATTCTGGAACGGGTAAGATAGGATCTGTTAATTTGGCTAATATCCCTTATGAACAACTCACATCTTCTTCCACAGAGCGTAGAGCAAATTTATTGAAATTATATAATTCATTATCTCCTACAGACAGAAGCAATATCGTTGCAGCATCATACGAAGAAGAAAAAACTGACCCAGGATTGTATGCTAATATGACTCCTGAAGAACGGATATATTCTTATTTAAAAAATAATGGAGGTCAGAAAAACGGATATTTCGGACAAGGAAATAACAGATTGTCTGAAGCTTATGATGCTTTACTTCTTTCTGATTCTAAGGCAAATGGAGCTGCAAAGGCTATAAATAACATAACTGATTATCAAATAGATAATATAGTTACTAAAAAAAATAAGGATATTATCAGGAAAGTTCGTAATGCTAAGTTTATGAAAGGAAATTCTTTTATGAATCTTACCAATACAGATGATAAGGCTGGAGCCTTCCTGCTCGCCACAGCCATAACAACTGGTGTATCTGATGCCGTAGGGTTCAGAGGATACATGATGGATCCTTCAAGAGGAATAGATATTCTTAGTGCTATATCTCCGTCATTAGGAGCTAAGGTGAGTGCCGGCAAGTTGGGGAAAAACATATTTGATGCTATTACAAGCGGGAATAATGGTTCTTCTACTGGTACATTGGCTCTTATTAATGGAATGAAGAAACTCAATGGCGATCCTGATTTTAATATATCTGATTATATGACCATAGATAAGGATGGTGATATAGATTTAAAAGATTATCAGGAAGGTGAACCATTGACTATTACCCAGCTAAGATATGCTGAGAAAAACAGTAGGGTGTCTGATATGATAGCAAGTCAGATGCAGGATGAGATAAAAATGTCTGTATCTCCCGATCAGATTTCTGATAAGTTATCTCAGTATCATTACCTTGATTCTTACAAAAGATACAATTGGAATGCCGATTCGCCGGAAAAGTCTTTGCAGAAGGCTCAGTTTAGAAGATTGTCTGGTTACATGGCAGGAAAGGTAAATAATCTGGATCCTACTGCTATTAATGCCATTAATATGGATGCCGAGATAGATAATGGCACCGTTAGAAGATTCTTGACTGCTCAAGTAGGTTCCGGTAAAAATTCTTATGTTACAGAAAGGGTTGAGATTACGAATGACGAGCTTCTTAAGGCGGGTATAGATCCTTCGGTCGAGGAGCGCAATTATCCGGTAGATGGCTACAAATCAAGTTTTGAAACCTGTGATTTTGTAGATACCGGAAAGAAGGAAGGTTATTCTTATGATAAGTATCTTATACGTAATGGCCTTCCTCGTTTGGCTTCTAAGGCTGATGTTAAGAATGATCTTTATGATATAGTAAAGGTTCATGGTTCTTACCTTAAGCCAGAAGAAATGAATGTTGTTAAAGCCCTTGTTGATAATTTTATTGACATGTCTGATAATATATCAGTTCAGTTGGAGGGAATGGACGATAGGGGTTCAAGAGAGGTAGCGGTCAATTTCTATGACAAAAGGACTAAAAATTCTAAAAATCCTGCATTGTTGTTCTCGGATTTTGTTCCTTTGGATCCAGGTAATGATGAGTATGCGGATTACTGGAATAGCATTCACCAGAAGTGTCCTCAGTACTTCTTTGTAAAATACGTGAAGGAGGCTGTTCAAGAACGTCTTGATCAGATGAGGGATCCGTATATGAGAGGAATAAATATCACGCCCAACATGAATGACAAGTTTAGTAAGTTGAACGATTTTTTGCAGAAAATTTATGGCTGACAATAATATAGATAGATATAATCCTGCTGCTAAAACCACTTACGAAGATGTGGCAAGGCAAAGAAAATTAGCCGAAGAAGAGAATTATACTCCGGCTACACTACCAGAGACGACAACGCCTCTGGTTCCTAATTATATGCCTGGTGAAGGTGTGTATGCCCAACCTAAATTTCCGGATTACGCATCAAGGATAGCTGCTGCCGAATACGAAGAACCGTATATAGCCAAGGAGATAAGCAACAGCTACTCGGAGGCACTGGCTCGTAACAGCTACAGGGGGGCTACACCTGCCCCGCCGCCTCTTAATCCCTATGGACCAAAGGTAAGTATCCGTGAAAGTCATCAGATGGGTAATGATGGGGTATGGCGTACAAAATATCCCAACTATATTCCGGGTATAAATAATGAGGATTATTATGCCAGAAGACAGAGCGGATGGAGTAAGTTTTGGAATGGTGTAGGCAAATTCGCTTTAAAGTCCGCATTGTACGGTGCTCAAGGAGTTGTGTCATTGCCTGACAAACTTATCAATATGGCATCTGAGGGAAGTTACAAAGCTGCGTTAAACACTAACATGGATAAGTTTGTAGGTGATCTTGACCAGCAAATAGACATGCTTCTTCCCCATTATTACAAGAAAGAGGTAGAAGATTATAATTTTGGTCAGAAGCTTTTTAAGGATACCGGTAATTTCTTGTGGAATGACGTCCTTGGTAATGGTATGTCTTTTACCGTAGGAGCCATGATATCAGCGTACATGACCGGAGGACTTGGAGTTGGATCATTGGGTAATATAGGCGCTAAATTAGGTGGAAGAATCGGAGCTAAGTTAGCAGCAAGGCAAGCTGCCAATAGGGGCATAGGAAGCCTTAAAAGCGTGTTTAACGACTATGTAAGAAAAGGAGTTGCTACCGGAAGAAATGTAGGGGAGGCGGCTAAGACCATGACGTTGTTGGCTACCAGTGCCGGATTCGAGTCATCGGTTGAAGCAAATTCTTTTATGAAGCAATCTGAGTCTGATTTCAAGGATTATTATCGTAAGATTTATGGTCGTGATCCCAATGCAGAGGAAATGGCTGTTTTTCGTAATTCTAATGCTGATGTAGGTAGTGCTATATTTGCCGCCAATATGGGTATAGTAGGATTATCTAACTGGCTTCTTTTTGGTAAGTATATAGGGTTAGGAGGAAAGGCTATACCTGGGTTGGAAAAGAGGCTCAACAAGCATTTATTTGGATTAGGGACGGAAGTTGCGAAGCCGGGAGAGATGGCTATTAAAATAACCAATCCCAATATAGGACAGAAGATAGCAGGCAATGTTTTCAATATCATGAAAAGACCGGTATCTGAAGGCTTATGGGAAGAAGGATCTCAAGGTGCTGTTCAGAATACGGCTGAGGAATATGTTAAGTCAAGATATGATAATGTCGCCATGAACGGAGCCGTTGATGTTCTTGATGCTATTTCTGAAGGATTTAAAAAGCAATATACGTCTAAAGAAGGATGGACTGAAATAGGAATCGGTGCTATTATCGGTTCTTTGTTTGGTATGAGAGAAGGCTTCTTTGGGGTGAAAGAGTATAGTAATAGTCAGATCTTGCTGGAAAGGCAAGTGAATGAATATAACAAAGCATCTTCTAATCTTAACACGGCGGCTTTGAATACGTTGAAAAAATCAATGAGTTTAGGGCCTCAAGTTCGTTCCGATGCCCAGTCTATGACTGGTAAGGAGCTTGATGATGCTATGTTTGAAAAGATGTCTATTGACAACCAAATGGGAACCTTAGAGGATTCGGCTGAAAATTTCCGGCAGATGATTGATATGATGCCTATTTCGGAAATAGCCGAAGCTAATGGAATGTCTTTAGAAGAGGCAAAGAAATACAAGGATTCTATTATTGATAATTATAACAATCGTCTTTCGGATTTCAGATCTGCCCAGAGTTTTGCCGAAGATCTTATAGGTGATGACTCTAAGATTGAATTTAGAAAATACGTGGCTCGTAATGCCTTCCTTGGTCTTCAATCAGAATCAAGAATGAAAGACATAGCTTCTGTCATAGAAACGCTTTCAGGACAGCCTCGCGTGGCAGATGCGCTAAGTACGTTCTCCCGGCTGTCGGACAGAGCAAGGGAGCGGGCGATGGCTATCCGTGGCATACGGTCAAGGATAGAAGAACTTGAATCCGAAATAGAAGATCTTGCTACCCGCCCTCGTAACGTAGAAGGGAAAGATCCACAAGCTGAATCCATACAACGAAAAACCAAAGAATTGGAAAGCCTTAGAACCAATTACAACAATTCGTTGTCTGAGTTATCAACGTTAATAGGAAAAGAGTTTTCGATAGAAGAGCTGGTAAGTAAAACCGAATCTGTTTTATCATCTCCTCTTTCTCCCATAAGTTCACAAGATGTGATAGAAGCCTATGATACGCTTGTGGCTTTTGATGATTATTTTAATGTAAAATCAAGACAGGAAAAGAAGTTTACAGCCAAAGACAAAGCCATGAGATCCTTGGTAAATGAATACCGAAGAAGTTTGATGGACTATAGGAATATGAATAACTTCTTGTCTAAGATGCTTGATAAAAGATTCTTAGCTGAGGAAAACAGGGGGTTTTCAAAAGCGCTGTCTTCTCTATGGTCTACTCCTTATAAGGGGGATGACAAGGTTCCTGATTTTGCAGAGCCTAATAAAGTCGGTGAATATGATACTGATGAGGTAGTAGATCAAGCTGTGTCAGAAGGTAAGATTTCGGAAGACGAAGCTTGGACTATCAAGGCTTTTATGCATGCTCTTGATAAAGTAAGGGAAGATAGGATGAAGGAAGCAGAAGATGATATAAAAGAGTCACCGCTTACGGAGTCTGTATCGGATGAAGATTATGAGGCTGCTATGGATAATCCTATTATGGTTCCGGCCGTAAGGCAGTCTATAATTGATAAACTATATACAGGTAATGCCGATCTTCTTACTGCGAGAGAAAAAGATGTGTATGATAAATATAAACAAGATTTTGATGATTATGTATCGTCTTTGGGTGACAGTCCTGTTAATCTCATAAAATCATTATCTGAGAAGGCTGATAGGCTTACAAGTCCGAGATCTGTGTATGAGGATAATAAAGCTATTATTGATATGGCTAAATCCAATTTGGAACCAGATCAAAGGAAGGAACTTGATGATGCTATTTCTTCGTATGTTGATATAATGAACAGACGGGATAAAGGGGAGAAGGTTGACGAAGATGAGCTTGCCGATTCGGTATTTACCATAGAAGATCTTGGCCAGGTTGGAAACATCACAGATCTCCTTCCTTATATCGAACAAAACAGGATTATTGATAAAGGTCGTATTTCCGAATCTACGTTAAGTAATTTTGGAGAGGATGATGTTAATATAGATTCTCTTGTAAATGAATTAGACGAATCTGACAATACACCGGGAGCTAACATAGATAGCGTCCAGAATCCAGAGACGTTGATGGTAAGAAGAATCTCCAATGACGGCAATGAAAGGTATGAAATTGCAGGTCTTAGAGCTGATAAATTTATATCTTCTATAAAATCATTGGTTCCTATTCAAATAAGCTCTGAAACGAACGCTAATGGCACTAAAAGGTATTCTCTTAACATAGGTGGAGAAACGGCTACCGTGATAGAACTGCCTTATCATGCGAGATGGTCTATAGACAAAGAATCGGCTCGTGTTCTTAACCGTTACACAGATGTGTCTATTCAGGACGTGGGTAATTCATATTCTTTGGTTTATAAGCGTCTTGATTCAGACGAATTGGTTCCGTACAGAACAGGTGTTGGATTCGGAGAGAATGAAGTAGATAAAATAGATCAGGAAGCATTATCTTCTTTGAAGAAAGGAGATAAGGTTAATCTTGAGATAGATGCAAATGATACCTATAATCAGTCTCTTTTTGCCGAATACAATGATGCTGTTCAGTCCGGTGATAAAAAAAGAATAGAATCTGCTGAAAATAAGCTGGTATCCAATATGGTTATCAAGGTTATGAGTGGAAACAGATTCGTTTCTGTTGTAAAAGCTGACACAGGAGGCATAGATGGTATAAGTAAGATAAGAAGAACGGCTTTTAACAAGTGGAAGAAGGACGCCGGCCGGTCGGCCACCATCAACGTCGGCACGCATGTTGTTGCCCAGACCCTTCCTGGAAGACCGGTGTTTAACATGAGAGTAAACGGTCAAGGATATGGTCAGGTAGAAAATCTCCCTATTACCGAAAAAGGAGCTGAAAAAGTATCTGATGTCGGATATGTATTAAATGGCAAAGTCGTGCTTAAGAACGGATCTAAATACACAGGCTTCCCATTTGCTTATTCTATATTAAATGACAAGGGGAATAATTACAAAAATGTAAGAGTTCCGGTAGTTGTCATCAAAGGCAAAAACGGTCTTAATTATCTTTTTCCGGTTAGTCTACGTTCTGTGGAATCAGAGGAAGGAAAGAAATGGATTTCTTTTATAGATATGCTGCTTGAATCAGGTGACTCTGAATTGTTACAGATGGGTCAAGATGATATACAAGATCTTAATGCGTATCTAACCAAGTTAGGCCTTGATCCGGCTTCGTATCAAGTATCGTATTTGAATCCTATTTCAGGGCTTAGAAAAGCTCGTGAGGCTATAGAAAAATTATCTACGGTTCCTGATGTTGTTAAATGGGTAGAAGATGAAAGCAGGAATGTGAAAGACATTGTGATGTCTGAAGTAGAATCTGGAATAGATTTCGAAGGTGAGATGTTTGTCGCTCCTAAGATCAGGATTCAGTTTGGTAAATCATCTTCCAGACCTAAATCACTTATAGAAGATGATCTCCCTTTCTCCGATGAGGGTAAGACCGTTACTTCCAAGGAAGATGTGGATATTTACGAAGATGAAATGCCAGAGGAAGACCCTGTCCGGGGGACTCGGCCGGCGCCACCAGCCCAGCCGGCTCCTGCGGCACAAGCTACGCAGTCCTTACATGGCAAGAAGCGCACCTCCAGAAAAAACTTCTCTCTTATGTTAAACGAAATAGAATCTCATATAGAAAAAGAAGGATTGCCGTCTTATGCTAATATTTTTGATTTTATAGCAAGGAAGATTGTAGGAGGTGATTTGAGGTTTCTTCGTGAGAGAGGTAATCCTAAAAGCCTTAAGGAAGAAATGGGATTAGAACCTAAAGGAACAGTAGGTGATAAAATATCCACTCCTTCTAAAAAGGGAGGTAAGACCTTAGAAGAATATGTTTCTTGGCTTCGTTCTCAAACAGATCAGGTGGTGGTTGATTATGTTGGTCCAAGATCTGACGAACAAATTATATCAGAGTTGAAAAACTTTTTGAAATATATTAATTTTGTTCCAAGCAAGGCTTTGAATTATTCTCTTAGAGTCAATGGCATGGATGCCCTAAAAGAATATGGCACAAAAGAGGAAGTAGAAAAAATGGAATCTGATATCAATAGTTTGGTTTCTAAAGTTTTGCCTACGGTGGATAATAAAACTGTAGAAGATGTTTCTACTGCAATAAAATCAAACAACTTGCCTGCCATATGGGAGCCCGTGGAAAGCCTTGATATGACAAACGAGGAAAAAATAGAGTTTTTGAATAACGTAGCAGATTTCCTTAGCGGCATACCAGAGTATGATGCTGTCGTGGAGTCTATAGAGTCAGAATCAGATAATATTTTAAATGATGGAAAAGAAGGAAGTGCAGAAGGCGGTGCAGTACGCACTGAGGAAGATGGCGATAAAAAGGGAGATGGAGAAGGCAAAGGACAATCCAGAACAAATGTCGAAGTTGAAAGAAATGTCGAATTACCTGGATCTGAAGAAGGAAGAGTAGATAACTATAGGAAGAACGGAGATAAGTTCTCTGACATTGCTGAAGTTACTTTATGGCTACTTAGAAGGGCTGCCGGCATAACCTCTATCCCGGAAGGAGAAGAGGTTTATGTAGAGGGAGATGAGGTTAATAGTATTATGACCGATATGGAATCAAGGTATGGTATAGACACCATCAATCACTCGCATACGACTAAGGCTATAAGGGACCTTAACGGCGTATCAGGTTATAAAGTAGAATACGGCTTAACCTTTTTGACATACGATCCTTTTATTAGAATATCCAATCTAAGGAAAGGATCTAAGGCTGCGAAAGACGAACCTCGTATATCCGAAGAGTCGCTTACTCACATATCAAGGGTGACAACCCCTTATTTCCTGTACGGCGGCGATGAAGCATATACATCTGTTCCGGCTAAGGTAGAACCTATACCGGAGAAGATAATGGGTCGTAATGGCATTAAATTTGGTATGAGTGTAGTCGAGTTAACCAAATTAGGGTACAAAAAAGCTGGTGGAAACTGGATATATAAATTTTATATGAACTCAGGTGTGTATGATTTGTATAATATCAGTACCGGTGAAGCGTTTAGGGCAAAACCGGATCTTGGAGTTAAGATAAGTTCCAGTGCATTCATCCGCTCTTTATCTCAATCTGGTAGAAAAATACAAAATATGATGAGTAACATGAGTCAGGAAGAGATAGATAGGAATAAGAATCTCGTAGAAGGTTCTGATAATTCGGATTCGATAAATGAGTTAAATAAAGAGTGTTGAGTATGAGAAGGAGATTTTTTAATGCTGCGGATAATTTCGTGGGAGGATGTTATAATAAGTTATCTAATGAAGATATAAAAAGGCTTGGAGGAAAAAGACCTTATGTATGTCAGTTTAATAAAATTCATATACATATAGGGCCTGTATTAAAAGATCATGATTCCGATGTTAGTTACATAATGTTTAATAGTAATTGGAATTATGGTGGTTATGAATCTATGGTTTATCATCATAGCAATAATGGTATTTTTATATTAGGTGAAAACAAAATTGGTAATATAGAAGACCATATACAAGATCTAACATATTGGTACGAATATGATCCAAGCATTAATGAAAATTATTGTTATTTTTATTATGAGGCTAATAACAGCGGAAATGCTATCAAGTTGAATGGTGAGTTTGGTAGTACCAGTACTGTTTTCAACATTCCCAGCTTGGAAGTCACCACTCTTCGTGATGGCAGTTTGAGTTTTCCGGAGATTTATATAGAAGGAGTTTGGGATCCGTCATTGTATAAATCAGTTTTATAATTAACTTTGCAAAAAAGTTAATTATTATGGGTGTCAAATGTCAGATAGAAAAGAAGGAAAATAAAATAGAACGGGTTGAGGCTCCTAACGGTGAGCCTTCCGTTCTTTACGAAAGTGCTTTAAAAGTATTAGGAAACAGCGAGCGGGCTCTTCAGGTATGGGCTAAGGCTTACACTCCTGGTTTTTTGTCGTATTACGGTCATTGGAATAACCCGGCTCCAGGGGAGATGTTTAATACCGATCCTAATGGCGAACCTCTTTTAGAAGATGTGCTGTCGTATATGAAGCGTCAGGCTTATTTTTCCGATCCCTTAACGGCTCAGGACATTAAGGATGTAAGGGATTTCCTTTTGTCTACTCATTATTTTTTCAATGCGTCTTCATTGTCTAATGCTATTCTCTTCGATTTTTATGTAGATGGCAGTTTGATACTGAATGAGCAGAAATTAAGGAGATCTGGTTTGTATGATGAAACAGAAATAAGTCGTATTTTATCCGATCCTTCTGTTTTAAACGAGGTTTCGACTTCCATGAGAAAGTTAATAGATTCTTCTATTAACGAACATGATAGGGAAAAAGATAATTATTTTATGTCTATTGACTATCAGTATGGTCCTATTGTTTACAAGGAGGGAGTGTTTAACCAATTTGGTAAAAAGGTACCATATAATCCTTCTGAGCTTTATTATGCTATGCGTAAAACAGTAGCCGGCATAAAAAACTTTTCTGAATTTTCATCTGCTTTTGAATCGTTGAGAAATTCATATCCTGAACTGGTTGAGAAATTCGTTTCTGATAAAGAATTTGCCGAATCTATGTTTGATGAGTTCTCATCTACGAATAAGATTCCGGTAATAAACATAGAAGGGGATGATGTGGTAGAAGGCGAGAGAAGATCCTTGTCTAAGCTACAAGATCTGTCTTATTACAATCCCGGCAAAATAGAGTTCCTAAGAGCTCGTATATCAGCTTATTTACATAGGGCTAATGCCGACACCGAATCCGATTTAAGAAGCATGATATGGGATATAGAAGAGGCTTGTACGTGGTTTGGCATAGATATAATAGGGACATCGGAAACTTATGATGGCACAGAAGAATCTTTGAATAAGATAGATAATTTGATGCTGGATCTTGATATTTATGTGGCCAGGCATAATGATGTAAATTATGCTCCAACGCTGGCATCTTCTATAGATGATGTTCTTGGTGATAGCACAGATTATTATTTTGGATTATTACCGGAGTATATGGATAATTTGAATATCGTTTATTCTGAATCCGATATAGACCCAGTAGAAGCGTTTGAGAAACATTCATTGCTTAAGGTAGGAGATAATCTATATCAAAGGATCAGCAAAGATGATCTTAACGAGATGTATCAAATATCAACAGTGTTAGCCAAGCACAACCTAACTCATTTTTCTACTAAAATATATCCTGAATCTTGTTTTAAGAACGGCGTTTTGGATAAAGAGAAAGTACGGAACGTAGATAATAATACGCTCATGGATTCCATTAAAAAATACGTCAGATCGTTCATGGATTCTCAGAACACGGAGGACATGATAATGACCAGGATGGCGTTTGGACACCCGGCGGTACTTGACGTTCCTTACGTGGATGTGGATCGGGAGTATAGTCGATACATGAACAAAAAACAAGATAGCGAAAACCCATTATCCTTATTCGATTTATACCAATCTTACCTTGACAACAAACTCCATAAAACAAAATTATATGATAATGCCTATAAGTATCTTGACTTCAAACCTGGTCCATCTTTGGGCCTTATTTCTGATGATCCTGATATTTTGAAATCAATAGAATTATCTTTATCTGGAAAAGACAGGTTGATGTTGTTTGATTATAGCATGACCAGTACCGACCCTTCTTTATCAGAATTGTTTTATTTGGAGAAGTATGACTCTTCGTATGCCGGGAATGATTTTGAACACTATTTTTACACCAGGCACCCGTATCTGTTAAAAGAAAAATCGGGCCCTAATATCGTAGAGCAAGATGGTGTTATAACAGCCGAAGGTATTTATGATAATTTTATAAGAGTAGGTAATAAGATATGGTCTAAAGTAAGCGAGAGTAGTTCCGGCTCTATCTACCAAAATCTGACAGGAACCGAATCGGAGGTGAAATACGATTCTACTCAGAAGGCTAAGACGGTAGAAACCGATTACGCTCCATACCAAAACAGATCTGGCTTGACGCAAGACATGACCGTAAGCAAGTCTGAATTGGATGACCTTAACAAATTAGAATGCAGGTAATTTTTGTATATATATATAGTTTTTTCATAGTTATAATTTGGGAAGTGAGGCTTGTGAAAGTCTCACTTTTCTCATATATATACGTATATCAATAACATATAAGAAAAGTTAGATTTTCATTGTTTATGGATTATTTTTGTTAAGTTTGCGATATTAGTTTCAGGAAGGGATTATGGGAATAAGGAAAAAGTAAGAACCGAACGTAACTAATAACAGTAGGAAATGAGAATCAGTACCATCAAACGTAACAACAGCATTCATCTTATGTATAAAAACATTATGAATGATTTAGGTCAATTAAGAACTGTAGTTTCAAAATCCTATATTTATAATCTGATACAAAATCAAACCGGATTAAGTATCAGAACTATATCCCATGTCTTGAATCACACAAAAGAACAGGATACAGATTCTTTGTGAAAAGCATACATTTTCATACATTTGTGTGTTCTTTAGTTTTTAGATTTAAGTTTTTCATGGTATTAGTTTAGATTAGTGTAGATCAGGGTTCGCAGTGATGCGGGCCCTGGTTTGATTTAAAAAGTATTAAAATATTTGCTATTTAAGATCCTGTTCCTATCTTTGTTCCAGAAACAATGAACAACGAGATCCCGCCTCTGGTTGTTTGATGTTGAAAGATATTTTTGGCTCATTAGGGTTTGTCATAGTGGGATCTGACATTCTCTTTTGGGCCTATTTTTTTTTATTATGTGTAATAGTATTATTTTAAAATTAGAAGATATATCTTCTATCAAGAGGTATTTTGAGTTTATCTTGTCTCAAACAGAAAAAGGCGAAAAGTTTCCCATTAAACTTGATGATGTTTTCGCTCTTGTGTATAGTAGAAAGGATAAGGCCGTTAGAGCACTTATAGATAGCGATTAATTCATGCAAGATATTGATTATAAGGTTTTCCCCCTAAATGGGGGAAACTCAAATGGTGGTAGACCCTCTATGGTCTACATGTTGTCTGTATCATGCTTAGAATATTTTATAGCCAGAAAAGTTAGATCGGTTTTTGAGGTTTATAGAAGTGTATTTCATGGATGTGTTTATAATGAAAAAAGAAAATTAATACCTGATTTCTCCAATCCGGCAGAGGCAGCAAGAGCATGGGCCGATCAGTATGAAGCTGCTCAGAGAGCTATAGCTGAAAAATCTCAGGCAGAGGCAGAGAAGCAACAAGCCTTGAAAACAATAGAAGAACATAAGCCCGATGTAGAATTTGCCGAGTCTTTTAGGAAAGTAGACCATAACAATATGTGGCTGATTCGTGATATTGCAAAGAAGTTAGAGCAGAATGGCGTTATTATAGCCGAAAAGAATCTTCGCTCATTCCTTGAAGAGGCTAAGTTTATATTTAGGAACGGTCTTGGCAAATGGGAGTTGTACAGTAATGTAGTGGCTAAAGGATACGGTGTGTATAGATCATATTTTGTAGACAAGTATTCTGGAGAAAGGGTTAATCAACAAACTATCTACATGACTGGTGCCGGATATGAAGTGACCCTCAATGGCATAAAAGGAAAACTTAAAAATGTATTTTTAAAATATGGTAAATTTTCTTGAGTTTATTTATAGGTAGTGTTTTAAAAGAATAAAAAACACTACCTTTTTTTGTTTCTGTCTTTTCTGAAAATACTTCTCTTCTATAGGAAATAAACACACCCATATTCCACCCTGCAATCATGATCTTTGTTACGTGCTTCATGCACGTATGTTTAACAATTAAATACTATAAAATTATGGGTGGTGATAAAATCGTCCTTTTAGATGGAGCCGGGGCTAACGGTGGTGGTGCAGCCACTAACGGTCTTCTTTCAATGATTCCCGGCATGTTTGCTAATTTGATAGGTGGTAATAAAATGGATCCGAATCTGGTGGCGGCTTTGATGAACGGTCGTAACAACCAGGACGGTTTCGGTGGGGCTAACGGTTGGTGGCTCTGGATAATTGTTTTGTTCTGGCTGTGGGGTGGACGCGGCTTCGGTAACGGTTTTGGAAATGGCGGTGATTGTTGTGCCAATGGTTTGCCGGCTCAGTTGAATAACGATTACGGTCGTGAACTTTTGATGCAGGCAATTCAAGGTAATCGTAGCGCCATAGATCAGATTGCTTCTGCTTTGAACTGTTCTACTACTCAACTTCAAAACGCTATCTGCAACGTACAGGGTGCCATTGATAAAGTAGCTGGTCAGGTAGGTATGACTTCTCAGGCTGTTATCAACGCAGTTCAACAACAAGGTTGTGAAATAGGAAATCAAATCAGCTCTTGCTGCTGCAATCTGAGTTCGTTGATCAATCAAAGCACTTGCCAGACTCAGGGAATGATTACTCAGCAAGGTTTTGATAACCAGCTTCGCACGTTGGAACAAACCAATATCTTGCAGAACGGTCTCAACCAAGGTCTGGCTAACAATCGTGAGCAAGCTACAAGCCAATTCAATATCTTGTCTGCGAAACTTGACGCCCAAACCGTTATGATCAACGACAAATTCTGTCAGTTGGAAATGAGGGAGATGCAGAACACTATTGCTCAACTTCGTGAAGAAAAAGCGGCTTTGACAGCTTCGGCATTATCTCAGCAACAAACCCAGAATATCGTTGGTCAATTACGCCCGACGGCCGTCCCGGCCTACCCCTCTTGTTCTCCTTACCAGGCTTATACTTGGGGACAGGTATTCGGAGGAGGTTGCTGCAATAACGGATGTGGATGTAACAACGGATGTTGCAATAACAACGCTGCTGTCTGATTTTATTAAGAGAGGAGGCTAATATGGCTTGTGTTTCTAAAATAGGATCGTTGTATGAGATGGTTACGAAGAATGTTATTGTCAGTACGACAAATACAGTCTTCGGTATTAACCCACGGGCTTGGATCGCCCTTCCGTGTGAGGGTCTTATCCTTCTTAAGATAAGGCAAGTAGTCCCCACAGCCGGAAGTGCTCTACCGGTACAGATTGCGGTCCCGGCAAACAGCACAGTTTCAACAGTAGGATCCGACACCTGTTGCCCGGTTACAGGAGTGAATGTCGTGAACCCTATTAACGTAGCTGTCACGGGTGCTGCTATGGTAAATGGCACAGAACGCCTTCTGTACTTCAATAAAGTTCGTGGCGTGTTAAGATTAATGGATTGTTGTGTTCCAGTAGCGGCAGCCCAGGCGTCTGAAGTTAAAGCAGGTAAATGATTTCAGTAGGGTGATGAATATCATCACCCTATTTTCACCTAACTAATATTTTGATCATGTTTTCAGATTTGAAGAAAGGGTTTCAGGTACATACCCTTGATACTAATACAGTACCTAAATACGAATTGGGAAAGGTAGTAGCCGTATCCGAACCCAGGTATCTTCCTCCTCAGCCAGGTCAGTATCAGGCGATGCAGACCCGCGTGGTGGATCTGACGGTAGAGCTCACTGGCGAAACCAAGACCTATACGGTCCCGGAATCCCAGAATGTGGCTAAGGCTATGGGCATAACATTATCTACCAGCATAGATCCGATTATGAACGAACTGAATGCTATAAAAAACACCAGTCAAGACATAATAAACAGCGTAGATGCCCATCGTGCCAAGATAGAGGCTTGTGAATCTATATTAGAAGGCATCAATCCGGCATTCAAACAAACGAGAGAGCAGGATCGTAAAATAGCTGGTATAGAAAATAAGGTGAATGACCTTACTGATTCATTCGAAGATTTAAAGAAGTTAATTGTAGAACGTTTGAAATAAGTATAATATGATAGTATATGATTTAAATTCAGGACACAGAGAATATCCTGGATATGACGAGATAGAAGACAGACGAGGTGGAGGCAGAGGCAGAAGCCGGCGTTCTGATGGGACGTACATGGGGTACGGTGGTGGTATTTACGACCATTACGGTATGCATGAGAAGATGAAGGAAATGGAAGAGCGAGAAAACGAGCTGGAAGAAAGGGAAAGAAGGCTCGAAGAGCGCGAACGTCGTCATGAAATGGAGGACCGGGAATACCGGAGGATGGGTTACGAATCCTACCCGACCGATTACTATGGAGACGACAGATACTACGGTGACGGACCTCAGATGCGTAGAGGTCGCGGACGTGGCAGAGGTCGTTCTTATTGAGGAGCAGACGCAGAGGATCCAGCTTATCAGAAATATGTAGATACTTACGGCTACCATTTTTCTAATGCTCTTGCTGATGAGGCGGTAAAGAAGATGGTCAACGTCGATGGATCCAAGAGGATCTGGAAGCAGCCGGAAATAAAAGATATTTTTGAAAAGTGCGGAGCGAAGAAGCCGGATAAAGCGACATGGGGCGATGTCCAATATGTCTTTGCAATGTACTATTCGGATGGTTTTCCGAAGGTCTTCAAATGTGAGAACGAGTTGGTGAAAGCTACGTTAATGTATTTGGATGATCCGGATGCTCCCGAAGGAGTAGCCTTTATAAGATGGCTTGCCGTGCAAGATTACCTCGGCGAAAAAATAAACTGGAAGGATCTGACCTGAGATCCAGATCCAGGTCCTTCCGGTGGTGCGGGAGCCATAGTAAAAAATATGATTCCCGCATTCCCGTTTTTCCCGTTTGGAAAAAAAAGAATAAAAATGTTATACCGGTCGGCGGGCAATAGAATACCCGTGGCCGGTTTGTTTCACATAACTTTTTTTTGACATGAATATAGCACACGAATCTAAATCGAATAAAACCCCATTGTATTTAATAGGAGAAGGTGATTATATACAACTTTACACCACAAATATATCAAATTGTTTTTATATATAAATAATAATTCTTACATTTGTGTCATGAGATTAATTGAACAACATACGATCAAGCCAAGTTCTGTTTATTATAATGAACTTTATGACCTATTGCATAAGTGTAAAAACTTATACAATAAAGGATTGTATGTTGTTAGGCAACACTATTTTCAATACAAGGATGACAATACCGTAAAATACAAATATCTTAACTACTATTCTCTTGAAAAGAAACTAAGAGCAGAAAATGATGTTGACTATCGTGCTTTACCAACACCAGTTGCTCAACAAGTGTTGATGATGGTTGATAGAAACTTTAAATCTTTCTTCAATCTTCTAAATAAAAGGAATAGAGGTGAGTATTCCGAATTTGTTAGAATACCTAAGTATCTTAACAAAGATGGTTTGTTTCCTGCTGTTTTTACAACAAATGCTTTTTCTCAAAAATGGATAAAGCAAGGCGTTGTTAAGTTACCAAAACAATTTTCCTTTACAACAAGGACTAACAAACAAAATATCCAACAACTTAGATTCATTCCTAAGAATGGGTATATTGTTCTTGAAATAGTTTACAACAAGAAGGAAAAAGATCTTATGTTAGATAATGGAAATTATCTTGGTATCGACATAGGATTGGATAATTTAGCATCTTGTGTTTCAAACACCGGTTCTTGTTTTATTATCAATGGTAGACCACTGAAGTCTATCAACCAGTATTATAACAAAAGGTTAGCATTCTTAAAATCTAAGTTAAAAGATAATAAACATACTTCAAAACAAATAAGGTCATTAACAAACAAAAGGAATAACAAGATCAAAGACTATCTTCATAAGGCAAGTAGGATATTGGTTAATCACGTAGTTTCCAATGGTATTAATACGATCATAATCGGTCATAACAAATGCTGGAAACAAGAGATCAATATCGGAAAACGAAATAATCAGAACTTTGTATCTATTCCTTTTAATGTATTTATCTCAATGATATCTTATAAAGCAACATTAGAAGGTATTAATGTTAAGATTGTTGAAGAATCTTATACTTCAAAATGTAGCTTTTTGGATAATGAACGGATTTGTAAACATGAATCTTACAAAGGAAGAAGGATCAAACGAGGATTGTTTAAAACCTCGTTTGGTAAGATCATCAATGCTGATATCAATGGTGCATTTAACATCATTAGAAAATCAGAAAAAGAATCCTTTGATGTAACGATGTTACTAAAAGGTAGAGGGTTTTGGTGGAACCCGGTACGGATTTCCGTATAAATATGTATTACTTTACGCTTTTGGTGTAAAGTAATACATAATCACCTAGGAGAGTTGATTGGCGTACCGAATACGGTTATGGACTCAGCATTGCATGAACTGAAAGATAGAATAGACAAAGACCCTAAATATAAAGATGTTAAAAATTGGCTCGAATCTTTACCCAAGATCTGAACCTATTTTTTTTCAATACCGGGCCCGATGCGATTTTAACGTATCGGGTTTTTATTTTAATTCATATTGTTTTATTTTAAATCTAATTAATTCATGAATGTCGTACTTTTGTTGAAAAAGTATTTTTTATGGAAAATAAGGAAGATTACGTTGGTTACGAAGATCAAGAACTGTGTAACCGGTATTACAAAGAGGCTGAAGCCATGAGGCAAAAGCAGGACTGGTCTCGGCTTAGGGCTGTCCCTGCTCCGGCCAAGGGAACGCCATCGCCCGGCTGGGGTCAGCTTGGACGTGGAAATGATGTCCGTGTTAAGTACGTTAGCATCAATTCAGGATTAGGAGGGGACAGATTATGACTGTAGAAGAATTGGCTAATAAAAGATACAGTGGCGAATTTGTTTTCATGCTTGGTCATTTGGAAGGTATAACAAGATTCGTTTTTGAATGTTTTGATCCCAGACCTGATCACGAAGGTAAAAATACTTATATGGTTTCCTATTTTGATAAGGGACTTCGTAGAAGAGATGTGGTAGATGTGCCATGTTATATGAATGTTTTAGCAAAATAAATTAAAATATTGTAAATATCGTGGTTAGAATCGCATATTTCGGAACCGATGGCTGCCCCGGTCATCACGTTATTCCAATACGAGGTAAATTCACAGAAGAGGATATTAAGGTAATAGAATCTGTAGATTGTGATGATTTCTATAAGGTGTTTGACGTTATGCGTTTTAAGATAGCTGAGTTTAAAGGATGGACGATATTGGGAATCCCGGCAAGCTTAGACGATCATAGACTTGGAAGCAAAACCGTTATCTTCATAGAAGGTAAAGCTAACGAAGCTGATTTTATAGAAGTCACACAAGAGTATTCTTTTCTTAAAAATAAGGTAAAGAAACTTGCCGAATTGTATCATGATGGAGAATGGCTTGCGACTGGTAAATTGAATCAAGATCCGCCTACTAACAAGGAGCGGTTTCAATTCACGTTAGACAAGGATGATATTATTAACATGATTAGGGGAGTCGATTTAGATCCTTATTCTGATGTGGCGAATGAAATGGAGAAAATCGGATTGGGATCATCATCTGATTCTTCATATGAGGGTCCCATATGGTCTTGGTTTGTTAACAAAGTAGAACTTTGGCAGAAGAATAATGTATGGGATAGTTTCTCCGCTGAGTTTTTGTGGGGTTTGTATTGTAGGATAAAGAAAGTATAGTAACAATTAATTTAAAACAAATCATGGAATTAAAAGATTTTAAAGATGTGGTTAGAGTAATGACAAAAGAAGAGTTCGAATCAGCAATCAACGAAGATATTAAATTCGTTGAAAGATTTAAGCATTTTTTTTAAACATGATGATGCTACGAGGATAATAGAACACGTAAAGTCAGTGTTAGAAGCATCAGTAGATTACTTCTATCCTAATCATCCTGAAGTAGAATTTGAAAAAGATTTTAATATACAATACGATGTCAATAATATCTTGAACAAATACGGCCACACCGAAATGGGTCTGTATAAAATACAGCTCTATGTAGAGAAGATTTTGGGTAGTATTCAAAACAAGAAGCCTGTAGACGTGGGAGAAGTCTCTGACGGATACCACACTTTCAATGAATTGTATCGGTATAGCATGTTGTATAACGCTGCCTTCTTTAATCTATTAGCCAGAAGCGGACAGGTTGAAGTTTGCAAATCAAGGAGACACAGCGACGGAGAAAAATGCTTCGGTTCTGATGATTGGTTTATTGTGATGGCGATCCTGCCTACCGGTCAGGTATCTAATCACTATGAAAGCAAATACTGGGATTTGTTTGATGTTCCTGAAAGAGAAACCGCTTTCGAATACGATGGCCATACACCAAATGAAGCTGCCGACAGACTTAAAAAGTATCTCAAACTGCCTCGTCGTGGCATGACATTCGAACAGGCTTTAGAACGGCTTAAATTAGGTCGTAAGATAAAAAGAATCGATTGGGGTAAAAAGTATATCTGTATGTTTGACGTAAATATATTGATGGTAGATACAGGTCAAAAAGTAGCATCAAATTGGAATCCAACCGAACATGATATTATGTCTAATGACTGGGAGATTGCGGGATGAGTTTGTTTGTATGTTCAAAATGTGGCTGTATAGATAATACAGCCACATCATATTACTGGGCTCTTATAAGACCTTGTAAGAATCGTATTTACGATAAGTCGCTAAAGGGATATGAAGGCAAGCCTCTTTGTTCTGAATGTGCCGCTATTGAATATAGTAAGGGAGGCGAAGTGGTGGTAGTTCCTGGAACGTGGCACGGTAAGTTCAAGAAAGAATGGCCTACTGAAGAAGAAAAGAAACATATTGGTAAAAACGGAATATTAAATTTATAGTCATGTGCAATAAAGAAATCGTGATATGCGCTGCCATCTGGGTGCAGGACGGCAAGAAGCGTCCCTATCAGCCCACCAATATACCATCCGGAACCGTGTTCTGTGGATTGAGACACCCCTCTATACTATCTCAACTTGCGGCATACGGTATAGCCCATAAAAACCGCAGTGTTCAAGGATTTTTGACAAGCAAGAATCGGTTTTTAACAAGAGAGGAAGCGTCTGAACTTGTTAGAAACAATAATCAGGAGATGGTGGTAGATAGGAATGCCATTAGAGAACAGTTGTATTCAGAAGATTTGTATTAACTAAAAAATAAAACAATATGGGATTTATAATCAGAAAGTCAATCATTTATAATATGATGGACGGCAATCAATTAAATTATGAATTTGACAACAGGGATTTAGATCATATCACATTTAAAGGTGATGGTAAAGAACCTTTTTCATTTAACAGAGTCCTTGTTGAAAATTTAATTGAGACATTTGAGACTATGCAAGATATATACTCTGATAATTACGGAATTAAGGTTTATACCGGTAATTGCATAATTCAACTGAATGTAAATCCAAAGAACTTAAGTGAATCCTTTTTTGACGTATATGATAGAGATGGGATGAAATTGATATATAGCATACAAAATAGTATCTTGAAAGAAATGTTTGTCATATGATTACTAAACAAGATATACAAGCAGCAGCATCGTATATTTTCCGAAGCAGTTTTGTCTCGGAGGACCAGGCAAGGAAAGCAATGGTAAAAGCCGGCAATAACGCTACCAAGATCCTCGTCAAGACCTTTAGAGGCAAGTTGTTCAAGAAAGCTTTTGAAAGAGCCCGTAGAGGAAAGGATATCAGTTCTTTTGAAAGACAGGAAAAAGAAAGTGGTTTCAATTTTCTACATAATCCTAATAATGGTCGTATGCAAAGCGGTCATATTATAATAGATGGAATTGGTCTGTTTAAACAAATAATTCATGAAAGGTAAAAAAGTTGATATTCGTTTAGGCAGAGGTCTGGCGAATCAGATTAAGATAAACAAAACCATTCCAGTGTCTCATAAACCAAAAGAAGAACGTCGAATGATGTTTATTTGTGGTGATGATATTGCTTCTCTTATAAAGCGGTTTGAAAACGAATCAAAGTAATATAAAGTCGGACATGTGTCTTGTCCGACTTTTTTTATATATTTGTGGCATGGCAAGAGGTTATTATTGGATACCACAAACAGATGAAACGTTAAATGGCAGAAGCTATTACGTGGCTAAGATAGTAGGAGATATCACGTTTGATACTAAACGAAAAAGAATCGTATTTCAAGCTGATAGGTATTTCCCTGTAGGATCTGTTTTCCATTTTACGCACAATTGCTTCAATTATATCATAACTTGCCGACTTCGTAAGCCGGGGCTTTGGTTTGAAGCCAGGAGAGAGGATTCGGGCCCTATTTGCCCTGAAGATATTGAGCGCTTTGAATCGGGAAGGTTTATACACCGAGATGGGTACATGCATTACATATAAGCTGAACTTGACGATTTTTCGTCAGATTATAATTTTTTTTTCATATTATTTTTAAGCCATCAGACTGAGAAGTTAGGTGGCTTTATTTTTTATGATATGCTTTATTTTTAACTACCTTTGTCTCATAACAAAAATGTTTTATCATGGTATCAACGTGTATTATTAAAAGAGATAATAAAAAGAAAGTTGTTTCTGTCTCTACCAGATCAGGGGACAGGTCTATGTTGTTTGATAAGATAGCATCTATTCCTCTTATGGAGAACAGGGAACGGGCTACTACTGTTTTTAAAACCGTATTTTCTAATAAGTTCTTAAAGGATTTTGGCGACTGGAGAAAGAGAGTGCCTATCAACAAACCGGCTTATAATAAGGTTAAATCCAACATTGATCTTATTCCGGAAGCTTATAGAGAAAGGGTACTGGATAAGGCTTCTAAGATGAGCAACCCTATTCTTGTGTCAAAATCAGATGCACCTTATGGAATCCGAGAATCGGGCTTTGGATTCTACAGCCAAGATCTGGGTGATAATATTATGTTGGTGGATGCTATGGTTCCGTCAAGTATTTCCGTACCGGAAGGACCTGGAATAGACGCCGGGCAGTATTTACAAGATGCTATATCTTCGGACTTCACTCCCGTATCTATGGTACAGGATAAGGGTGTTAATTATATGGTTATAAAAGACGGTCTTAAGATATTTAGCCCAGAAGAGTTACCACAGACAGATTCTAATCCTGTGGGTGTAACGTATCATACTGGAGAGCCTCGTTTGTTTTTCATGAACGATCGTAGTCAATTATTTGAAGATTACGGAGAAGCTCTTCGCTCTGGAGGGAATGATATTAGAATAGGATTCTTATCCGGCACCGTTCAAGAATCTGCCGTGGATGGCGTGGCAGACATTACTTACAAGGCTGGAAAGTATGTTCTTAATAACCCCAAGTCTTTTATACCGGTCATGACCGCTTCTGCTTCTACTTCTTTATCAACAAAAGGTGGTATAATTAACTACCTTATAAAGAAAGGTCTTTTGTCCGGATCCAAGATATTCGATCCGGAAACAAGAAGCTATTATATTACAGGAGAAGGACATACAGGACAAATTAGACTTTTCAATTCAGCCTTATCCTACACTGAGCTCCGTAATCATTTTGGTTCCGATGTTTCCATGAACGACCAGGGTATGATAACCATAAATTCATTGGATAATAGTAAGGTAACTATGAGACTCGCCACCGGAGGAACAGAAAGAGTTAGCAAGGAGCAGATAAAGAGCGATCTTAAGTCTGGAAGATACAATGAATTGGATGCTAAATACGATCACTTTGATGCGCTTGTAGTTTCATTTATATTAGAAGACAATGATCTTTATGCTGATACTAAAGCTAAGATAGTATCGGATTATAGCCAAGAGGAACGTAATCAACGAAATTCTATTGTTGAGATACTGAAAACGCTGGGCGTTAGTGTCGTTGGCATGACCGATTATATAGAGAAGTACCAAACTAAATACGGACACGAACCTTCTGCTAAGGCATTGGCGGATATTGCCAATAACGTAATAGCAGTCGGTGAAGATGCTACTTTGTCTGACTTAGTAGAAGAAACAGCACACTTTCTCGTAGAGGCGTACAGAGATCAGAATGCTGTTGAATCTGTTTTGCAAGATGTAGAAGGCACTGAAGAATGGAATCAGTATGCAGGTCAGTATTATAATACATACGGTAAGGTATATGAAGGCTCTGAACTTGATAATGCTGTTAGGAGAGAAATTCTTGGAAAGATCCTCGCCAGGGAGATGCAGACCGGCACAGCACAGGCGCCGGTAGAGCCCACCTCCTTCCTGGGGCGCGTCCGGCAGCTTTTCTCTGGAATCGTAAGCTGGCTTAAATCAGCTTTATCAACCCAAAGACAAGATTTGAATAACGTTATTAAAAACATTCGTGATCTTGCCATTACTGACATAGATAAAGGATTTGACACCTCTCTGTTAAAGGATAATGACTTTACATTATACTCCCTTTCTTCTATGAACAAGAACAAGTTTCTTGAGTCTAAGATCCTGGCATTAAGGAAAACATTAAGAGACTTACGTCAGATAAGCTCTGATAGGGCTGTAACTACGTCTATGGCCCTTGCTCAGCTTAAGACCATAGAAGATAAGATAAATAAGGTAGAGACCGAAATAGACAAGAATGAGATGGCGGCTGCCATGAACAGCATGATCTCTACAGCCGAAGCTCAGGTCAGATACTTAAGCAATGTGGTGAACACCATCCTTCATGGTGATACCAAAGACGGTAAGCTTCACTTCAATACCAATGATCGAAAGAACGTAGATATTATCAACAATCAGGTTCTTCCGATCATGAACGATCTTCGAGGATATATCCGTAACAGAAGTACCGAATTTGATGAACGTGAAAAGCAGGATTATACAAATAGGATCAATACCGTCATTGCCGACATCAATGGTATTCAGTCTGATATTAAATCAGTACAAGACCTTGATGAAAGTACGTTGCTTGATAAGTTAATGAACGAACTTCATGTGCCGGCAGATAAGGTAAAGAGAGTAAAAGAATTTTTCGACAAGGTTCAACACGATGTTTCTTGGATAAGTAGGTGGTTCGGTATATTAGAGCATTCTTCCAGTCCGTTCAATAACGCTCTTGGAGCTATGATTGCCAAAGACAATTACAATGCGATGGTGAATGCCCAGCCCGCCATATCCGATTTCCTGGCATATGCGAAAAAGCATGGTTTTAACAAATCTGAATTTGAAAAACTGCTTCAGAAAGTAGACGGCAAAACTTCTAATTACCTTCGTAGTGCTCTTGATATGGCTAAATACGATCGTAATAAGAAGCTGGCGCAGATGCGAGCGTTTGCGACTGCCATGAACATAGAGATATCAGAAGAAGAAATTGGTGATGTGGTTGACAATAACCGTAATTACGTATTTAAAAGAGAAGTAGTTGACAAGGATGGAAATACGGTTACTGAAAACGCTAAATTCAAACCATCGTCTGATAGGGTTAATACCGATATTTTTACCATCGAGCAGGAAAAGATCTATACAGAGCAGATGGAAAAGTGGGATGCTGAAAATTCGGAACTGGAATTTAGCGAAAGTTATGCCACAAGAATGGAATCCATATACAAAAAGGCTGAAGAAGAATTAGGGTATCCGGTTTCTCAAACAACCAAAGAATACCTTAATGCCCTATCCCGGCAAAAACGGATATTGAGGCAGCCTTTTATTGATAGCGGTGGTAATTTTGATGAAGTTGCCTATTTTAAAAGCAGCAATTACGAAGAAGAAGGACTGCTTCGTAAACAACGTAAAGAAGCAGCTTCAGAATACATATATGTAGGAACCAGGAGAGTGGAAAAAACCGGCGACCAACTTAAGATGGCCAAAGAAATACAAGCTATAAATGAAGTTTGGAGAAAAGAATCAAATAATGTTACCAATGCCGTATCAGAATCGTTTTTGCAAAAATTAAGAACGATTCAGAGCGAGTCGGGAGGAGAAGCTGCGCTGAAGACACTTATGTTGGGAGGTCACCTGTCGTTCAATGATCGGTTTTGGAATGAAGTAGAATCGGAACAGTCGGCGCGTACCGAATCAAATAACAAGGCTTCGTATCTTAAAATGGCGCATGATATCATTAGTTCTACGACAAGTGATAGAGATGCGACTGACGTGGATTCGATTGTGAAAGATATAGAAAAAAATAAGGCCATTATCAAGGAAATAATCGGAAACAACCGAGATGTGGCTGATATCGGAGAAATTAACGAAGCGACATTTACCTCATCTGAAAGAGATGCTTTTAGGGCCGCATCTGAAGCTATTGAAGCTGATTACGCTATCTTAATAGATTATGCTAAGATGGTGGGTCTTGAAGATATTGATAAGTACCTTACTAAAAGCAGTAAGGCCGAAAACGAAGTAAATCAGTCTTATTTAAATGCTCTTGCTGACTCCAAGGAAGTGGAATGGAAGTTCGTACAACGTCATACTACGGCGAAGAAAGCAAAAAGGATTCAGGCTTTAAGGGATAAGCTGTTTAAGGCTGCTGATAACCGATATCTGTTTACCGTATCTGAAACCAACTACCTGTCAGAAAAGCTTGGTATAAGCAAAGAATTAGACGGTAGAGATTTTAGGAATGCTGTCAATACTAAGATGGCCAGCTTGTTTTTAAATAACACAAGAGAATCAGGTATAGAAGAGGCTAATGCTATTGTTAATGAATTTGCCAGAAGTCAAGTCTTTTCATATTACAAACGCATGACTCCTACCGGATATGCGGCTATGCTTGGTAAAATAGGTCGAGGTGAGATAGACGTGGCACAGATGGTTAAAGACGTACAGAACGGGACATCCACACAAGATTATGGTATGAATATATCGTACCTGTCTTTCGACCCTGCAAGAGCGTGGGTGGCTGAATCTGAAGCTGAAAATAGCGGTCGTAACCCAGATTATGTAAAAGATCATGGGTATGGTTATCGTATGCCCAAGAAGAGCCTGTATCGTGATGAATCGTATTTCAATGACTTCGGCATTAGATATGATGCTGATGGTAATGAGATTGCTACTAAAAACGTAGAGCAATGGAATATGATTCAAAAACTTAAGGAAATAAAAAGACAATCCCTTTCCTTATACAAAGAGCAGAGCCCCAATTTGTATGCTATTCCACAGATATCCAAACAAGATATAGAACGTATGGAGGGATTGGGTATCAACTTCAAAAATACGGTTCGTAATTTTGTATCAGATCTCTGTCTGGACAGAGTAGACGATTCTCTATACGGTAAAACCAGACAAGGGGAAGTATATGATCCAGAAGATAGGATTAGGTCTATACCTAAATACTACATATATGAATTAGAGAACCAAGATGACGTATCTCATGATTTTGGTTATTCTTATTCGATGCTTATGATGCAATCATCGTTATACAACGAAAAGCAGAAGTCTATAGAGCTTGCCCAAGGACTGGAGCAGATGTTACTGAATAAGCAATTTGAAGGCGGTAAGAAAGCTGAGGCAACTCAAGCATACCAGATGTTTAGAGACTTCTTTAATGACCATTATTATGGCATTAGGATGAACACCAAGAAACTTACGGTTAACATCGGTGGATACACGATAGATCTTACAAGAATTATGATGGCCGTTGAAAGATTTATGTCGGTCATGAACTTAGCGCTGTCTCCGTTTGTGGCAGCTACCGGCGCCCTGACAGGTCATATCAACCTCATCATGGAATCTGCCGTAGGACAGTATATAAGCAAAGACTCCCTTAAATACGCATCGGCTGAGTTTTCACGTCTTGCGCCATCTTGTATAGCAGAAACCGGAGACATAGATAGGAAAAGCAAATTATATGTCATAGGTGAGAGAATGGGGATATTCAATATCCGAAATCGTATGTATGGTGCCGGATACAATAGAGCGGCCAGGACCTTAATGCGTTCGCCTATGTATGCTTTTATGGAAATCCTGAACTACCCTCTTGATCCGCAGGTTATGATTGCTACTATGGACAATGTTCGTTATTACAAAGGCCGGTTCTACACGTTCCAAGATTTCAAGATGGAAAAAGAACGCAATAAAGAACAGAGTACCATAAAAAGAGAATGGAATGCATTAAAAGATCGTACTTTATGGAGTATGGTAGACGTCGTGGATGGAAAGGTGGTTGTAAAGCCGGGATCGGGTGTTACTGTTGAGGAAGTTGAAACCCAGATGGCTATAACCAGGAATCAAGTCCGTAGCTTGTCGCAGATATGTAACGGATCTTTGAATGAAGAAAACCGAACTGCCGCATCGCGCAACTGGATAGCCAGGTTCATGACCGCCCACCGAGGCTGGCTGGTGCTGGCAGCTCAGCGTCTGTGGAAAAGACGTGGCTTCAATTTCCAGACAATGCAAGAAGAGGAAGGGTTGTCAATTACGTTAAAGAATATGATAGCCAAAACATTTAGCCTGGCTTCCGAGTCTGGTATGAAAAACATCATAGATGCCTGGAACGAAAATAAAGACAATATGAATGAGGTAGAAAAAACTAATCTCAAACGCCTCAGTGTCTATGCCGGCACGTTCCTTATCATGCAGGCCGTATCTATGCTTCTTGCCGGATGGCGTGATGATGATGAAAACGAAGAAAGTTGGCTTACTCAATTTGGATCCTATGTCGGATTCAGAACCATAAACGAAATAGCTTCACAGATGCCGTTTATTATGGAGCTTAACGTGGTAGATATCATTAACGATCCGTTTGTTATGGGGCGAAAACTGAAGGATCTTACCGATCTTAGGAATTATTCACTTGATAAAGTAACATCCGGTGCATACAAGGGAGAGTCTAAGTTATTTAGGCAACTCGCCAAACAGACGTTTATCAAACAATGGTATAATATCAAGACGCCGGAAGACGTAGCGCGCGCCTATAATTGGTGGCAGCAGACGAACAACAAGTCAATGATGTTCTTCATCGGCGCTACTCCTGATTCGGAAGGAGACGATGACGTTAGTTACAAATAGACGAAGAATATCGGACTTGCATTGTTTTTGTATGATTCCAATATGTTATATTAGCATCGTCAAAGAGTAGATTGTACGTTTTTTTGTTCTTACTTGAAAGATTATGTAGGTTTAATTTTTTCTGAAATTGTTTTCTTACCGGTTCTCAGTCAGAGATGATAGAGAACCGGTTTCTTTTATGTTGTCAATTATTGCTATCTTGCAAACAAAAATCATGAGACGAAGATTTCAAATAGGGATGGGGGTAAATCCCTCGCTTATAATCAATAAAGGCATATACATCCAACATGTAGATGGAGGATTATATACAAAAGAAAATTGGTCTAATAAAGGATATTCCAATGATCTATGCAATGGAATAGCTCTTGTAGATAAAGTGTGTTTTGTTATAGCCACCGAATATATTGGCACATTTAGTTGGGGTAAGGATGGAGAAATAGACAATATATTTGCACAAGATAGTTCTCATATGGGAACTATTAAAAAGGATTATTGGGGGCGTGAAAATCAGAATGCGTATCTTGAATATGATACCAGTAATACAGATTACGCTTTTAATAAAGCTAATAGCTATGGTAATTATATACAAGTTTACACCTGTAATATTAGTTAATAAATTTCTTAACCGGGTTATACCCAAACCCTGTATAGGGTGGCATTACTGCATCCCCTTTTACTTTTCTCATAATATTATAACTTCCGTTGACATCAGCGTTTAACAACACACCGTCTTTTGTCCTAAAGATTCCTCTTTTCAACCTTTTACCAACGTAAGTATTATGATGACATACTTTCTCCAAATCATAAGAACTGCATTTTGACGTATGAGACTCATTTACTACAAAGAATCTTAGTCCTTGTCTTTCTGATTTGTACTTTAACATTGATATAAAATCACCAAATGGGATAAAAACAAAATTCTGGTTGCTTCTCTTACCTATATTAACTTCCTGTTTCCATCCGTCATTATGACCTACTATCAATGTAGTTATATTATCTTCAACACAAATATCTATGATTTTTTTACTTGCTTTATGAAGATAATCCCTTACCTTGCTATTTCTTTTTCTTGTTAAAGACGCTAACCGTCTCGAATTTTTCTTGCCATTTACTTTCTCCAATTTACTTTGTAAAAACGAACGTTTCTTATTATAATATTGATTGATGGATTTCAATTTTCTTCCATCTATCAATACCGGTTTGTTACTAACGTTAGTAACAACAGAAGCAAGGTTATTAACACCTAAGTCTATAGACATTATCCTATTGTTGTCAACTTTCTGTTCTTTACAACAAGATTCGTAAACTAATTCAATAACATAACATCCTTGTCTTGGTATTATCCTAACTTGTTTAACACTACCTTCTTCACACTTTGTTTTTAAGGGAGGTAGTCCTTCTTTCTTAGGGAAATAAATATATTCACCTCTATGCCGTATTTGGGCATAAGAATAGTTAAAAACATTCCTGCCCTTTACCTTGTCCTTGTACTTAGGGAACTTAGGACATCCTGTGAATTTCTTGTTATCCCTTTTCCAAGCCTTAATAGAAGAGAAATAAGATTTTAGATTCTTATCTAATCCCATCAATATCTGTTGTGAAGAAGATCCACTTAATGCCCTGAAATCAGGATTGTTTTCAGATACCATTTTCTTGTTAAGATCCGTACATCTAATCCACTTTCCTGTATTAAGGAACTCTTGTTTGATAACATAAAGTCCAGCATTATACAGGTTCTTTGACAAGAAACAGATACGATCTAACATCTTATATCTCCTATCACCTTGGGTAATTATATGTTGTTCTACCAAATACATGCTGCAAATATAAATAGAATATTTTAAATACGCTATTTATATTTTACGATCTTAACAGAATCTCCGATATTGTATTCCCCTTGGTGTCCAACGAATTTTATAAACCTATTATTTTTAAATATTGAAACTCTTCCGTCTTCACCATAATACATCACATATCCATCCTGTAAAGGACATAGATCATATATAACCCATCCTTCATTAACCTGATCATCATGCGAACATGATGATAACACAAGTGCCATCAATAAAACAAAATACCTCATATTGTTTTCAAAATAAAAATTTGTAATCATCATAGTACAGCTCGGAAAGAACATCTTCTACGTACCCATCTAAGTAATTCATGATCGTTCCTCCTTATTTTTAGATTCTGCCTCTTCGAGTATGCTAATTACCTTATCGACAATATTCGAATCAGACATTTTCTCAATAAAAACATCCATCGCCTTAGTTATGTCATTGGCTTCTTTTTCCTCAAGAGCTATTTCCCCACCGGTAATAGCATCAGATAATGATGTAGATAAGTGTCTTATCTTATCAATGCTCATAAACGTAAATGGATTACCACCTTGACCCCCACCCATTTCTTTCATGATCTGATATCCACCTGAGATAAGTCTGCCTGATGTCGTGGCCAAGGAGGATACGATTCGGGACAGTACCGCCGCTTCCGTCCACTCCTCGGACACACCCCTCGACCACACGGCTGCCCTTATAGCGCCGGCCAGGTCGTCTATGTATGGCATGAGGCAATCCTCCATCGCTTGTGTTATATCAGCTATAACCTCACTACGCTCTTTATTTATGTAGTAGATAGAAGCATTGTACCTCTTTATCTCTTTGTCCATATCATTTAAAAGACGCTTGATATTGTGCTTATACATAGGACTGGTTTTAATTATTTCCTTTAGTTTAAGAATGTAATTATAAGCCTGGTCGTTTACGAATAACGTCATGGTCTCAACCGTTGAATGAAGCGTGTTAAGACTGTTAAGAATCTTATCGAAATTGTTTATCAAATAAGCTTTCCTGGCTTTTGCCGCGTAATTAATCATCGCATTTAAATTTTAGATTTTCAAGTTCATTCAATTGTTTCTTAGTAGACTCGATCAGGTACGCTCTCCGTTCCTCTGCATGTTTTAAAGCTTCTTCTTTGCTCTCAAAAGCATCCATTCCTATTTCATAAGGAGTGAACCTATCAGGGATGTTGGCTAACAAAAGACCGCCGTACTCTTCTATTTTAGCTTTTACTTTTCTTATTATACCGTCTCTCAGGCACGCATCCGTAACCCATATAAATCTATCACATTCTTCTAATTCCCTTTCGTACAATTCATACCATTTCGGCTTAGGGAATCTTAATGTGAATCTAATTTCGGTATCTTTCTCTAAGACATTAATATCATACGCCTCCGGCCACAGTTCTTTTATACTGTCTTCGTCTTCAGCATACGCCACCAATACAAATGAATTACTGGATTCTGCGCTACACCAATACGGGTATTTTATAGGCCATTTGACTGGACGGTAATCATTGTCACAGTCATCCTTTCTAATGTGAAATCTTGCTCTGATCATATTATTCTACTTTTTTGATTTCGCTCAAATCGTCTTCATACACCAAATAAGATCCTCTTCCAGGTCTTCCTTCTTTATTGGGTGCCTGGATCGTAAATATAACTGTTCCAGTACTCATGATTTGAACGCTCTTGAAGAAACCAACAAGAGATTCTTTCGAACGTTTGTAAAGAACGCTCACTTTATCTCCCTTCTTGAATCCATAAACAGAATCGAAATAATCCTTTTTAATTCTTTCAATATTACTTCTGTGTTTGTCCATTGCTTCAAACTCGTCGTCTAACAGACGAATCATTTGTTCTTTTGTCATTTCTTTTCCTCCTTATTCAATGGTATTAATCCTTTTCCGTGCTTATCATACCACAGCATAGCTATACAATTCCACGCACATTGTGCAAGATGAAAACACCCTGTATCTGAGTCTATTCTTTCTCCTTTCATGTATTCCATTAGGTGTCGAAATATTGCAGCACGATACCGTTCAATGCCATTGTCAAGATTCTGCCAAGTATTAGGACCGTACTTTTTGGCTCCGGCATGATAGACTTTTACAATGTCCTCAATCTCTTCCATTGGAAGCAAATCCCATCGTAGTTTATCATCAATGATGTCATTTTTCACCGATTTGTTTTCTATGGGGTCTTTGGTAAGAATAATATCCATAATATCCGTTTCTATGACGAACGTCTCCCCATTACAACAAACCTCAGCATATTTATCATTTACTTCTATGTCTGATACTGCCTCCGCTATAGCTCCTTTGGCTATTTTAAATTCTGCACTGATTATATCATCTTTCAATATGCGAAAAATAGATCCTTTTGGATAAAGGATATTTTTAGTATTATCATCCATCTTTTCCATTGCTTTATCGTTGTTTTACCTCATTTCGATAGCAATATAATCCATCTTCGTCTTATACCCTATCATTTCTGTTTTTCTCAAAATACTGTTTTACGGCTTCAATCGCCTTATCGTCATCAAAAGCCTCTACAAACCCCTCATAGAATCTATTTCGCTCCATAGAGAACGTATTGCTTCCATCCGGAATGGTTCTGAACACAACTACCTTCTCTCCATCTACGTTCGTTCCTATGATGTTGTTATGGAGAATAATAGAATACCGCCCAGAGTTTTTGTTCTGGACGACACTATGTTCGAGATTGTAGAGTCTAAGTAGTTCTCTTATTTCTTTTACTCCCATGTTATGAAAAATATTAAATTCAATAAAATCTATTATGTTTCTTTATAAGTTTCCGGATATATTCATTTTGTAAAATACATTCGTAATCCTTACCGGGTTAAACAATAACCCTCTATCGATTATCCTACGAATTGATTCACAGGAATCACCGACTACTTTTCTCATAATGTTTAATGCTCCATTTATGTCTGCATTTATGAGTTTTCCTACCGAGGATTGAAACAATCCTCGGTTCTTCCTCTTTCCTAAATAGTTTTCATGTTTTCCTATCTTCTCAAATGCTAATGAATCACATTTTGAAGTATATGACTCTTCATGAATAACTATTTCAATACCAGCTAATTCACATTTATATTCTAAGTAACTCACCAATCTCGCAAAAGGGATTTGTGTGAATTTCTGGTTATTCCTTTTTCCCATATTCACATTCTGTTTCCATCCCTTGTTATAGCCTACAACTAATTTTGTTATCTTAGAATCGACAAGCAAATCAACTATCTTTCTACTGATTTTATGAAAGACATCTTCTATGTACTGTTCCCTATCATAATATAATTTCTTTATTCGCTTTGTTATTCCTTTTATCTTTTGTAAATCCTTGATACTATTTAATTTAGCAAGTGTTTTATTAAATAATTGATTGTATGATTTAACAAATTTACCACTAAACAAAACAGTAAAATCCTCACTTACTAATGTTGCAAGATTATCAATCCCTAAATCGATTGAAGCAACTTTCTCTTCCCTACATTTAGATACTCCAGTATCTTTTACCTCATAAATGATTTCTATTTTATATCCACACGCTAATGGTTTTATTCTAATCTGTTTGAAATCTTTTATCAAATCAGAATACTTTTCATATTGAGGAATACTTATTGAAATATCTTTTGATAGGATTATTTTTCCATCTTTTATTTTGCAACTCTGATTCGTGTAATACAAATTAAATTCAGATCCTCTTTTTCTATAACTTGGAAGGCCTGGTTTTTCCCTATACTTATTATAATTTTTCTTGTAATCTTGGACCGATTTGTAGTAACCTTTAATGTTTTTATCAAGAATACGAAGAATTTGTTGTGAACATTGCGCCTTTAATAATTTGTAATTAATATCTCCATCCAAATTCTTGGTATTTTTCATGATAGCATCAAGTTCAAAATAGGACAACCACTTATCTTCTTTAGAAAGTGTTTCTCTGAAAATATACAATGCCTGATTGTACAAGTTGTTGCTAATCTTGCATAAAGATGATATATTTTCATTTTGTCCTATGTTAAACTTATATACTAATCTCATGATTTTTAATACATTAAATGCTATTTACAAACCATACATCTAAGATACATATTCCATTTATATTACAGAATAGAATCAATTATTTTTAATGTTATTTTACATTATATTATTTTACGTTTTTAGAAGTTACAGCCTCTTCTCCCCATTTCTTTACATATATAGATCTCATCATGTTCATTAAATTAGAGAAAGAAGAGATGGTTCCCATCTCTATGCAGAATGCAAGATTAGACTGTAGGGTTTCAAGTTCTTTCAACTGCTCCTGTGTAGCCCTATTTCTTATCATGCTTTCATGCTCATTAAATACAATCCAATTTAAGCCTTTAGCCATCTTGGAGTAATCGGCATCCGGAAATCTTGATATAGCTCTTGATAGGACATTGTATTTATCACCTGCCTCTATTCGGTTTAAGATAAGCTTATCTGTTAACCACGTAACAACCTCAGCATACAACATAGGGTTTAGTTCCATAGCTACAAGCACCCATATATATGGATTACACATAGTTCTCCTATTCTCTCCTCTACCCATTGTCTTATAAGCTCCCATTTTTTTCATCACTTTTATAAGTGACTCTTTTTCAACAGATTGTATAAAACCAGGAAATCCTGATTCTATCTTATATCCTTGTTTTTCAAGGATATAGTAAACACGTTCCGCACTCTCCTTATTAGATAGGATATTCTCTATTCTCTTTTCATTCCACCCCATCTCAACCCTCTTCTTCGTATAGGCTTCCTGAAGGTCTGTTAAGGACATAAACGAAGTTTTAGTGTCCTGCTTAATTATTACGCCAAATAATTCTCGGTCTTTTGATACCATTGTAACATTTGTTTTCATAAAATATAACACATAAAAAAATAATACGATACAAAAATATGTATCGTATTATATCTATACAAATATATTGTGTTAAATTTTATGGTTGTATTTTTATATTATGCGCCTATGGCTGCCTCTAAATTTCCTATAATATCAGTTTCTATCTCATCGATTTTATCATCAATGGTTGAAACCGCATTCTCTAAATCCCCTACAATACTTTCCATATCATCAACAACCGCCTCCATATTAGCTACAGCCTCATCTGATTGATAATATCTTTCTGTATCTTGTAACGACTCCGGCATATTGTCTCTTGCTTCTGTCTCCTCGTCTAAAATCATATCAACATCATCCTTGGCTGAATCCAGATTATGCCTGACCTCTGACAGCTTTGATTTGATAAACTCAAGATCTGTTTTATGCTTTTCCAAATTGGAAATAATATCCTCTATTTTCTTACGTCTTTTGCTGTTCATGCTTTTATCCTATTATAATATTCGATAATCTTTTCTTTCCTATCTCCCGGTTTTACCGCCATATTCTCAGCCAAGAACCTAAAATACGACACCGGTATGTCCTTGAATCTAATTCCTTCATATTTTCCAAACCACATTATTATACTGTCAAGATCGTCTTCTCTCCTACCATCTCCATTCACAGATTTAATCGAGGCTGCCCGACGAAGGATCTCGTCTTTGGTAATAATATCACCCATCCTTATATTAGACAGAAGTTGATCGCCGGCAAACATACACCAGCCCTTAGAAGGGAATTGCTCGATTGTCAGGTCTTCTATCCGACCAAAGCGCCTCATGTTGTCGCAGCAGTCAACTATCAGCGCCTCTTTCTTGTCAGGATGGATGCGGACGCACCTGCCGAGCACCTGGTAATATGTTGAATATGAGAATGTTGGTCGTCCAAACATCACACAATCAAGTTCGGGAAAATCAAATCCGGTAGCAAGCGTTGAATAATTAAAAACCACCTTCAACTTACCTTCTTTGAAATCGGATATGATTTGCTCTCTTTTCTTTTTGGTTGTTAGCGATGTTACGACACCGGTTATGGCTCCCATCCTGGCATTCATGAACTCTGATATTCTATTACATGATTCGATAGAATCCATGCAAACCAAAATAGCTTTACGCTCGTTCATAAGTTGAAGAAGGCGCTTGTAGATAGAGTTGTTTAAGCCGTTTCGTACAATACTTTCTTTAATAGATTCGTTGGTGTATTCAGCTCCGGTACTGTTTAACATCAGAGCCGATTCATCAAACGACCATCGTTCGTACTTAAGAGGGCACCAAAATCCCTGAGAAGTTAGCTCTTGTATTTGAGTCACATGAACTATCTTCTTAAAGAAATTATGCTCGTCTTTCGTCAGCATATTAAGTTTGCTGTAGTTTCCTTCCAGCATGGAGCTGTAGGTCCGGAGGCGGCAGGGCGTGGCGGTGAAGCCCAGCACCTTCGCCTCTGGGAACCTGTTCATAAACTCCATAAATTCAGAACCTTCTTCAGGAGAATATCCTGAATGACATTCGTCTATCAATAAGGTATCTATCCCTATATCCTTCAACCTCGCTACATCTTTCTTTATGCTCTTTAATGTTGCATAAGTCATAGCCGACAGCTCCTTTATACCACATGAAGCAGAATATATAGTAGGTTTAGAACCGAATGATACGGCCTTTGCATAATTCTGCTCCAGAATCTCTTTTGAGGGCTGTAATACTAATGTCGGTCTATTTATTTCATGTGCTATCTTGGATATCAGAAGGCTCTTTCCACATCCGCATGGGGCTACGATTATGCCAGGCTTCTTAGATCTTCCTGTAAGAAACTTAAGCCCGGCATCTACTGCCTCTTTTTGGTAAGGTCTAAGTTCAAAGCCCATCACAATCTATTATATTATTTTTTGAAAGTTCTATTATCGCCTCTTTCAACATCTCCCTTGCTTTATTCTCATTATCTTCAAACAGGCATACACTGCATGTAGCACCTTTGGAGGGGTAGTCTCTGTAGGCTTCTGCTCTTTCTACAACGTACTCACAACAATAGTCGTGACTCATGTCTTTTGCTATACTTATAAAATGATCTTCTCCATCCATCAACACACAATATTCAGCATCGTTTTCGCATGCAATAACACCTTTGTTTTTTAAAATGGATAGCACTTTGTTTCCAAAAAGTCCAATATAGACCCATATATCTTTCCCTGCATTTTTGTAAAAAATATCCATTCCTTCTTTGATTGTGACTTTCTTTTCCATAATCCCTTATTTTATATCAGTAATTAAAACATATATTTTAGCAATATCTTCAAGACTCACAGAAGAACGTATATATAGTTTTTCTTCGTACTCATATAGAGCGTACCCTTCTTTTACGTCTAATATCTTAATCACATGCTTGCCTCTTTCAAATGGATCCTCAAAGTAGTTCTTATGTTCGTATCTTTGACCGACTTTTATTTTGTCAGTTTTCTTCTTCATCTTATAACGATCTACTGCTCTACCTGTTTTTATGAAAGCTGTCGTGAGTAAGTATAATAAAACTAAATACAAAAGGATCGCTACTCCACATATTAGATCTTCTTTCATTGGACTCCCTTTAAGTAGTTAAACCATATATCCTCCAGCTTCTCCTGAAGCTCAAATGCTTTCTTAAAATTCCCGCATCTTACAGCAACGTCTCTCATGTATGTCAAGTTTATAACTTCCGGATCTTGCCGGTATTTTGTTCTTAACTTTTGAACATCCTCGTATTTCATCGCTTTATCTTTTTAGACGGATCCCAATCTGAAGAGAAAGGGCATTCGTTTTTGTTATGTAATCCAAAGTCACAATAATAACACAGTGCCGACGGGCAGGGTAGCTTGTTTTGCGAAACAGGCTGGCTTAGGGTGGCACGCCGCTTGCTATACCTGGCTCCTTCTGCTCCCTGGATGTACGCTTGAAATGATTTTACACTATTATCTTCAAAATCATACATTTTAGATAAAGTGTCATTTAGCATCTCTATAGATTTTGTTTTACGTTCCTCATCCACCTTAACCTTTTGGTACTGCCTGGTTCTGGTAAAGAAATAGATGTTCATATCTGGTAGAACCCCACCATATTTTCTATAGATGTAAAACGAATATATAGGATGCTGTAAATTCGTTTCCAACTTCTTAGAATCAAAAACCTTATTCCCTGATTTCCAATCTATGACATAATGGTGAATTACGTTCTTGCTCTTTATAGCCAGATGAAGGTCTACTGATCCTACTATGTACACATGGGTATGAATTACCCCATTTATGTCAACTGGCTTAGGAAGGCGGTACGGTAGCACAAAATCTTCTTCGACTCCAACTATAGCGCCGTGTCTGATAAGTTTCTCACAAGGATTAAGATCACTATCAGCTATCATAAACCTATTGCCGTCTTTTTTAAACAGATCCACAATCCAAGCAAGAAGCTCCCCAGATTGTTTCATGGCTATCATCATATTTTCCGGTGATTGCCAAGGTATGTCTTCTTGGTAAGCATAGTAACTTATTGCTTCTCCAAGGTCTTTGCCAGAAGGCTGCCTTCCGTTCTTGAAGAAGTATTCCAGTGTCTTATGAATAACCGTACCATAAGACGTAGCTTCTTGTTTTTCTGTAGACCTTTTGCCCTCTACGTAAGTCTTATACCATTTCATTGGACAAGTAAGAAACGTATCTATCTGGGAATAAGAAATGGCAAGACGTTTCACACCATTAAACTCCTTATATAGCAAATGCGTTTCCGGGACCATCATAAGCTATCGTCTTTAAATCCTTCTGGGTAATATACAACATATTTCTTGCCATCCTCCGGCGTCATGGCGAATTGCATGTAGTTATTACGATTACGATGTTTGCCATCCAATCCTCGTTTCCAATACAGTATCCCGTCTATATCCACATAAGATCGGCCTCGGTCGGCTCTAACTACGTCCGTGTGCAGCAGATACCCGTCGGAAGACACGATCCACACTTTATCCCCTTTGTTTAAATAGGATATTCTTTTTCTTACAACAACCTTTTTCTTATTATCTAATGCAAATTCCTCATCAGTCATACTCTTCATCCTCCTCTTCTTCTGTTTCAAAATCAATTCCATAACACTGATCATAATGCTTGGTCAGTTCTTCTGGTTCTAAATCTTGTCCAAAATCCATGTTAAAAATATTGTAATTAGTAAAGCACTGTCCCTGCCGGCAGGAAATCTATAAATGCTGCTTTTGCTTCTTCAATTAGGCCCAAGTGTAACCTTGGGCCATTGTATTTATTTTTTGTCATCTCCTTTTAACTTCTTTAAAGTATCTGCAATCGGAAGCTGATCAATGATTCCCAATGCCGGAGCAACGGCCTTAACAACATTGTTAAGGAAATTACCGGTGCTGTTCTGACCGCCGTCAAATACCGTGATATTTCCGAGATTGATGTGCTCGAACGCCTTAACCTGTTCTCCAGCAATTTCTTTCCACTGATTAACCATCTTGTACTGGATGGCGATCTGAGGATTGGATTCTGCTGCTTCCACCATAGCCTTAAATCCGTCGGCTTCTGCCATCAACGACTTTTTCTTACCTTCGGCTTCCGCTTCCAGCTTCATCTGAATAGCTTTTGCTTCCGCCTCTGCTTTTGCCAAATGTGCTGCTGCTTCAGCATCGGCCCGGCGTTTGATCTTCTCGGCCTCGGCATCAGCTTGCAACATAGCCTCCTGCTTCTGAATTTCAGCCGGCACAATCTTTTCAGCTTTAAGCGCAGCTTGAACCTTCTTAGCTTTAGCTTCTTCCACTTCTTTATCAGCAAGCTCTTTTGCCGTTTTCACAGCCGCTTCCGATTTAACTTTCTCTTCTCCGGCTTTCTTTTCTGATTGAGCTTTGATAACCTGCAATTCTGATTCTGATACAGCAACCTCTTTCTGGGCATTGTTGTAGCCTACAGAAGCATTTTTCTCAGCCTCAGCTTTCTTAATCTGAGCTTCAGAGTCTTGTATTGCTATAGCTGCTTGTTTGTCAGCTTCAGCTTTATTCTTTCCAACTTCTTCCATTCTTTCGGCTTCAGCTTTGTTTACTTCAAGTTCCGCCTTAGATCTTGCAATCGCTGATTCCTTGTCAGCCAAAGTCTTTGCTATAGCCGCAGCCCTATCTCTATCGGCTTGAGCTACACCGATCTGTTTTTCTTTATCGGTTAAAGCCAAAGCTACTTCTTTTTCTTTCTTTGTTTCAGCTACTACCGTTTCTTTTTCTTTTTCAGTATAGGCAATTTGAATCTCTTGCTCTTTTTGGGTATTAGCTACAGCCGTTTCTTTTTCCTTCTGTTGTACAGCAATCTTAATAGCACCCAGCTTTTCCTGTTCTTCGATATTAGCCTGTGCTTCGTTCAGAGCCTTGCTTTCAGCCTCTTTACCAAGATTCATGATGTAGCCGGCTTCATCTCTGATGTCACTGATGTTAATGTTCAAAAGATAAAGACCCAATTTATTAAGTTCGTTATCAATGTTTTTTCTTGCCTTATCCAAAAACTCATCCCTATCAGAATTAAGTTTTTCGATTGTCATTTCGGCAATAATCAAACGCATCTGACCGTAAACGATGTCTGTAATAAGATTTTCAGTAGATTCGGTATCCATCCCCAAAAGTCTTTCTGCTGCATTTTGCATGATTTCAGGATTTGTACTGATAGCTACTGTAATAGTTGTAGGCACATCTACTCTAATATTCTGAGATGACAAAGCACCGGTAAGCCTACAATCTATTTGCATAGGCTCCATAGATAAAATATCATAGCTTTGGATAATAGGCAACACGAATGCTGCTCCACCATGATATAATTTCGCCGATTTCTTCTCTCCACCTGTCTTACCATAAACGACCAAGACCTGATTAGGCTTACATCTACGATACCTTGATAAGACTCCGATGATTGTCAAAATAATCACTACAGCTAAGATGGCCGACACGTACATAATTGTTGTCATAACTTTTAAAATTTAATTGTTGATAAAAAAATTAGATAATTAATTCTCCTTCTTCGTATTTTATATTCACCTTGTCACCGTTTTTGTAAGTTTTTCCAGACAAGCATCTTACTCTCATTTGCTCCTGTCTTCCATTTTTCGAAATATTTACCATATAATGATTCTTCCCTGATCTAAACACTATCTCCACCTCTCTGCCATTTAAATCTTCCGGACATTCGTACACCATTTCTTGCTTTAACTTAAGAAGTAACTTATATACGTAAAACAAAACGATAAAGAAAAACGACCCTATCACAACCCCTACTAAATGGGAACCCGAAAAGTAGGTAGTCCAGCTATATCCAAGAATAAAATGTGTTATGCCCTTGAATGATATGATGTCCGACAAAGACATACTTAAATCAGAAGCATCATCAATATCAATATCCGTATCCAGATCAGATCCTAATATCGACAACAAAAACTGTATAACAAAAGCAAATGACGCTATTAAAGCCATGCATAAAATTATGTCACTTCCCATATCCTTCTGTTATTATTTTGTAAACAAGATCAGTCATATCTTTGATGGTCTCCATATCATAATCATTAATAACAATATTGAATTTTTGTTCCACCATCATTTCCAGTTCAATTTGATCGATAGAATCTAATCCAAGTTCTTTAAACGTCACATCTTCTTCATGAACTATATCTATTTCCGAATTAAGAAACTGAGTAATAATTATATCCTCTATTATCTTTCTGATTCTTACTTTTTCCATTGCTTTCTAATTTTGTTAAATAAATACGTTTTTATGTTTTTCAATCGCTCTTTGTCTGTTTCAGAACTTCCGGTAAACAAATAATCCGGATTGCCTTTAGCCGGCGGCGTAGGCAATTTAGATACGGCAAACAACCAATCCATTTCCTTATTCTTCTTAAACTCCAAATAAGGCTCGGTAGCGATCTTAAATTTTTCAGCTATTAAGTCAAAGAGCTTTGAATTTTTAAGGTTCATATGGACCGAAAAGGCCTGAGAAGGCGGTTTCCATATGAAGTTACATAAGCTCATTGTATAATCTCCTGACTCTGCTATATAAGATTCCGTTACCTGAAGTATGACCTCTTTCTTGAATGAGGTGTTACCCATAAACCAACACAACCTGGATTCCGCTTCTTTTCTGCTGACACCTATGTCTTTTGAATACGATTCGTACATTCCTATCATAATCTTCAACGTTTCCAGAACCTCGTCTGTCATCTCCGGTGTCTCTATATAATTCACAAAAGACGTTCCTTTGTTGGTCAATCTCATCACGCCTGATTTTAATTTCTCAACCAGGCCAAGCTCTATATACCTCCCAGCATCTTTTTCCAGCATGGCTTCGATCATAACCGTATCCTTCTGTCTTATAGCAAGAAGATTAGCCAGATCATTAGGAGTCATGTCTGATGCTGCAAGTTGTCTGAAATTGATGTACATGCCTAATCAGCTTTAATAAAAATAACATCCTTACCATCCTCCCTCTCTACGTGATTACACGGGCCTGCGACTACATCTACCGACCCGCATGTAATGTGGTCATTAAATATACATCCTTCACATCCTAAGTCTGGCTCTGGAGCATCCACACATTTTAATCTCACAAGTCCGGCATCAAACACTTCTCCTACTTTAAATTCCTTCTTTTCCATATTTCCTCCTTGTTTTTAACTGTTGTACCCTTCTTTGATAATCGAATTTCTACCGGTAGACACCGACTGACGGAGATCATCATGTACAGAATCTACCGTAGAATACTTGTTTCTGGTTGTAAAAATAACTTCCAGCATCTCCTTGTAATCACCTAAAGCCACTTCGTATCTTGGATCCACTTTGGCTTTTCTTTCAGCCTCGGCATTACTTTTAGCCAGCTCTCGGTCGAGAAGGTCTTCTTTGATCCGGTCAGCAATCATATCAAGTTCTTTTTTTATAACTTCTCCTGCTGCCCGAAGTTGACCTTCTACGTCGCCAAGCTGATCTTGGACGGTTCCTATTTCTTTCTTTAGGCGATCGTATTCGTTAATCATACCCATATCACCTGCATAGCCGGAAAAGTCCTTGATTATTCTGGTTCCTTCTTTAAGGAGTTCAATAACTCGTCTTTTACGTTCTCTGCTTATTAAAGACGGAAGACGATAATTCATATCCGCCACCGCCTTATCATGTATGGAGTTGATTAAAAACATCTCTCTTTCATCCCCTGCAAACTCAGTAAGAACCAAAAGGAACTTACTTATCAGGTATTCGTTTTCTTCTACTGTTAGTCTCATGGTTCTTATTTTTTTTTAATACAATGACTGTTCTTCCTTTGTCTCTTGTTCTTGATCTTGATTGTTCGTAACGTCTTCCACAGTATAGAGCTTGGGCGGCGTCGGCGGCTGGTTGGGGTTCACGAACTTCGTCCCGCCCTCCCCGTACATCCATCCATGTCCCGGCAGTATCTCTGGGTGGATTGTATTAGTAAGCTCTTCCATACTAACTTGCCTTACCTTCAGTATATGATGAAACACCAGTCCGGCTGTCCTGAATGATGTTTTGTTTTCAGTTTTAAACCTATCAAGAGTCTGATACCAATCTTTCCCAAATATCATATACTTATCCAGCCCGTACCTACGAGGATTGTGCAAGCCTATCATTAACGTACATAACTGACCCAGCGTATCAGACTGGTAAAAATCAGAAAGACGCGGAGGCTGCTCTTGTGGGCTTTTTATCCTTCCTTCTATTTCTCTGTTGAATTGGGATATGATGAGGAAAAATATGTTTTTATATACTAATTTAGCTTCGTTCATAACCGCCACCAAATCATCTATAGCCGACTTAGGATCTAATCCCATTCTTTTTATCAAAGCAATATGATCGACTTTAAATATTATAAGACGTTTGTCTTTATGTTTGGTAGCTATATGATACACAGCCGCCTCAAACTCTTTTACCGTACACGGAGCATCGATGTATATTATATTATTTCTGATTTCACCTTGAAGGATTTCAAACATCCTCATCTCTTCTACTGTATTAGAATCTTGCCTTCTTAATATTTCAGGAGCCCGCTTTTTCATATCCTGGCTCATTCTGCGAAGAAGAAGATCTTGAGGATTCATTTCGAACTCGCAATTAACAAGAAAATAATCTTCTGCTTGCGGGTTGATCATCGGATTCATCACATTTTCCAATATCTTTTGGGCCACATACGATTTACCTACAGATGGCCGGGCTCCTATGGCAATAGCATGCTGAGGGAAAATACCTCCAAGCAAAGCCTCATCAATATAATCGTATCCGGTTTTAGCGGGGATAAGCTCTCCCCGCCTGTATTTCAAGATATTCTCATACGCCTCTTCCATAACTTGTTTAGAGGTCTTGAATATCCTTCTTATATCTATCCTATTTGCTATCTCCTCTTGCATTTTTGTCACCTTTCGTATCCGACTTGGATCCCCTATTAGCTTTTACTGATTTATACCTAAGACCGTTCTTGGTATGAGAACAATCCTTGCCTTTCCTCCAGCCCTTGCCCTTCTTCTTGTCCGTTTCGTAGTTTTTACGACCAAGCTCCCGGCGTTTGGCTTTCTGTTCCGGTCTGGCATTTATCTCCTTGTCCTTTTTAGCCTTTTTCTTCCTGGCTTCTGGATGAGTCCTGTAGTACTCTGTTGATCTGCCCATGTGCTTATATTTTTTTTGATTAATAATAGCACAAAGATAGGCAATTCGCGCCCTATTTCAACCTGCCGTAGCTCATATCAGGATCACACCAGACATACCCATCTTTCTCATCATGGAGATACTCAGGACATCCTCTACATGCGCTACTTCCTGACACTATTTGATTGTTCTTATTAGGGCACTTATCTCCAGGCTTATGCCATTCTATTCTCGAACCTGATCGTTCTTTGTTTACATGACAGAACTGAAAGACTTTTCCCATCGTCTTCTCGCCAAACATACCTATATGTGTGTACTCTTCCGGTATAGATAGAAATTCAGATAAATCTTTATACATCCTTTCCCGTTCCTCCGGCGTAGACCATAATCTGTCAAGTTCGGCATGGACTCTTATCTTAAGAGACCTCAGTGATGGCCCCGCAAGCCGGCCTTTAGCTTTTCCCTTATTCGGCCCTGATTCATGAACACCGACATAAGCGTTGCATGGTTTGCACATCATAACCATCCCTAAGCCTTTTCTGCTATATATTTTATCGGCATTTACCAGCTCAGTTTCTCTTCCGCAATAAGGACAAATTTCGCCTCTTAAAACCCGTTGTTGGCGCTCATTAAGTTCCATACCCTATTCTTTTGTTTTTCTTTAAACTTTTCATACAAACTGCTTTCAGTTTCCATTTCTGAGATCTCTACCTCTACGTCCTCTCTTTTGAAAATTACTTTCTTGGCTGTCGGATACGCACATTTAGAGATACGAATAGCATTACGAATAGCGTAAACAAAATACGTTTCTGGTGACGATTCGATCACCACTACCTCATTTAAAGTATTTTTATAATTTTCCATATTATCTGCTTGCTTCAATTATATAACCCGGATGATCTTCACACGCCTCTTTGTATTTGATAAGAAACTTAAGAAATGAATCATAAGACCCCCATCCGTTTTC